ATACCGGAGCTCGAAGGGCTTCTCGTCCTTGACCATCCACTCGGTCCAGTCCACGATCACGTAGGTGCCGGCGCGATCCACAAAGACGAGGTCGTAGGTGCCCGCGAGGGTGAAGCTCCCCCGCTCGAGACTGAAAGCTTCGTCAACAACGACTGGACGGATCTGTCCATTGAGCCGACGTGAGGTGATCTTGTTGATCACCGTTGCTCCGCGCAAGAGCATCTTCTCTTCAGGGCTCATCATGGCATTGAGGAAGGACGCGTTGTGCTTTTCGAACTGCCGGGTCGTTTGAATCGACACTTCCCAGAGCGTTGACCAGAGCCGGCGCACCTGAGCCTCGGTTAGTAGATTGCCCTCGAGCATCTCCGCATAGTAACGGACCAAAAGCGTGCGCATCCGACTCCGATAGTCGCGCTCGATCTGGGTGCCAGGCGTATCGAGCTTGCGCCGGCGCTCTCGTTCGGGACACTGCCGGAAGGTATCCAGCTCCCCGACTGAGATGACCGTGCGCATCTTAGCTCTTCTTCTGAGCTTCCGCTTCCTTGATTGCTTCAGCCATCAAGCGCTGGTACTCTTCGAACTCGCGACGTGTTTGCTCTTCACGAGCAGCGATCTTCGCGAGGACCTCAGGGTCCGTCTCTTCTTCGTACTTGCTGAGGTTCTCAGGCAAGTTCGGAGGCAGCCCTTCTTTCTTCACTTGGTCGAGCGGCTTCTCGCCAGGCTTGAACCGGTAGGGATCGGGACGTGGCAAAGGTGTCACCCGTGGATCTTTAGTATCGCCTTCATTGAAGAGCTTGGCTTCCGCTTCTTCGCGTTCGGTTGGATCCATCGCCGCAAGGCGCATCTTCTCACGCTCGAGGATCTTCTCCTGAGCTTTGCTTGCGCATGTGAAGTGCGTCTCATGCTGGACCTGCGAGAAGTAATCGTACCGGTCATCTGGCTTATCGAAGGGGCCCGCCGAGCTAATCGGACGACCACAGACCTTACAGAGGGTCACGTGGTTGGGATCTCCGACGAATTGGTTACCGCCCGGCCCTGTGGTGAGCTTACTCATCGCCGTTAGCTCACTTGCGCTATAGGAAGGTGCTACCTTTGGCGTCACAGGAGGGCGGCCGCCAGTCGACTTAAACCCATTACTCTTTGGCATATAAACCTATTGCCTTCGGGGTTATTTCTTCTTACGGACGGTGCCGGTTCCCTTAGCGGATGTCGTCGGCCCAGTCGTCTTCGTACCCGTCGCATTGCTCCCAGATTTGTAGCCCTTGCGACGAGTATCATTGGCAGCCACGGCTCCGCCATCGGTATCCTTGCCGGACACCTTGCTCACCTTCGTGCCGGTCTGTCCGACCTTCATCATGCCAGCAGATCCGCCATGAGAAGGACTGGACGCAGGACCAGACCCACGGCGGTTATTGATCCCGCCCTTGGTTGCCGGCGGCGCCTTGTCGAGACCGTCAGCGCGTTTTTCGTCCACTACTTGGGCTTCTTCTTGAGCGTCCCGGTCTTGCCGGCACTGGTCGTGGGGCCGGGATCCTTGGTACCAGTTTTGCCACCGGAACCAAAGGACTTCTGTCCGCGCGAGACCTTACCAGCATCAGGCGTAAGGCCTGGAGGAACCTTGCCGCCGCCCGGGCCAGCCTTACCAGAGGTATCCTTACCGGCGGGGCCAGACTTGCGTGGGGACTGGGATGGGCCCGTTCCCTTGGTCTTCTTATCGGCTTCGTATGTCATGCGCTTTCTCCCTATGGGAGCTGATTTCTTACGGCGAGCTCGCTCGGGAGCGGGCGCCTCAACAACTTCTGGTTTTGGCATCTCTGCAAGCCCAAGCGCAAAGGAAAGAGTCTCCCAGATCTGCTTGGTGCTCGCTAGGAATTCCTTCATTTGGCCTTCTTCTTTTTCCCTGTTTTCTTGCGAAGGGGTGCACCCGGCACCAAGGGTTTCTCAGGGGCTTGCTTTGGGTCCTTACCAGCTGGTAACTTTGCCTCGTCCACTACTTCTTCTTCCCTAGCATCTTGTTCGCTCTCGCCCTGATCTTTGCTTTCTGATCGGAGCTCAAACCCTTTGCCTTTGGGAGCATTTGCAACGCCAGTCTCGCGTGTTTAGCGTCTGGCATTGGAAATCGACCCGTGGGATAGTCCTTTGAGGGCTTGACCGTTGCGGACTTCTTGCGTGCAGCCGGCCCGAGGGGCTTGCCTTCCTCCACTTCCTCATCGACGGGAAGGTCCTCGTCGTAGTAAAAGTCCTGGAGGGCCATAGCTACTTGCTCTTCTTGGCGCCTGAAGTCTTCTGGGTCTTCTTGTTGGCATCAGCCTTGGAAGCGGACTTCGGCTTGTTGTCGAAGGCTGCTTTCCCACCGCCAAGCAGGCCGCCGGGAGCGCCGTCGGGCATATTGGCTAAGGGGTTCTTCTTGTCAGCCTTTTTCTTTGCTGCTTCAGTCTGAAACGTCAACTTGTCCATTTAGTTTACCTCGTTTGAGCTTACAAGTCTACCTACTTACAGGTACTAGCTGAGGGAAGTCGCGTACTGCATGGCTCGGTCGGGGGGAGCTTCGACCATCCAGCCCATCTCGGTGAACTGTTCCATGAACATCCGCCCCTTGAACTCCGAGACCTTGCTCTTCGCGAAGTGGATCTCGAGCACCGACCCGGGCTCTGTTTGCCCATCCCGTTGGAAGAAGATCCGGGGATTGGGTTTCCCCACCCCGACCTCCGAGTACAGCAAGAAGACCGTCCGGGCCTTGTACTTCCACTTGCGGGATCCGAGGATGTCATCGAGGATCGGCCGGCGCTGGTTGTTCTTCTTGAGCTCGGCGGTCCCGAGGAAGACGATCTGCTCTTCCTTGGCCAGGCGATCCACCTGGATCGCGACCTGCTCGGTGCGCTCGTTGAGGTCGCTATTGCCCGCTTCGATTTCCACATCGTGGAAATTATCGATGCAGACAACGAGCTTCATGTCCTCTGGTAAGGTGCTCTTAAAAGCTTTGATGTCGTCGCGGATCCGGGACCACTCCGCGGACTCAAGCGTATCGATCCCGATGAAGGAGAACTGACGGAGGTAATCCCCCCGCAGAAACTTCTTGTACATCTCTTCCCCGCGCGCAACAATACGCTTCGCTTCTTTATGCCGGGGGTCGAGGTCATCCCACTTCGCTTCAAAGGCCTCGGGCTTGTGGACCGCATTGATCGGTACCTTGGCAGCCTGAGCGAGGAAGCAGTCGAAGAAGTACTCCTCGCCGTCGTCGAGGGTGTAGAAGCGGACGTGGACCTTCGGATTGTTCTGGATGATATCCCAGGCCATCATACGGAGGAGCGAGCTCTTTCCGATGTTCGTGTCAGCTGCGATGAGGTGGGTCCCAACATCGATACCGCCCCAGTTCTTGTTCAGCTGATAGAAGCGGTCCGTCCCAAGGGTAATGCCGCCATGAACACCACGCCCCCTGCGGTTCTTGGCCGCTTGCTCGATGAGCTCACGCGTTTGCTTCGTCCAACGGCTTTCCGAGGGGGCAGGGAGTTCCTCATTGGGGAGGATCTCGACAAAGTGATCAACGAGGTGCTTCTCGGTAAGGGCGCCGGCTTCGACGCCGTCATTCATCCACGCTGCGGGAGAGCCGAGGTCCGGGATTGCCGAAGCTTCAGTCTCATCTGACCGATTGGACAAATTGTCTCCTGACATAAATGCGGTATGTTTCCCTGGACGTACGAGCATCCAGCATACAGCGTATTGTTTGTTCGGTACTCGCGTTGCAGGGTATCAAGCCAGTGAGCGCGGTCAGCTGGGTCTGTTACCGGGGGGTCACAATGGTTGAGTGACCAATCCTCAAGCTCAGCTTCAGCTTGCTCGAGCGTGAACCCTTCTTGCTTGAAGTGGCTAGCTAAGAGAAAGGCGACAGAGTGCCGGTAGCCCTTCTCGATCATATAGCCATCGGAGAAGGCCGTCTCGATGCAGGTCCAGTTACTACGGTTGTAACTACTGTTATCAGCTCGTCTTTCCTGTGGCTTCGGTAGGTAGGCCGTCAAAGACTCACGGTACAAGCGATCATACAGTAAGCTACCACGTGTGGAGCAGCTCGGTATTTTCCAGAAGTCCTTCGGCCGGCGCGGTCCCTTCGCAAACTCTTTCATGTTCTTGTGTTTGCGGCAGGCACTGAGCTCGCTGAAGCGCAGGGGGATCTTGTAGAGCTTGGTCTTCTGGTGGATTGAATTCTCGAGACGGTAGAGATGCCGCGCTGAGTAGAGACACGGGTCAAGGTAGTGTAGCCCAAGCCGTTGGGTTAGGTCCTTTGCCCAGTGACCATAGACCCGGTGCAAGTCGTGATCAGGCCAGGCGTCAACCGCCTGCCAAGGGATCTCGAGGTGGATCCCCCGCGACCCAGAGAACCAGATCTGCAGTTGTTCGGGCGCGAGGTCGATCTCCGCATAGAGTTGGGCCGCAAGCCCCTCAACCTCAGCGATGAGCCTCGGCCATTCGCTTTCAAGCTCTGCGTTCTTGGAGACATCGAAGTCCATGGCGAAGTTCCCGTGGAAGAGAACCCGCAGTTCCTTGTAATTGGTAATGAACTCAGCGTCGTTCGAGAAGAGGACGGTCCGGAAGATCCCCGTGTCGGCGTACAGCTTTCGCCACGCTTGGACATCAAGCCCACTTTGGGCAAGGACATTGCGTTTGAACCCATCCCCCGCAAACGCTCCAAGCTCAAAGTAGCGAAAGTCGTTCGTGTCAGGAAGGACCTCACCGGTCTCTCGGTTAGCGAGAACCAAGACCGTATTGCTTCCAGACAAGTTCGCATTGGTACCGACGAACGCTTGCTTCTTTTGCGAAGTCGGTTGCCTTGATGATATCGGGTGGTTCCCCTCGCTCCTCACCCTCGTGATAATCAGAGATCAGGCAGTCAATCGCGAAGAGGGTCAGGTCAAGCCCAAGGCTACGGATAACGAAGAGCACCGCACCTACGTCACGGCGCAGGTTGTGATGCTCTGTGACTCCGCAGTGTTTGTAGTAGTACTCGACAATCTCTTCAGGCGAGAGGATCTCTTTGTCCCCTGGCATATCGCTGCCCGCTTCGATGCGAGTCTCCCCCGTGCTATCAACCTGGAGCTTATGTCGGAGGGGCTCATACCGCGTCAGGGGATGATAATAGAGCTTCCCTTGCTCGAGCAGATTACCCAATGCTACTGAGGCTTGGTTTGGCCGGCAAGCTTGTCGGTCAGGAAGGCAATGAATCGGCGCAGGTTGGTACGATTGATATCGGTGAAGTGCTGGAGTTCATGATCGAATTCATGGACGTACGGATCCAGTAGGGACTTGTCCGTGATCTTCATGGCGATCATGAGGCTGCGCAGTTCCTCGAGGGACTGGGTAATCGTCTCATTGCTATCGCCGATCTGGACTTCGATCTTCTTCGTGTCCTGCTGTTCGAAGAGATCCTTGGAACGGCGTCCGACCCCAAGCCCATAGTGGGCCGTATAGATGAACGACATGTCTCGTGCGATCTCAAAGGATGAGGGTTCGCTCACGGGCACGCAGACCGAATACTCCCGAGCGATCTCGTTGAACTTATCGGCCGTGATGATCTCGATGACACACTGACATTGCCAGTGAGCGACGATCTCGGTCTTGAAAGCCGTCGGGTTCTTCGCCTTCGGATAGCGAGGGACGAGCTTTGGGACCTCGGTAATCGTGGGTCCATCGAAGTGGAAGCTCCAGCCCTTCGCAAAGACGGAGTCGAGACGCTCGACGATAGAGTCGAAGGTAAATGAATCCATCTTCTCTTCAAGAGCATTGATGATTGATTGTGGCAGTCCGAACTCGTTTTCCATAGGGCTTACCCCTTAGCCAAAGATACCGTTCTTTTGTACTGAGTGGGTCGAGTGGTAGGGTCGACCCCGCTGATGGCGGTCCCTCGATTGTATCATACGATTCGACAGAACCGAAGGTAGGCTAGCTGACTTATAGGTCCTACCTAACTCCTTCTTTTTGGGAGGGTTCATCCTTCCCATGGCGCTACCTTGTAGCATTCCCGAGGTAGAGCTACCACCTATGGTAGCTTCCCGCGCCTGATGAACTGCCTGATCGATAGCGATGTCGACAAGCCCCATTATGACTGTGGCCCCGCAGGATCGGGAGGGGCAAGCCAACCACCCGCAAAGGCAAGGACCGCACCGAAGAGGACCGTCAAAGCGCTTGCAACATCAGAGGGTACAACGATATGCCCAAGTCCTAAGAGCCAGACGACGAGAACCGTCAGGGCGCCGCCGACCACACTTCCACTCGTACTTGCGACGACTTTCGCATGGATCGGCATTGTGCATTCCTATCGAGCGGCTGCCATCGCTTTCTGGATATCGGGCCGCGCAAAGAGTTCGGTTGCTTGCTTTGAGGTAAGGTTGTTGAGGAAGGGGATGTTCAAACTGTGGATGGGTTCCGGACGCTGGGGGTAATGGGCATCGCCCGTGAGCAGACCGCCGATGATCTGCTCGAGCTGTTGGGCCATGTGCTCGATGCCGCGGGAATGCCACACGTAGGCTTGCGCAGCTGAGGCCACATCGTGGCGGAGTTGTGGATCTTCAACGAGGCGTTTGAGATGTCGGTACCAGTCTGCTTCTGAACGAGCTAAGAAGGCAAGCTTCTGTCCGCGCGGCCGGCCCTCAGCTTCAAAGAGCGCGTAGGGTTCGACGTCGGAGGCAACGGGAACGATGCCAAAGGCTCCGTATTCAACGAGTTTGATGTCAGACTTACATCGATTGAAGAGCGTGTTCTCAATTGGTGCGAGTCCAATGTCCAGGCGAGCCATGTTCAGGACCTTGTAGTAATCGAAGACCGGCTCCTCATGTCCCCACGTTGCTGGGTACCATTCCATCCGGTTGAAGGGGACCTCGGGGAAATAGCTCCGGTAGTCAGCGCCAATGAAGACAAGGACACACTGCGGGAATTCCGCCATGATCTTGTGCATCGCATTGACGGCGAGCTTCATGTCTGCGTCATGCGTCCCCGAGCCCGCCCACCCGATACGGACGGTGTCGTCGTGGTTCTCAAGGATGGTCGGGAGTCTTTGGAGATCGATGCAGTTCGGTACGACGTGGGTGTTCTTGTTGAAGCGACCGTACTGGCGCGCGAGCTCCGGAGTCGAGACCGTGAGCGCCTGACACATATAGATCATCTTCTCCATGTTCCGTAGCCAGCGGGGGTTCTCAGCAAAGCCACGTTGTACAGGGTTCGTATCGGTCAAGCCATGGAAGAAGTCATCGATCTCATAGATGAAGAGCTTCTTGCGTATGTGACCCTTCCGCAATAAGTCGATCATGTAGTCTTCGACTTGGCGCTGATACACGATCACGTCGGCCCACATCATGAACTCATCGGGGGCATAGGTGGTGAAGAGCATCTCCCACCCCATCGACATCATCTTGCGGTAGGGCTTCTTGAGTCGGTAGGTACCGCACCCATCGTGGTCTGCCAGGAAGCAGCAGACCCGTCCATTTGGCGTGATCCCAGACTCCGGCTTAAAGACCCACTGTTCGGTCGAAGGATACGAGGGGCCAGATCCGTAGTATGAGCCGGCGTTATTGAACTGGTCGACGATATGGAGGCCGCCGTGTTTATCAACAAAGTGGCCAAGATCCCGTAAGGAGTCTTCGCTCTTTGGAGTCCAGCGCAGTTGGATCTTTACACACGGGTCATACACCAGCCGGTATCCATCTTTGATATTCCAAAGACACCAATCGTGCTCGTGATACGCACCCTTCAAGACCACATCAAAGAGACGAACCCGACGAATCAAGAGACAATCATCCGTCAACGACAGGAAGTCATTCAAGTTGCCGGCCATTCCCCAGTCCTTGGGGACACGCTGGTCGGCCGGAGTCGGGATCCCGCGTAGGTACACGCACCCACTGTGCTCGACGAGATCCATCTCGTTCGTACACATCGGTGCAACGGCAGCGATCTTTGAGTGGGATTCCAAACGATCCACCAAGCGCTCGATCCACAAGGGCTCGATAGGGAACATCTTCGGCTGGAGCAGCAAGAGATAGGGCGTGGTCGCATGCCGCATGGCGAGGTTATAGGCCTGCCCCTTATAGGTCACGTCCCCGTCGATGATCACCTCAGTCGGGAGCGTCTCTCGTTTGCTTATAAAGTCGACTATAAGCTGTAGCGTTTCGTGGGTATACTTCTCGAGGGCGATGAAGAGGATCGGGTAGGGTTCCTCCTCAAGGCGAGAGAGAAGGGGCGGGAGGATCCAGGCGTCATCGGCGAAGGGGATGACGAGGGTGACCTTGGAAGAGTAGCTAGACATACGCCTTTGCAAGTGCGAGAACGCGATCAACCCCAAAGTTCTTGGGGCCGTCGTACACCAAGGTCGCACCGGGGTATGAACCCCAGACTTCCCCAACGACGTTCGAACACAACAGGATGTGATTGGCCCCAACCGCATGTGTGAGGCGCGAGATCCCATTGTCGATGGTGATCACGCACTTCGCCTTGGAAAGCACGGCTGCGACGTCTTGCAGGGAATGACCAAGGTAGTAGTCGATGCCTTCGAAGGGCTGAGCTTCATCCGCGCTGCCGACCATACAGACTGAGCCGGGTAGCTGCGGGATGAGCTTGCGCCACTCATCGAGGGGCCACATGCGCACGCCATTGGCGCGGCTCATGGCGGAGATCACGTAGTCGTAGGCCGGGTGCTCGTCCTTGACCTCAAACTCGATCTCGGGCTGGATGGCCCGCTCGTTCGGCGGGGTCTCGTTGTAGAGCTTGAAGAACCCGACCGTCGGGTGGAACATGTGCTGGCCACCGCAGCGAGCAAAGACGGTTGAGATATCGAGCTTCACGCAGGTGTGAGCGGTGGAACCGGTCATCTCCCAGACGGGTCGGATCCCGTACTTCTTGGGGATCAGGTTCGCGACGTCCCAGTTCTTCATCGTGAGGAAGCAGGTGCCGGCTGGTTGCTTCTTCGCGAGGTGGATCATAAAGGGGATGGTCATTAAGCTATCGCCAAGGAGGCCTTCCTCGTTCACAATAAGCACTACGTATTACCAACTAACAAAGGGGGTCTCCTAAGAAACGGTAGACGTGCTGGAGGATGGGTGCAAGCTCGGGAGGGAGCTCTTCATCGTCCTCGTCGATGAACTGTTGGGACAGGGCGTAGTCGACGCAGTCCAGGAGGGCAAAGCTGACCGCCCGTATCCGTTCCTGCTCGTCTGTCTTGTAGTTGGCTTCGATAGCCGCCGCGTGCTGTGCTAGGCGGATGAGCTCTGGATCAACCACTCGTGGTCTTTCTGCGGCATCTCGATGAGGAAACAGCCCCACGATTCAACCATGGCATAGCGCTCGACGGGGCTGAGGGCTTGCAAGAGATTCTCTCCCTCAGAGGGCAGTGTAATAGCCATGAATCCGGCTCCTTAAGAGGTCACCGTTCGCCATCCGTTGCTCGTCGGTGGGAACTTGCCCGGCCGGGAGTGGCTCGAAGACCCCAAGGTCCCAACGCTCGTCATCGTAGCTGTCATACATCGCCGCCTCGGCATGCGTGATGACGTAGGGCTCAGCTTCGGTGTCGACCGTGTCGCCATTATTATCCACGTGCTGGGTCCGTTGCTCGTAGCTTACTTGACCCAGGGGGTCAAGGTCGTACTTCTTGCAGAGCGCCGCTGCGCCAGCGCAGAGGTAGTCGACTTCGTGGACCTGGATAGGTTCCGTCCCGAAGTCTTGGTAGGTCGCATTGACCATCCCGGTGATAGAGATCCCCACCGCGTTCGTGTTGCGATGCCAGGTGTGGCTCGCCTCATAAGGAGGTCCCTTCACCTGATCGCGGGGGTCGTGGGTGATCTCAAGCTGCCAGGCACTGCCCGCCAGCACCACGCAGACGTTGTAGTCCGGATAGGGCGTGCAGTAGTCTTGAGCGGTCCAATGCAAATAGCAGCGGGTAATCCCACCCGCAGAGATCTCTGGGAGATCTGCGAGGAGGGTTTTCCCAGCCGCTAGCGCCTCTGCTGCCAGGGGCGCCTCTGCATTGAAGATCACTCAGGCCACAGCCCGACCGTGATGCTGAGGGCATCCCCAAGCTTGAGGGATGCCCCAAGACTTGGCGGAACGACGGCTTGGAAGCTCATCGAGTTCGCCCCTTCGCCCTTTTGGAGGGCAACGAGGGCGTAGTTGCCATCAAGCATTTCGAGCCTGACGACGGTGGCTTTGTAGAGAGTGGGCTCAACTGAGTCCATAAGACATCCTAGAACGAGCTAGGTTCTTGCTGTCTTATCTTACCAGTTAATCATCCTCGAACTCAAGGGTAACGTGGTACTTGTCACCCAACTTATCAACCTGTCGAATGACCTTTGCGATTGCCTCGACTGCCCAGAAGTCCAACCAGAAAACCTGACCCTCCTGGTCCTGGATCATCCAACGATCCGGACCGGTGAAGACCCGCACCTGCGCCATGTGAGCTCCTCAAAGGGGGTAGGTACACTAGCGGTGGAGCAGGGGCAGGACGTCTCCGAAGAGCACGAAGAGCCCCGCGATAAGCGCGATTCCGAAGGCCGCAAAGCCTCCGACAATCATCCGCCACTGGACCTTGACGGAGTCTTCAACATCCTTGACGTCGCTGACATGATCTTCTTTGCTCACGTAGATCCCCGGCATGTCTTCAAGCTTCTTGGCGATCTTCTCGAGGAGATTGTCTTGCCGCGCAAGCACCGCGTCTTGGGCGTGGAGCTGACCCTTAATTTGGGCCAGCTGAACGGGAACCGATTCTTCATCCATCGTTAGTACACGTATTGGCTGACGTCAATTGACACGCTGATTCCCGCCGCCGTTCCCAGAGTAGTTAAGATCGCTTGCACGTAGTCACCCTGGTTGATAACAACCGGTGAACCAAGAGTTGTGAGACCGGTGATCTGGCTGCTCGTGAGCGCCACCGTCCCTATCGACGAACCGTTCTTAAAGATGGTCGCTGTCGTCGCCGTTGAGCTATCGGCATTCGTTGCTGTGATGTGGAAGGCTTCGATCTTCCCACCGTGGTAATTGGGGAAGGCGATCACCGGGAAGTTATTGGCATTGGCTGAAGCGGGACCGACCGTTGAGCCTAAGAAGAGCGACTGCAGGACGCGCCAGTTGCTGATGATCTGGCCGCCCGACGTCTGGACCACGTTCGTTAAGATCAGTGGTCCATGAGTCGCACTTCCCGAGCACACGAGGCTTGTCGTATTCACGGCAGTCGCCGAGAGGACGCCCACGCTTGCGCTCGCCGCAGAGATCTTCGAGCTGCTCAGGACATTGACGCTCCCTGAGCCGGCGACCACGAGCGAGGGTGAGGTAACGGCGGATGTCGCGGTCAGTGAGGCGGCCGTTGCACCGCCGACGATAGTTGCATTCGTCGGTCCGTAGGTTGATGATCCGAGCGCCAGTCCCGTGGCTGAGAGAACCCCGTAGATGCTCGTTGCGCCCGTGAACGTGAAGCTGTTCGTGTAGGTCATGCCGAAGTCTAGCTGACCATTTACGACAGGATTGTTTCCCAGGTTGATCCAGCCAGATCCCGGATTTGAGCCAGAGTAGAGGGTCGTATTAAAGAAGCCGATGTTGGCGGTGAGATGATTGTTGACGACGACGCCCGCCGACCCACTAAAGGTGGCGGTTCCGGGCCCAAACTGCGCCCAGCTCCCCGATGGCCCGAAGGTAATCGTTGAGAGGTTCGTGTTCGGGGATCCAATGAGGATTGACTGACCTTCCTTGGCTCCAAGGACAAGGCCACCCGAGGCATTGACGCCGACACCGCCATAGCTTGATGTGGTCGGGATGGGGCCAAGCGAGAGGTTGTCGATGACAATCGCGCTGCCGCCAAGAAAGTTGATCGCCCCATTGACAGTGAGTGGCTGCGAGAGGTAAAACCCACTGGACTCGTCAAGATTCCAGGAGAGGTACGCCGATGAGCCAGCGCCACCAAAGCCAATCTTACCAACCGTGGGCGCGCTCGATGCCGAGCGACTCACGGCAATGTCCGAGCCGACCGTCAGTGCTCCGTTCACGTTCGCGGCCGTCGGTCCGTAGTACGACGAACCCGTGGAGTAGCCTACACTGCCAATCGTTCCGAATGCCGAGGACGAGACGGTATTGCCGAACGTGACCAGCCCACCTGCGCTCGGCGAGAGAACGGTCGTGTTCGTGCCGTTCGAAGAGAGCAGCGCTTCGCCACCCGCGTAGACCAACAGGTTACCGCTGAAGTTCAGGCTTGCGGTACCCGTCGATGAGAGCGTGACCGTTGAGAAGGTGGGGTTCAGGGAGAACGAGCCACCGAGAGCGGCGACGATCTGCGTCCCGATGTAGCTCTGAATGTTCGTTGAAGGGTTGGAGCTATTGATCGCGATCAGGTTGCCGTAGAGGGGTTGCGCGCCACCGATCTCATAGTAGGATGCCGGTGCATAGGAGGTCGTCGCGAGGGCTGAGGCGCCCGCGACCGCCGTGTCGATGTAGTTCTTGATCGAGACGTTGGGGGATGACAGTGACACCGAGACACTATCACCGTAGAGCGGATCAGAGCCACCGATGCTGTGGGTCGGTGCGTGGGCCTGTGGGGGTCCCGCCGTGAGGTGCACCGTGGGGTCGGCGATGTGGTCGGCGAGCGTCTTCCAGTAGCCCCGGTGGGGGTAGGTGGGGTTGACGACCGTGACCTGAGATCCAGCGAACTGCTGCCCTGTGGCGAAGGTAACCGGTCCGCCCAGTGCCCCACCCACCAGCGGCAAGAACTGGGTGACGTAGGCCTCGATGTTCTGCTGGAGCTGGACGAAAAGGGAGCTTGAGACCGCGGTCTGCGTGTCGGTCGGGTAGAGAATCGAGAATTGGGGGATCGCTGCCATAGGAAGCTCCTAGCAGAGGCTCAGGCCTTGCCTTCCTTGATAGTACCGCCGGCTCTTGGGGCCGGGCCTCGCCTTAGCTGGTGCCGGCCTGGAGTTGGACGGGCAGGTAGACAGGATAGTACTGGAGCTGGATCTGCTCGACGACCGGCAGGATCCCGGAGCCAGGCTGGAGCTGGACCTGGACGTAGACCGTCTGGACGAAGCCGGGGAGCACGTCACCCACGTTGAAGGGCACGACGTCCCCTGAGGGGTTGACGTAGAAGAGGGAGAGCGTCGCCCCATTGACGACCGGCCCCACGCCCGTGACATAGCGGAAGAAGTTATTGGCCAGGCTGAAGGGCACGAGCACGAGCGAGGGGTTCTGGTTGAAGGTCATGTAGCCAAAGTCAAGGACTGCCGCCCCCGTCACGAAGGCCTGAAGCCCCGGTGTAAGGACGAGGTTCGGGTTGCTCTGGCGGAAGGTGATGTCGATGGAGACGACCGGCGTATCGGGAAAGAGCAAGCGTGTTTTGCCCGCCGCAGCGAGGGGAATGATATTCCCTAAGTCGTCAACGGGAAGGAGTTGGATGGAAGCTGAGCCCGGTGCCCCGTAGAGCACGATGGAGGTGATATCGATTCCATACTCGGGGTAGGGATGAATCGTCACGTAGTTGCAGAGCAAGTTGTTGACGTACTGTTCAGGGGTCGTCAGCGTCACGGTCGTGAGGACTTCGGAGATCTGCTGGTTTGCGCTGAAGTACACATTCTGGCGCCAGTAGGTCGTCGCATCTCCATCGACTGCGGCGCTGATGTCATTACTGACGGTCGAGAAGGGAGAGATCGTCGGTGAGACAACCGGTGATCCAACGCTCGCCACATTGGGCGGGGTGACAATTTGCTGGCTAATGAGGTCAACAACGTAGGCCTTGGAGACCGGTGCCACCGCAAGCGACGGGATGATCTGTCCGTACTCTGGCGCGTAGACCGCACGGGACTGCGCGGCGAGGGGAGCCGAGGCAGGGAAGAATGAGGGGAAGCCGCCGTAGGAGACCTGCGAAGCGAAAAGGCTCTGGACGAGCGTGACCGAGGCACCCTTGTTGAGAGCGTTCGGATTGCCGAAGCCGAGGAGGCTTGCGTAGTTCGTCTGGATAGCGTTGAGGAGATCTTCGGCCGCGGCGAGGGCCTGGAGGATCGTTGCATACTGGTTGGAGAGGATCTCGTTTGTGAGGTTCGTGGCGTTGAGCTGCTCTTGCAGTGCCTGATACGCCGTCACAAGGTCGTTATACGCTGCTCGTGAGAAGTCGTTGAACTGTTTGGAGTTCGACGGCCCACGGAACTTGGCGTTGAAGGGTGCGGTCGTCGGGACAATCTGGTTTGCCATTAGTTATATGCCGCCGCAATCTGTGCGAGGGTATCCCGAAGGTACCGCACCTTGTTGGTTGCCTTGCCAAGTTCGAAGACATTGCGAATCGCGACGGGCATCGTTGCTCCGGTCGTAACGATAAAGAAGCGTCGGGAGTGGGGCACTTGCCCGGGAGGCGGTCCCGAGATCTGGGTGACGGAGGAAAGCCAGCCGACGCAGGGTGCGAGATTGGCGTTCGACCAACTCCAGCTTGTGATATATGGAACTACTCCATCAGAGAGAAAGGCGGGAAAGACCGACGTTGGGACGAGCGTCCCTGCGGTGTCGGTGATCGTTGCGATAGGGACGTTGAGGACATCGCAGTAGACCGTGAAGGTGTACTGATAGAATCCATTCACGAGGCCGCCGTTTGTCAGGGTCACCTGGAGATCGTGGGAGCCACCCTGGCTTGTCGTATTGTAGGGCAGCGCCTGCACGAGGGTCGTTGCCACCCCTCCGAGGGTCCGGTAGATCCCACCGCCACCGTTCGCAAAGCGGACATAGTAACCGTTCCCGAAGCCGTCGACAAAGCCGGGACCACAGCCCCCGTTCCCACTTGCGACGAAGGCACTGAAGAGCACGGTGAAGGGTGTCTGCGAGAGATCGAGCGCCGAGGTTGCCATCAGATTCCCGGTATTGACGAGATAGCTTCCGGCGAACTCCCCGCTCTGTTGATAGACGAAGGTCGCATTATTGGGAAAGTCCGTTGCCATGCCAAGGCCCGTGACGACCGCATCGATATAGACATCCGAAGCCTGTGGCAAAACCAGGTTCTGATACGGAAGATTACCGATCCGCGTATCGATGACGAACTGTCCGGCCGGCAATCCCACCTGCAGCGACGAGGTCGGCAGGACGGGGGTCACGATGGTTGTCTGGTCGGGATCAAAGGCCGTCGGGAGAGCATTGATCTCCGCATCGATCTGCGTGATGTCATGCACGAAGCCCAGGCGATTCTGGTTGACGTTGAAGGAACTTCCCGGCCCGTTCTTCGGTGCGGTGTTCGGAAACATTAGCTGTACCCCATCGTCACGGTGAAGGTGTTGATCTTCGGTGTCAGGCTCGGTTGCACGGGAGATCCAGAGAGTTGGGCTTGAATGATGACCGAGGTGGGTGCGGTGACGTCACCCAGTCCTTGGGTTGTGACGTCATAGAGCGTGGTGGGAAGCTCGCGCACGAGGATCACTTGCTCGGGAAGGGTCCCTTGCTCGCCGGTATATGAGGGATCGACGGCAATCGCATAGCGCGAGTAGTCATTGCGCGCGGTCTGGTATTGAAGCTCAAAGAGCTGGACTTGCGTCATCGGACCCGAATCAGCATACCAGGTGATCTGCCCGTTATAGGCACAGAGCGTACTGAAGATCGCGGTCCCGAAGTTGAAGGGCGCCCCGCCAAGACTGTAATAGTTGTTGGTGACGATCTGCACGATATTCTTGCCCGCAACGAGTGGTAAGACGGCTTGGTAGGTGAGCATCCCCGCGCTTGCAACCGGAGTTGTGGTGGCGGCGGTGACATTGACCTGCGTGCCATTCACGTAGAGCGTGGCTCGTGGCGAGGAGGTCCCGGAGATCGCGAAGATCTGCGGGAGCGTCACGGTCGTCGCATTGAGACCAGCAAGCACCGAAGGCGCAAGCTGCGAGTTGACAATCAGGGTTGCCTCGAAGAGATGCATGACCTGATCGTTGTTCGAGGCGAAGGGGTACTCGATAGCTGGTAAGCGCAAGGCGGAGGCAAGCGCCGGACTGAGGGCTCCGAACTGTTCGAGCGCATCGAACTCCGTTGGCTGATAGCGGGTGTAGATCTGCGGGTTCGTGCCACGCGGTGAGATAAAGTCCGCAATCGTCGGGGGCGGGTTCTGGATCACGCCCCCGGAGTTGACGTTATAGTGGTAGCTCTTGACGTGCCAGGCATTGCGTCCACGCCAGACCTGCGCGTCGCCGAACTGAATCGAGGGGTCAATCCGGCAGAGGTTAAAGAGCGGAGTGCGGCTGCCGCGCACGTTTGCGGTGACGGGAAGATCACCATCGACCGGAGGCCCGGCGGTGCCATTGACGACCGTTGTTGCCGAGACCGACGCCACGACGCTGCGCACCGGATAGACGCGCTTCGCGTCCACCGTTGTGAGCGGGTTATACACAAGAGGTGTTCCCGGAACAATCGATCCAAAGGTGCCGCTCGGACCCGTCGTCGAGAGCAACCAACTAATGCCACAGTTCGGCGGCACCACTTGGTCTGTTGTCAGGGTGATCGTTCCAATGGGCGCCCCTCCAAAGCTGATGGGGGCGGAAACGTACGCTGCCGCAGCGACATACTCTTCATAGAAGAGTGAGAAGTTCTTGATCCCGAAGTCGAAGTAGTAGACGCCCCCCTGCACGAGATCAGCCGCGCTCTTCGAGAGCACGATCTGAACACTTGAGACCGAGGTCGGGGTGAATTCCCACTCTGCTCGGCGACTGATGCCAACGGTCTGCGAGGGCAGGTTCTGATTCCCGAGGCTCACCGTCACGGTCGTGGCGGAGCCAATGTGTGCGATGAGGAGCGCCTTCGAGACGATCACCGCTGAGGCAGGGCCGGTTAAGGTCAGGTTGATCGTAAGACTCGCCGAAGTCGTGGCGGATGCAACGCGCACAAAGAAGGGCTCGTTGAGAGCATCGGAAACGATGTTTGCAAGGGTTCCAACGACCGATGAGTCCGTTCCACTTGTTGTGTATGAGAGCGTTGCGCTTGTGAGGTCGGCTTTGTAGGTTCGATTCGAGGCCGGCGGAAGCTCGCAGGTATAGTCTTCGAAATCAATCGCCGCTGTCGTAAGGTCGATGTTTGTTCCCATCAGGGAACCAAAGCTCTCCTGATAGGTGAGGGTGTTATCGACCGAAGCGGCTTGCAGCTGGGCTGCAACGTCGACAATCCGCTGAGCAACGCGCTCACGCCGCGTCTGCTTATAGTCAAAGTCGCGGATGAGCCGGTTGACGAGATCGATGTTCTCGTCGTAGAGATCTTCGAGGTCAGACTGAACCTGGCCGACAACCGTATTCATCGGACCGGGATTCGTGACCGACCACATCCCAACGGGAGTAACTTGGGTCTGTGGGGTGCCTGCAACCCGTCCCCCTAAGACTTCATAGACGCCCGCAATGACGGATTGCACCGATGGGAGCGTCCCCTGAACGAGGAAGTTCTCGATGACTTGGTTTGCGATGCGTCCGATCTGCTTGATCCTGATGGCCATTTAAGAGAGAGGCTCGCCTTCGAGAATCAGTGAGTACGCTTGCAGTCGCGGGGTAACCGATGTCTCTGCGCCAAGCTGGGCGAAGGTCGCCTGCAGACAGATTTGCTGGGCGGGAGCCGAAACCGCATTGTAGCCACTCGTCGTGACCGTGCCGGCGTTCTGAGCGGTGAGAGTCGACGTCGTTGACGGATTGACAAGGAACGTCCGTGGGGTTGAAGAGCTGTAATGGCTCTGCGGAGAGATCTGCGTCCACGTTGAACCACCATCAAGGGAGAACGAGTAGGTGATCCAGTTGCCGCTCACGGTGGTCGTCGTCTCGGGAATGAGCTCGGTCACATTCAAAGAGACAAGCTTGATGTCAATGGGCACCGTGAAGTTGACGCTCGTGAAGACACCGCTTGTGGCATAGCTTATGCCGCCGAAGGCAATGTCGGAGAGCGAGATTGCATAGCGCCAGCCAGGGAAGGCTTCGACGAGTGGCCCGATGAGTTGACTGCTCGAAGAGCTCGAGCTATTGAGTTGATTGCCCGAGCCGCCCGTGCCGGGGAGGTAGCTTGAGATCCCGGTGATTGTGGAGAGAACGGTCCCGGCGCTCTCAAGGATATCTTCATAGTTTGGGAGAGGCCCATCGACGCGCTCGTAGTACACGGCCGTACTGCCCTGGTTATCGAAGGAGATGCTTGTTCCCATCAACGCACTGAGCAGCGCGGGATCGGTGACACCCTGGCCTTGGACCTGCTGGGCCCACACGATGTGTCCAATGTTTGTCTGATAGCTCTGTGTCTGTTGGACGACAATACGTGCCTGGCTCACGAGGGTCGAGGGGAACTGCCAGAGAGAGACCGCCGGCGGAACGGTGGTGGGGTCTTCGATAGCAGTTGAAGTCGTGCTTGGGACAACGGCCTGTTGCTGCACCTGCGTGGCAGAGATCCAGCCATTGACACCGGGCGTTGAGACTTCCACCGACACAAAGGTCGGCGGCTTGTTGTTGAGGATGTTTGGCGTCAGGGAGATCTGCGTGAGCGTCTGGGGCGTACTGAAGGTTGCTAAGAGTGCCAGGGTCAGGACCCCGCCCGTCTCCGGCGCACCGCCCTGCGTTAGGGTGATCCCCGTTCCTGAAGCGACATAGGCGCTCGTGCTGCCCGCAAGCGTAACGTCGACGGCTGCTGCAGCATTGGGCTGAATGTACATGCCCGTTGCGTCAACTTCGGGTGCGGCCTGATTGATCTTCTGCGTCGTCGCAGGCGGCGGAAAGAATGCCAGAGGCTGAAGCGGCCGGCTCGCTAACCCGTGAAACTGCCACCAGGGAACGTCTTTGGTTGTCTGCGTCCCTGGGGTTGGAACCTCAAGGTCGAAGCCGTAGTAGTTGCACGGATTGGCCTTGAGGGTATCAGGGATGTTGCACACTTCGTACTCAAACCAGGTGGCGCTATTGCCATCGATAAGAACGCTGACGTCACCGTGCATTCCCGAGTCACCAACAAAGGCGATTGTCGAGCCCGGTGTTGGGTTCTGTTGAACGACGGAGGTTGTGGGGCCGCCATCCGTCCCACTTCCATAGAAGCTGCTGACCAGGAAGGGAGATCCCGTTGGGGCGCCTGTCCCCGTGTAGCCTGCCGTTGGGTCTTGTCCCGATGATGATGTGCCGGTCTGGTTTGAGGTTGTTAAGGGGTTCGTATTCTCTGGGACGGTCACTTCGTGGGTGTTCCCGACGAAGCCGTTCGAGGCGCCGCCTGGAGAGGTGACGGCTGTGTTGTTGACTGCTGCAAGAGCCAGCTTTACATATTCATCGTCGATGCTTAAGGTCACATACTTCGAGAAGTCTGAAGAGCCCGTTGAGGCAAGTTCAACTTCGTTGTTGAGCACGACGATGTTGGAACAGCTCGTGCCATCGACCTTCGAGTTGTCCTGAAAGTTATCGGAGACGGTCCAGCTCTGGAGACCAAGGCGCGTTGGGCGTGTTGCGGTGTACGTGTTGACCAACGCCTGCAGCGAGTTTGCTGCTTCGCCGAGCATCGCGGTTTCAACCGTGCTATAGAGGAGGGCTTGATTGGCACCGTTCTCGATGTCGACCGTCTGAACGTAGAGAATGCCTAAGTCGGCAATGACTTGTTGCTGATAGAGATTCCATTCATCGGCAATTGGGAGTCCGTTAAAGACGATAGGCATTGTCAGTGGCCGGCCGAGATTCGCGTAGAAGGAGACGAAGACATCGGTGATAGCCCCGATGAGATCTCCCTGCGATTGGATTTGCTGTGGGTCGGCATAGGCACCAAGCAAGAGGCCCATCCGGCTATTGGCCTGGTCTTGGAGCATCTGGGACTGAAGGCTGATGAGTGAGTAGTTGGGCATTAGAAGATCGTCACCGCAGCAATGCTCGTGATGGCTGTTGCACTCTCCGCTTCAAGCAGCCAGTCCGTGCTCTGCAAGAAGTCCGTCGTGAAGCCTGAGAAGATCGTTGCGGGATTGATCGTCCCTGGTCCATTGGGTGCAAGGACGAGCGGGTTTGCGATCCCAACGACAATCGCTTGGCCGGGGTTGATCGGGATCGTATTGGAGCCGTCGGCGTTGAGGATCTCGTAGTCGACCCCACGCAAGAGGCCACCGCTCGATGGAATATAGCAGCTTGAATCGAAGTCCCAATAGACGGTTGTGCCATTGCTCGGATCGTAGTTCGCGCGTAAGAGATCGGGCACGGAGCCGGAGTTGATAATGCGCCACCAATTGAACTGCGTGAAGGTCGGCAGGGGCAGGTAGTTCGGGCCGCCGGTCGCAGGCGACACGTTCCCCGTGATGAAGCCGATGCCGGGGTTCGTCTGCGTGGTGGAGCCCAAGCTATAGAGCTCGAGATCTCCCCACGCAACTTCGGGGAATTCCTGACTCTCGTAGGACGTCACGTTCCCGTCGCGCGCGAGGAAGGTGTAGCCGTAGAGGTGCGGCGTGGCTGACTGATTCACGGGATCGACCCGCGTGAAGGTTGCCCGTACCCGTGTCGTATCGAAGAGCCGCATGTAGGTAACGGTCACGGTCGCCGTGTCGGGGATCTCCACGTTGAAGTACAGCTGCTGATTGACGAGGATGTACTCAATGACGGGATATAAGGTCGCGTTGAAGGGGGTGAGGGCAGCGTCGCCGCGCCCCGTGTAATCGGTTGCGTCGACGATGACCGGCGGCGCGTTGAAGTTGGACGTGTAGTACCAGTAGTTGAGGACAATCGCGCCGACGACACCGGTATTCTCATTCACAAAGGTGACCGTCCCAGGCCCGGGGTTGTAGATCCAGATGCTGTTCCCGTTCGCATCAAACTGAGGGATCGGTAAGGGTGGGGCCTGAGGGTCCTTGTCGATAGCAAAGAGCGAGGGAACATGACGCGTATCCCAGTTCCCATGCGCAGCGGAGAAGTTGCTCGAGGCACGCGGGTCGGGATCAGTTGAGGTCAGAAGCTCGTAGTTGTGCCCCGCACCGTCGGTCACTTGGACCGAGGTATAGATATCTTGTTGATGAGAGATGTCTTGGGCAAAGCTTGAGATGCTCGCTGAGATCCCCGAACTATTGACGATGTTCGGGAAGGTGATCGGCATGTTCGTGATTGAGACCTGGATCGGCACGTACTCACTTAAGGGATTGCCGTTCGGCTCAAAGTTAATGGAGATCTGATCGCTGTCGATGTAGGGCTCGGAGGTGAGCTTCAGCCCGCGCAAGACATCGATCTCTGAGCCAGAGAAGACAAAGGTCTCTTGGGTCGCAGAGTTCGAGGCCTCTGCGAGATCCAGGAAGTTCACGTACTGTGAGGTGTCGATGGGCGTGTAGGAGAGAACGTAGAAGCCGGGCCCGGCGAGCTCGGCACTGAAGGGGACGAGGTTGATCTGCGTCGGTCCAACAGACGTCCCGGAGACGCCCTGCACGAGGACACCCCCGATGAGCGTTGCGTTCCCGAGTCCATCGAACGAGGTCACGTAGACCGGCGTGCCTGGTGTTGCTTGCAAGCGCAGGGTGAGGAGACTCGTATCGCTCTCGATCTCGAGAGGTTCGTGGACGAGCGTTGCATCGAGCGGCGCAAGGGGATACCAGGGCTGCGACTGACCGAAGGTGAGATCGAAGGTCAAGGTCGCAGCCGGCGCCTCCCAACTCAAGGGAATTGCCGCGTTCCCAAACCAGGCCCCTGATGCTGCAATGCTCGTTGACGTTAAGGGGATATCGTAGTCGGGAAGGATCGCGCCCTGGACGAGATTGTAGGGTGATTTTTGGGCGACGGAGATGAACTGGCTCTGCGTCACATAGGATTGGTTGTAGACCTCGATGTCATAGGCACCGTAGGTGTACTGATACTTTGTGTAGGTGTGGCTCTGCGTATTGGGGGTCGTAAAGCTACCCGAGAGATTACTTGAGACCGCTTGACCAAGGGTCTGAATGAGATCTTCGGGTTGCGTAAAGGAGAGATCGAGCTGGGGTGAAGAGTTCGAGGAGATCAACGCTTGGGGAACCCCGAGGAGCGGGGTGTTCCCGAGCATCTGCTGCCAAAGGGAATTAGCATACGCGACACCCATCGGCAATGAGAAGACCTCACGCGTATAGTGCGGCTGATGGAAGACGAGGGTGATCCAGAGGCAGTCTTCCTGGAGAGGGAAGTACAGACGCTGGGTTTGATTGAGCCACAGGCGTCCTTGATCGTCTCGCTGCGAAGCAAACTCTGTGATGTAGGAGCGCACATAGCCCGCCGGGATCGTTGGGTCAACGGGAAGCGTCGTCGTTAGCGGTTGTGGCGTTGCGCTTGAGAGATTGGCGGATGGGACCACCACAGCGGCACTTGCTCCCGGGGGTGTCCAAAGGAGTTGGAGAACCGCATTGTTCGTCGACTCTTGATACTCAATCGTGATCGGGTACCAGGTGTTCTCGGCGAGCGTAATGGTGCCTGAGTTTGTATAGACCCCATAGGTTGTGGCGCTCTGCGCGGTGGCGAGATGGGCCAAGATCTCAATCCCATTGACGTAGAGATTGACGCCATTTGAGGAGTTGACCCCAATCGTATAGGTACCGGCGTTCTGCGCGAAGATCCAGCCTTCGTAGCGTCCGTAGAAGTAGCTTGTGTTCACACCAGCGGGGAAGTAGGAACTTGCCCCGCCCAGTGCGGCGGCTGTTGCTCCAAAGTTAATCGTTGAGGGCGTATTCGTGACGTTCGGTGTGACGTCGAATTCGCCGCCATAGGTCGGATACCAGAGAGCCGCTGATCCATTCCAATACTTGGCCTGCAGGGTGCCATCGCCGCCAACAAAGGCGCCACCTTGAAGGAAGCGCGTTTCGCCAAGTTCATTGAAACCGGGATCGCGCTTCACGACGAAGACGGCTGCAAGGTTGATCGCTTGCTCGCAGAAGGGCTGAATCGTCAGCGAGTTCCAGGGAGTCGGTTGATTGTAGTTGATGGTGTATTCGCACACCGCCCCCTCGCTCAAGCTCTCCAGTGCCCCGAGTGCAACGGCTCCCTGATAGACGGAGTTGATGGGCGGCCACGGCAGCTGCACGGGTTGATCGCTGAGGACAACGTCGCCCCAGTAGGATGTTCCATTCCCGTCGACAGCGTGAATGGGCGTCCGGAGCTGCGCAAAGGTCGCATCGGGAAGACCGAGCTGGAGATCCAGGTTTACATCGACGAGGACCGTGCCCGAGGAACTGTGGAGGGTATCGACCTTTGATTGCAGCCCGAGCGTTAACCCTTGCAGTTCGGGGTCATAGGTCGCCAGGGGCAATCCGCCGACGATGATCGGATCGAGTTCGATAGCCGAGTTGTCGATGAAGTCGACCCGGTTGTAGACCGTATAGCCGGCATTGTAGCCAAGCTGGAGATCAGATGTCGCCTGGATCTGCTTCTCAAGGCGGTCTACTTGAGCGGTGACCTGAGTAAGGTTACTGAGTCCCAGCTGCTCGACGGCACCCACACGATTGTTGTTGTCGTTGGCCGCAGCGAAGAGGCGCACGAGATCGGTTGAGACTTGGGTGAAGAAGGTATTCCAACTCAAGCTGCTGAGCGTCGAGGCGTTGAAGAAGTCCGTCGAGACCGGGTTGTACACCGTCGAGGGGACGCTCTGAGTTAAGGACGCAGCCACAGCCGTACCAGCGGCAATAGACTCCACCAAAGCGGAATCAGGCTGGGCAGTAGCGGCCGCAAGCAGATCGAGCGGACTCGACAAGGGTTAGCTCCCTAGCTTGGTTGAATCGGGACTAACGTTCCGGGAGTCACCAGGCCATAGAATGCTGGCGAGGCGTACTTCGCGAAGACTGCTTGCACGAGTGTCTGGCTGTAGTTGGCGTCTGGAATGACACCGAAGGGCGCGGGGAACTGCACGTTCCCAACATAGACGCCGTACATCTGGAAGGCTGGACCGTCGTAGTCCACGAGATCCCACCAGAAGTCATCATTGAGGCTGAGCGAATTTGCGCTGATGAGGCCGCCACCGCGGGTCCGGCTGTCGACGACGAGTGCCGGGTCAACGGAGTTCCTGATATGGACCCGTGCGAAGGGCTGCTGTTTGGCCGTCTTGATCGTGACGCCGCCGAGGACCTGAAGCACATTGAGGCTGGCATAAGCGGTCAGACCTTGGTAGGTCGCTACCGCCTTGCCAATCCCGGTCGTATTTGCGGTGAAGAGTCCGCTCCCGTTTATTGTACCAACCCCGCCGACAACCGTCCAGGTCAGGTTCGCTGGGCTGAGAGTTACCTCGTTGCCATAGCTATCGAAGCCGAGGGCGGTGAACTGCGTCGTTTGCCCGAGCTGGAGGAGTGAGGCGTTGGGGGAGACCTGGAGGAGGTAGACGGCTCCGGGGACGATGATCGCTTGGGCGGAACCCGAGATCGCCGAATCAACGGTCGACTGGGCCACAATCGTCACGTTCGTACCAGCGATCTCTGCGGTAAAGAGCCCGCTTGTTTGATCGATGCTTCCCGCCCCATTCACATTCACAACAGACCAGGTCACCTCGGAGGTTGGGGTGGCTCCATTGTATTCATCGATGGCAAGGGCCGTGTAACTTTGGGTCGCACCCGCTGCGAGGACCATGAGGGGCGGCGTCACGCGCAGGGCAATGAGGTCGGCGCTGGGATCTGCCGGTGGCGTGCCGGCCGTGACGGTGACGGTGGTTGACGTGGAGATCCCTGAGCCATCGGTTGCCGCGCAGTCGACGGTGATTGCCAGACCAGCGGAGGTATCACCCTGCAGGTTTGTGTAGGGAACCAGCGCCATGCTGCCGCCTGGTGGCTGCCAGTATAAGAAGAGCCCCGCCGTGCCCGTATTGCCATACCCATACTCGATGACGATGGGATAGCGTTGTCCGGCAACAAGGGAGATCGTGCTCGACATTGAGGGCTGGCCGTTATTCTGGAGGGTCTGGGTTGTTAAGCCAAGGCTTGTCACGAGCCCTTGACCGTTGACGATGAGGTTTGCCCCATTCGCAGAGTCAAGACCAATCGTATATTGCCCCGTGCTTGGCGCAAGCAGATAGCCAACGAGACGAGCGTAATAATAGGTCGAGTTGACGCCTGCGGGGCGGGCACCGAGATTTGGCGCCACCTGCGTCGAGGTCACATCGGCGGTTCGGTTGATCGGCCCGAAGTCTCCGCTCGGCAGATAGTTTCCGGCTGTGCCATTCCACCACGAGGTCTCAAGGTAGTTCGGGAGATCAATAGCGGTAAAGAGACCAGCGGAGGTGATCGTTCCGACCGCACCGCTGATGTTATTGACTGTCCAGGTCACCGGGGGATAGACGGTTTGACCTGCGGTGTTGATACCACTGGAGGTAAACTGCACGCTCCCGCCCACCAGAACACTTGGGTTCTGGGGCGAGATCGTCAGCGACGAGAGAGGCGGCGGTGGAACAACGCGAGCCGCAATCGTGACCGAGGCTGTCCCCCGAACCGCACCGCCCTGGCCACCGGTCACCGCCGTGACGGTGACCGCGTTGCCTGGCGTAACGGCGAGGAAGAGTCCTGTTAACGGATCAATCGAACCTTCGCCGTTCGTATTGGTGACCGACCACTGGACGCCAGTGGTCAGGGCACTCGTTGTTCCATCGCTGTAGGTTCCAACGGCACTGAACTGCTGGCTTGCTCCCGTTGTGAGGGTGACATTCCCCGGCTGAATCGTTAAGAGAACAAGGGTTGCCGGTGGCGTTGAAACGGGAGGCGCGGGGAAGGTCAGGGCCGCTTCGTTGGAATAGGCGGAGGTCAGCGTCAGCCCCGTGACCGTATAGGGAAGGGCGTTCGTCGTGTAGACGCCATTGCTTGCGTACACTTGATTGACGCCAACGGCTGCGCTGTTGGGAACGACAACGGAGATCAGTGATGAAGAGAGTGTGTTGGTCGTTGCGGGATGGCTTTGGTTATCGAAGTACACCGTATAGCCGCCGACCATATTCGCACAGGTGATCTGCAAGAGCGAGTTGCGACCGCCTGATGTTGGCGCAAAGGAGATGAGCGAGGGCGTCGGCGGTGGTGCAGCGGGCAGCGCACCTTGTAAGGTGAGGATGCCGCCATTCTGGATGTCGCCCGGCAGGCCGTCGTTGAAGAGCGCGTTCTCGAAGTCATTGGTCTCGTAGTGACTGATGTTGAGCAGCTGGATCTGCATGCCCGCTGTCGAGCTTGAGCCGGGTTTCTTTGGCCAGATGCGGCAGCGGAAGGCGTTCCAGTTGTTGATCGAGACGAGATCATTCTGGATGGTCGGGGGCAAGACGTTGCAGCCCTGATGGTTGTTGGTTCCAAAGAGGCTGTTGTGATGCTGCTGCGTCGTAAAGCTGTAGGCGTAAGGGCCCGTCGCTCCGGTCGAGCACTCAACGGAGAGTGCAACCTGTGAGGTTGTCGCCGTCGAATCGAAGAGTCCATTCGTCGGCGAGATGACCTTCCACACAAAGCTGAAGCGCTCGTAATAGACGGTCGAGTAGCCCTGGTTATCGTCCCAATACCAGAAGGTCAGCGAGCCATCGGTGTTTTCAGTCAGGGCCATCGAGCCCTTCCACCCGGTCGTGGAGGCGTTGTAATCAAACTCGCCCGTCAGGAAGTTGCCATTCCCGGTCACGCCGGAATAGTTGTGGGCGAGAAGTTCTGTTTCGGTAATGTAGGCCATTACGAGTCAGCCACCGGGCTCGCTGCGATAGGAGCGGGGAAGTACGTGATGCTCGAGGGGTTCACCGTTTCGCCACCCGCTGGGGACGTGCCATTATCGTAGCCTTGCACGACGAAGTACTGTGTGGACCCATTGAACGGGAACTGGCCTGAGGGAAAGGAGTACGTGTAGACGCTATTGATCGGATTGAACTGTCCGATAGGAACGGAGACCGAGTTCGGATACGGACCACCCTCGGTTGTCGACCAACTGATCTTGAAACCCGCAAGGGGCGCAGATCCTTGACCGATTTCTTCCCAGGTCAAGGTTGCTTGTTGGTTATTCAAGCTCGCTACCAGATTGAGGGGAGCCGGCGGCGGAGCAATACCGCCCGTTGAGTTGGTCCCATAATCGTAACTTCCGAGCCACCAGGCAGCGGGCGGAACGCCATTATCCTGATCTGGGATTGCCTGAACTCCAATGTAGGCAATGGCATAAACGCCCTCAGCAGCGTAGGGATTGGCAAGCTGGGCCGTGCTGAGCTGGGCTGAGAGGGTGCCGCCCGCAACGGAGATCTCATTGAGATAGACAACCGGCTCACCCGTCAGTGTCGAGGTGAAGCTGCCATAGCCGTACGTAACGGGCAGGGGCTGGAAGAAGTCATAGATCGTATTTGCGGGGTCCGCTCCGAACTGCGTGTGGATGATCCCAAAGGCACGATAGAATCCCGCCTGCCCATTGCCGGTGTTGGTCGTTGTGGGATTCGTCCCCGCGAGGATCGACTGGACGAAGACCCCATTCTGTGCAGAGGGAACCGGCGTCGCATAGTTCAGCGTTGGGAGCCCGGAGCTATAGTCCGTGCCCTCAACGCCGCCGCTGAGAATGATCGACGGGGCTGTTGAGTAGATGTTGATCGACCCGTCGGGGTTGGGTGCAAAGATCATGAGGAGTATGCGTGGATGGTCGGGATTGCGGCATAGCGGGTTCCGGCCATCGCATTGTTCGTATCGTACGCTAGCGGGGTATCAGGATTGTCGAGGAGATCGAGGACCGCGTGGAAGGGCCACCCATCAGCGGTGAGATACATGTAGAGTGCCCGCTCAACGAGCAAGTACGTCGGCAACTCATCTTCGATGGCGGCTTGGTAGTTGATGTCGAGGGTGTAGGTGATGGGAAAGACCCCCGCATACGAACTCGTATCACTGTTGAGCGTCACGAAGCCTTGAACGGTGATCGTGTAGGGCCCGGAGATCGCTTCGGGATTGATGTAGGGTGAGGTGTAGAGCGGGTCGCTCGGAGTGATCGTGTAGGTCGCCAGGAGATTGTTGTTGGGATCGTAGAGCTTGATGAGCAGATAGAAGGATCCGACACTGGCTGCGAGGGACGGGTTGGGGAATGCCAGTTGTGAGAAGGCAAGAGCGATCTCGCTCGCCGGTCCCTGCGGCGCAACGGTATAGGCGCTCGTTGTATAGGTCCGTAAGGGACCGGCAGCAGCGGTGTAAAAGGTCGTGTTGACTGCATCGACTTCGTGCCAGCCATACGTGAAGTTCATCGAACAGGGGAAGCTTGCCGTCCCCGTATTCGATGATGTCGTTGAAGCCGTCAGGCGCCAATAGTAGATCGAGCCCGTCAAACCCGCGTTCCAGACGGTAAAGGATGTGGGGCCCGTGATCTTCACACTCCCAAGCGGGGTCTCGGTTGAATCGAGAAGCTCAAGCAAGAAGTAAGATGACCCCTTCGAACTCGACGGCAGCGTGACTGAGTTGACGTTAAAGCTTAACGCATCGGCACTGGTCGTCGGGGAAATGAAGGAAACGAAGGGGGCTGAACTTGAGGCCGGCATCTCAAAGAGCTGGGGGGTTGCGGCATCGGGCAGGTAGACGGTCCCCGAGATCTGTTCGTACCACAGAAACTCTGCATGGAAGGAACAGTCATAGTAGGCCGCTCCCACATTATTGGAACTCACTTCTGCCTGGACGGTCCAGGTGTAAACCCCTGTTGGTTCGCTCGAGCCAGAGTAATAGGTGAGCGTCGAGCCCGCAAAGCCGGTCCCGGTGATGCCCGTCCAGGTATTGAGGAGGGTCATGCTCGGCGTGTAGAGCTTGACGGTGAAGCTCGTGCTGCCATAGGCATCACTTGGTGTGACGATAGCGGTCATCGAGAGCTGAACCTGATCGGTTGTATCCTGCGGACCAAGGGTCGTCGAGGGTGTCTGGAACGTATAGAGCGCCCCCGGCGAGGTGACGTAGGTCGTCGAATAGGTTGTGACCGTAGCGACTGAACTATACGCGAAGGTACAGTCATAGGCACTCACACCGGTGTCGGTGTTGGTACAGGCCGCTGAGATGATCCAGGTGTAGGACCCAGCAATGGCGCTTGCGTTGTAGTATGTATAGGTTGTCCCCGACGTCACGCCCGTATGCGACTGCAAAACCGTCCCGATGGGACTCAGCAGAGCAATGGTCAGTGACGATGCACCGTAGGAATCTGAGGGGCAGACGACGCTCGAGAGGGTCAAGGAAAGTTCGGTGCCTGAGGTGGTCGGGGCAACCGTGAGAGCGCTTCCAACGATCTGCGTTGGGAGGCCGGGGGTGTTGTTGTAGAGATAGCTTGAGGATCCCACCATCTCATACCAGGTGTTGATCGCTTTTAGTGAACAGTTATATGAAGACGTTCCATAATTCGTTGGGGTATTGGTGGCTTGGATAGCCCAGACCCAACTGCCGCCCTGCGCTGTTGGACTCCAGTAACTGAAGCTCTGATTGGAGCTTGTTGTTACTGTCCAGGATTGAATCAGTGCGCCATTGGGTGAATAGAGCCCGATCTCATAGAAGGGCGTCCCAAAGTTATTTTGGATCGGGAAGGAGATCTCCGAGAGTGAGAGGGTCAGCTGCGTTGCACTCGAGCTCGGCGCGAGCGTATTGGGCGAGCTCTGAATGACCGTCGCCTCGCCGGGAACAGCGGTGTAGGTATAGGTCGTCGTTGAGTGGATATCGGTCCAGGTCCAATTGACGGTCGCGCTACAGTTGTAGGTCGAGGGGCCCGCGTTCGTTGGCGTCGCAGTGGCCCAGACATCCCAGCGATAGACACCCCCAAGCGCATTCGGATTGATATAGGTGAGTGCCGTTCCGGAGGCAAGTCCAAGTTGGGAGAGCAAGACGGCGCCATTTGGCCCGATGAGCTGCACGTTGTACTTGGTTGTTCCATTCGCATCCGAAGGCAAGCTCACGCTTGAGAGCGTGAAGGTCATCTTCAGCGCTTGCGTCGTCGGCGCAAGGGTCGTCGCCGTCGTGTAGTAGCTCATCACCGCCCCGGGATTGGCAACGTAGGTCGTGACATCGTCGCCCTGCAGGGCACTGATCGCCACCTGCCCCGTGTAGTTCATGAGGATCGGATTGGCGAGGTTCGCAGCGAGGGGGAAGTTATCGGTCCACAGTTCTTGGCCGCTTGAGGATGCCATGCCAACAAGCCAGGTGTACGTGCCCGTTGAGGCCCAGTTATCAAAGGTGATGTTGTAGGCACTGTTGCCGGTCGGGACAATCCACTCGCCGATGTTGTAGCCTTCAGGAGAGATCAGCTGCACGAAGACGTGGAAGGTCGGGGCCGGGTCGCTGCCGCCGGCTGGCGTGCTATTGGTGGCGTCGTACTGATTGAAGATGTATTCATCTTGCATCCCCGTGCCGAGATTGCTCACCGAGAATGCGGGATTGGTTAAGGAGAAGGTCAGCTGACTGTTCTGTGAAGTGGGAGCGACGCTGACGGTGATGGGGAAGGTTTGTGTTTGATAGGTGCCACCGGCATAGGGCATCGTTGCCGTATGCTGGTAGTGAGATCCCGAGACGGTCGTGACGATCTTGCCCGTCTGATTGAGTGACCCCGTCGTCGTGACGCGCGCAATCGTCGAGTTTGTGCTCCCGGTGATTGTCGGGACGGAGACGTTCGAGGAGGTATCGCTCTCGGCGGTCTGCGTATTGGTTGTTGAAGGGGTCGCAGTGATGCTGGTTGTTTCTGCATCGAAGGATGTCTTCGTCTGCTGTCCTGGGCTCGTTGTCGTTAAGGGCGTGTTCGTGACTGCGGCAATCGATGAGCCCGTTCCGGCGACGGTCGTGACAACCGGTGCGCCCGATGACGAGGGACTAATTGAGGGAACCTGGGTATTGGTCGCAACGGAGTTGAATTGGACCTTCGAGCTCTCGGAGGTCGAGACAATGGTTGCCGTCCCGCCTGCAGTTGCAGCATGAACCTGCGCCATCGGCGTATCGACGGGCGAGAGGTAGCTTGAAACCTGCGGCGAGGAGTTATCCTGGTACGCATCGAGGTTCGGGTTGTCGTTGATGTTCCAAAGATTGAACCAGGTATGTCCGCCAGCGGGGTTCACGTCAAGGTGAATGAAGCGGTCGAACTGATCGGGGAAGCCGCGGTAGACGTAGTAGTACTCGAGATAGTCGTAGTTGACATGGACCGTGTCGCTCGACGTCAGGGTCACATTGCTTAAGGTAATCGTTCCCCGGCCGCCGTTGATATCGGCAAGAGCTGTCGGCAGGTAAGCACCGGAGGAGGTCAGGTTATCGCGTGTCACCCAGAGGTTCGTGATCCCGGCAGGAGACTGGCGCGTGACGATGACATCAATCGGATAGTTTGGATTGATGTAGATCGGCGTGTGCTGCACCTGGATCGTCGTGGCATTGAGAACGGTTGCCTTCTCATTGTTCGTTGCAATGAGGGGAATGAGTTGATCGAAGTTCTGGGTGTAGTATGGCTCAAGACCGACAAGGTAGGTATTGTCGCTAGGATCTGTGTACGTCAGCCAACCCCGGTGCATACGCAAGTACCAATTGCGCGACGCATCGAGGTTATCGGGTTCCTGGAGGAAGATCTGCGGACCATTGTCGGTCGTCGCATAGATCGTTCCATCGGGGAGGGGCAGCGAGAAGTTGAAGGCAAGGGTCCGCTGCTGGCTATTGTCACCCGATGAGGTGGGATTAATCTCGTACCAGCTGTAGGATCCTTCCCAGGTGCAGTAATAACTGCCCGTTCCCGTTCCCGTGTTGATGACGAATGCCGTGATTGCCCAGACCCACGTGCCACCAACCGCATTAATGTTCGCGTAGGTGAAGGTCTGGGGTGAGGTGATGTTCGTCCACGTCTGGACAACGCCCCCGAGCGGTGAGGTCAGGGTCACTTGGAGAAACGAAGATCCCTGACTGTTGCTTGGGCATCCGACCGAGGTGAGGTCGAGGGTCAGGGCGTCATTGGTTGAGAGGGGAGCGATGGTCGTTAGGGGTGTCGTCTCAAGGATGGAGCTGCCCGGCACACTCGTATACGTATAGGTCGTGCCGCTGACATAGATGAACCAGCCCATCGTTGCCGAGAGCGAACACGCATAGGTGGACGCCCCATTATTATTGGGGATCACACTTGCGTAGACGGACCACGTCCACACGCCGCCCGGTGCTCCTGTCGCAAAGTACGACAGGGACTGGGCGCTCATGACAACCCACGTTTGCACCGGGGTCACATTGCTTAAGGGTGAGAAGAGCGCAACGTTGTAGACGGTCGTTCCGTAGCTATCAGAGGGCAAGTTGATGCCAGTGACATTGAAGGTCAGCTGTGTCGTCGCACCCACCGGACCCTCGGTTCCGCTCGGAGTCGTATAGGTCGTCGTGTTTCCATTGCTCGCGTTATAGACGGTTGCAAGGGGCGTATACCAGCTGTATGTCCCAGCCCATCCGGCGTCATAGCCGTACGTGCCGTACGGCGGAGGGCTTGCCTCCGCCGAAGTGATGTTGACTGATCCAAAGATTTGAATCGTGTAGGCTCCGGGGACCGCACTTGCATTGTAGTAGGTCAAGGTCTGCGGGGTCGTCACGGCCCATGTCTGGAGAACCGTTCCAGAGCCCGGTGCGAGGACATTCACAACAACTTCGCCGCTGCCGTGACTGTCTGATGTGATGCTGACACTCGTCAGATCAATACTCAGTGCGGTCCCACTTGTCGTTGGGGCAACGGTATTCGCCGGCGTTGGAGACGTAAATGCCGCGCCATTATGGACCTGGAATCCCTGCGCGCTGTAGGTGTAATAGACGTTTTGCCCCGCGACCTTTGTCAGGGTTCCGCTGCCCGTCGTCGACGGGGTGGTTGCGGAGATCTGCGGACTTGAGGCATTCGAGATCGGTGAGCTGTGAGGAACGTTGTTGTCAGTTGTATCAACCGAAGAGACAATGGTCGCCGTTGAGTTGGAGGTGACCGAAGGCAAGGTTGAGGAGACAAGTTCGGCCCCGACAGAATTATCAAGGACGGGCGCTGCGATATAGGCAAAGGGGAGAAAGGTTGTGCTCGGCTTGATCGCCTGAAAGAAGCACGGCGTGACGTTGAGCGTCTCGGAGTTCTCACCCCACTTGACGACATAGCGCTGCCGGTAGGTCCCTTGGAAGTTCGTGAAGACCTGAAGATAGAAGTCGTCACCCGTCAATCCAATCGGCTGAACCGCCCAGAGATATCCTAAGGGAAGGGGCTTGCCACTCTCGGACTGGATGGAAACCAGACTGTTGAGCTGCTGGGTGTTGGGGTTCTGGTAATACGCAATTGTTTCGCCCGTCGCGAGATTGCTTTCGCCCTCTTCAAGGAGCGCAATGAAGTCATCGGTAATCGCGTTCCGCAAATTATCGGGGAGCCCGGAGAAGGACACTGGGAAGCGCAGATACTCACTGTAGAAGAGCGGGATGTTTGTTGTGGCGCCGGCGGAGTCCGTGAAGGGCGATGTGATGGTCGTGAAGAGAACGTTATCCGTTGGGGCCGACCACGGTTCATTTGTCTCAGGGTCGATGACCTGACCGCCGACGAGCAAGAGCTGCCGCACATTCGCATCGAGGTTGTTGCCCATGAACTTCTCGGAGTTCTGCAGGTCGTCATCGGCGACGACAACGTCAGGCACCGGGGGGATCTTCGTTTGCACATACGCGAGGTTGACCGCGCCCTCAGGGACGTAGTCACCATATCCCACGACGATGCCGGGGGAACTTTGACCGTAGGGGATCTCAACGTATGAACGTGCCATTATTCGGAGTGCCTGCTCATTCGAAGGGTGTATACATTTCGATGAAGGTCTGGGCTAACAAAGTGGAGATCGGATTGCCTTGGTCATCAAAGAGCTGCATGGCCGCGGTCACCTGGGCAACTTGCGAGAACTCAGAGGCGGGGAAGTGCGTCGAGACCTGACCGTAGTAATCGGTCGTGCCATTATAGGTCTGTGTTCCCTCGCGATAGGAAACAAGGATGATCACCGGCAGCCCATTGGTCGCATTCCCCGCGGCATCCGTGACCTGGACCCGCACGCTGAAGGTCGTCACTCCATCTGCTACAACCGAGGCCGGGTCAGCAATCACCGTCATCGTCGTCGGTAAATAGAAGTCAGACGTCACATAGACGAAGCCTTGATTGCGTGGGTTGAAGTAGGGGTGGAGGGGCAGTGACGTGAGGTTGCGACCACTCCCTCCCTCGTAGAGGATGAGGACGCCGGTCGGCTGGTCTTGATCCATCACGAAGTAACTTCCGATGTCGGTCGTTGAGGGATCGATGTAGAAGCTGTTCTGCAGCTGGTAGGAGATCGTCAACTCGGTCGTGTCCGGGACAACCGTGGTGAAGGTCAAGCTGTTGTCGAGAGATCCCGTTGCGCTCGGAGTGTACGTGAGCCCATCGCTTGCGGCGAGGACGTTGATGTTCTCAAGGCCTTCGTAGGTGAGGTAGACGGTTGCCGTGCCATTGCCGCTGACGGTTTCGCTCGTCGTGAGGGTATAGTTGTTGGCATCGTCGGTGAAGTAGACGCGGCGCAGGGGTGTGAAGCCGCCGTCAAGCGCCACGATGGAGGCGTAGACCGGCGTATTGGGCATCGCGCCATTGAGTAAGAGGTTGCTTGAAACCGTCTCAGCGTAGATCGGCTGTGAGAAGAAGTAGTGCTCTTCTTGATTGAGATAGTAGACGCCGGGTGCCACCATGGCAAACCACGCGTCACTCTCTTGGGCGAGGGGCACGAAGGGTGTGGGTTGGTAGGTCGTGCCATTGAGCTGCCGTTGCTGTGCTGCTTGATTGGCTGCGGTCGCTGTGGCTGCGGCAATATCGGTCGGGAAGGCAATGGAGAGGAAACAGTCGGTGTCTTGTCCGATGCCGGCCTGGAAAGCCATGAAGCGGTTGATCGTCGCGGTTGAGATCGCCGTCCCCGGTGTATTGAAGTCAACGTAGTAACCGGTTGTCGAGGGGGTCGCCGAGAAGGTCGACTCGCCGAAGATCGTTGAGCCGAAGATCGAGGGTGTGTAGTTTGCGCCGGGGATCGTCGTCAGCGTCCCGGAGTAGAAGATCCGCTGGGGCGAGAGCGTCTCGGCATACTGCGGATCAAAGAGATTCGGCAAGAAGCCAAAGTCACTGTAGCGCTCATTGAGCGTATGCCAGATATTGCGATCCCAGCGCACGTCGCCCCACTCGAGGGGCGCAACCGTCGTGATCTCCTGGGCGAAGGCACGGAGAAGCGGCGTCGCCGCACCCTGTGCGGTGTAGAGGAGATCTTGGATCTGCGGGTCGGTGAGGTTGTTGACCCAGACCTGATCGCCGTCAATATAGCGCAGATCATAGGTCTCCGTGAAAGGCGACATGGAGAGGTACTGTCCGTCCCAGGTGACGGTGGGCGGGAGGGTGACGAGAAGATCAAAGGGAGCGGCCGTGGCAGAACCCGAGTTCGTCACATTGACCGTCAGCGTCCAGGTCGCATTCGTTGGGATTGCGGCGGGATCTACATCCGGTGGTGTACTTGTGTAGTTGGGGAAGAGGGGCACACCTGCGGGCGTTGGGTCTACCGTGTAATGCGCCGAGATCCGCATGATCGGCGCAAGATCCGTAAGGACGTCAGGCTGCGCTTCGAGCTCGAGCGGGAAGTTCCCCAAACTGTCGTCGTAGATGTAGCCAAGCTGAAGCTGATCGCCCGCTGTCGCTGGTGTGCTCAAGGTGAAAACACTGGTGGAAAGTTCGCTATAGTCCACGCCCTTGACGAGCGCATAGCCATTCTTCCAGACCTGTAAGCTGCCGGGGTACCAGCGATTCGTGGGTGCTCCGAAGCTCGTTGTGTCGCGGGTGGGGTTGATGAGATCGTAGATTGGCTGGGCCGAGGCCGGGACGGTGTTCGTGAAGAGGAGGGGCACCGCACCGGGCACGACGATCCCACCCGTTGCCATGAGCTGTAAAGTCGAACTTGCGGTGCCGCCGATTCCGAGTTGCGGGAAGCTGAGGACGACTTGATTCTGTGCGTTCTCTGCGGTGCCGCTGGCTGCATCAGCGAGGGTGGTAACGACGCTGTAGTACGGGAGGGGAAGGCGGTCGATGAGGATCGTGTCCCCGTAGACATTTCCCGTACCAATCGCGATGACGGGCGAGGATGCGGTGGCCCCCGAGAGATTGGTAAGGTTGGGATGGATGCCCCAGCTCACATGGTTGACCAGGCCCAGTTCTGTTGCGAGGGCGTTGCGTAAGAGCGGGAGGGTTGGTCCCGAAGGATAGAGGACCGCATCGATGAGCCGGCGCTGGTAGGCGAGGTTATCTTCGCCTTGCAGGCGGGGCTTATTGAGATAGGTGCCGCACTCATCGAGTCCCGTCCACACCATGTGGAGAACCGGTGGAAAGACGACCTCGCCCGGTGCAAGATTGTTGACCGCCGTTCCGCCATTCGGTGTCGGTCCGGTCGTCTGCAACCAAACCTCGAAGTACGGTTCGCGGGTGTAGACGTAGGGCACGTCTTCTGGCAAGACATAGAAGACATCGTAGGTCGTGTAGTGGACTTCGAAAGTCGAACCCGACGCGGGAGCCGCCGAAGCCGTAAAGGTCAGGGTCTGGAGATCTCCAGCCACGGAGTAGTTATACGAAGGGATCTCAACATTGGGACCGTTGAGATAGATCCACTCAATCTGCCGCGAGCCATCTTCGTTGACCCCCACCCGATTGGGAAGCGAGTAGGCCGATGCACCTCCCGCATACGTCGCAATCTGCGAGAGCCCATAGTAGAAGTCAAAGAGGCGAAAGCATTGCTGTAAGATGAGCTGCGGGACACGGTTGGGATTGAGCGTCTCGGTGCCATCGGGCTGGACCGTCCCAAGATAACTTGGCTCGAGCGTAGCGGAAGCACCCGTACAGCCGGTCTGCGAGTTCTGCAGGGAGACACGGTAGACAAGGTCCAGAGAAGCAGGCGAGCGCCCCGGGTACTCCAGGAAGCGCTCGTAGAGGTTCTCATCAAGAGCCATGTCGAGCAGCTCAAGCTCGATGGCAAAGGTGTTCATCAGGCGCTGCCAGTGGCTCCCCTGAAGGCTTGCGTTATAGGCCGATGCAGCAGTAACCGCTGTAAGTGACAGCGGTCCTTGGGGCAGCCCATAGGTGCGGGCATCGGTCCAGCTAGGGAGGGTATTCGCCAACTCCTGCGTGAGGTTTGTTGGCGGATTCTCCCCCGGAAGCAGATGCCTGAAGTCAGCAGGCATTACGTAATGGAGATCGTTCCTGGAAGAAGCTGCTGATCAAACTGCGGTGTGTAGTTCCGCAGGAGCTGCTCGACCGTGTTCCCATTCGCGTCGGTCGTCGAGATCGTTAAAAGATCGAAGTCGGTGATGGTGCCGTTCGTCCCCGATGACGTCAGGACGACGGCATCAAGCTCAGCCGTAATCAAGGCTTGTCCCATCGTCAGCCCATTGATGTAGGTGTTGATCGCTGCCTGCGCTTGTGTTTGCAAATTGGCAACGTTCGTGCCGACGCCCGTTGAGGTGGTAATGGTCGCCGTGAGATTGACGTAGAGTGGGGTCGGGGTGAGGACGATGTTATAAGCGCCAGCTGCTCCCAAGAGGGCAAGCGCACTCGCTGCCGCACTCACCGTCGCTGCATCGACAATACTTCCACTTGACACCAAGTAGAAGGCCATAGTCCCGATCCCTTGGGTGTAGGGGACCGTCACCACGTTCGTCACACTCGAGAGGTTTGAGAGCGCGCTCACAAGCGCAGAGAGATTGGTCCCCGTCGCACCGGTGATCGCCCCCGCAATACGCGCACGCAATGCGGCATCGCTCTCGCCCATGCGGGCGGTCACGCCGACGAGGAGACCGAGCCCTTCGAGCGAGTCGGTGGCAGCCTGTGAGAGGTACTGCGTCCCGAGGTTCGAGGCCATGTCGCTGTAGAGATCAGCGATGTGGAGATCCACGGACTCAACCATGCTGCGGAGCACGGTGCCTTGGTAGTTGGCATCGGTATAGCCAAGAGAAGAAAGTCGGGCAACCGCGTCAGCGTTGAGGGTGGCGAAGTCTTTCTGGATCAAGGCCACGGAAAGACTCCTACGATTGGTTCGTCAGATCAACCACGGTTGTGTAGAGAGGGGCGGTCGACTGGACGGTTGGCTCTGTTACGCTGACGGCAAACATGATTGAGTTGAGATCCAGGGGCACGGCATCAACGGTCACGTTCGAACTACTAAAGCGCCCGTCGTAGGTCAGGGCGCTTTGGATGTTCGATTCCCCAAGACTCCCGGTCTGCTGGTTATTGGGCATCCCGACGATATCGAGGAGGTTGGCCCCGATGGGCCACTGTGCTTGGTCTGGGTTCGAGGTAAGACACCGGTAGTTGATGTCTTGCATATCGATAGAAATGCCGCTGCCAACGACCAAGCCACCCTGGTAGTTGGGAATGAGATCTCCGGTGGGGGTAATCGCCAGATCGACCATCATGCTCCTGGGAGCGAGGATGTAGTCTAGCTACGTTCTCTCTATCTTACCACAAGGAAAGAAGCTGATGCTATGGCGAAGGAGGACCCTATCCGAAGTTGCCACCTCCTACCCTCTTATGCCCCGCCCCCATCTGTAGGGCGCCAGTTCTCATAAAAGAAACGTGGCGCCAGGATGTATGGGGTATGGGTACTAGCCAGAGGCACGAGGGCTTGGCCGACGCTTGCGCGCCGTAGGGTAAAGGGTAGCTTCTCTAGCCCCCGCCCGAAGTTCCTGCTGAGCTCAGGGCTGGTCCGATCCCCGGCACGGCGGAGAGAAGCAAGCTCTGGAGCTGGGTTCCAAGGACGGTGCCTTCGATGGAGGCGTTGTAGGCGGGCTGGAATTGGTATTTGATGAGAGGCTGGAGGGCTAGGCCCACCGGCCCGAGGGTGACGGGGAAGCCAGCCGCCTCGAGCAGCCCCGGGATCCCCTGCATGAGCATTTGGAGGAACATGATCGCCGCGAAGTTGAGCATCGGGAGCTTCTGCGGGGTCAGGGTGCAGTAGGTCTGGAAGGGGTCGGTGTAGTTGACTGCCCCGTCAATGGCCGAGAAGTCCCCGCCGACGGAGGAGATCGTGCTCTGGATCCCCGAGATCGTGGACTGAAGGGAGGTCAGACTTGAGATCCCAGGAACTGCGGCCTCCCCATACGCGAAGGCGTTCTGGAGCTCAGAGATCCCCGGCGGCATGTTGAATGTTGGGTTGAGGGCCGGGTTGAAGGGCGTGTAGTTCCAGAGTAAGCTGCCATTGGCGGCCTTGAAGTGGATGATCGGCGCCGAGGCGATGATGACATCAGCATAGGTCAGGGCGCAGGTGGCATTGGTTCCCGCGTCATTCCCGATGAGGAGCATGCCCGCTTGCCCGGACGCAAGGGCCGCTTCCTGCCGACTGTCGTGCCCGTCGGTGACATAGCTGCGTAGCCGCAGGACTTGATTGGTCTGCGTGTTGATGATGCCCTGATCGTCGTCTTTCCAGTAGGCGCCCCGCGCTTCCACTTGGGTTGGAGGAAGGACACGGGTAAAGAGATCGGTGATGGCGAGCTGCCAGGGCTGGCTTTGAAGACCAAAAGACATTAGTCGGTCGTTCCTACGGGGATACCGCTCTTGCTTCCAGCGTTGGTAGGATCATTATACTTCACTTCTCGCCGCTGGTTGATCTTCAGCTTCCCAAGCTCGGTTGAACGGGCCTGGTACTGCTTCCAGCTTCGTGCGACGACCACAAGGTAGTGGTCATTCTCACCATGGTCAATGGGCTTGTAGGGATCAGTTACCCCACGGCCGATGGAGGGATTAACAATACCCGCTCCCCCATTATACGCGCGAATGATCCAGAGCGGATTCATATTTCCTGGTGAGTTGACATACTGTGTGATAAGAAGGTTGACGTAGGCAGCGCAACACCAAATACTCGTCGTTGCGTTGCGGGGATCTTTCTTCAGCGTGGGGTTCTTAGCAAAAGCGGCCGGGTAGGCATCGCCATTGAAGGTATTGGGCTCGAGCTGGCAGAGACCCATAGCTCCGGTGCGTGAAAGAGCTTGTGTGTCACCATGTGATTCATTCGTAAGGATTGCGGCAATGAAGTTCGGGTCAATGTTGTAGGCAATCCCCGCTTGGTTGATGTCAAAACGGTAGGCATAACAACAGCAGCTGGGATCGCAGTTGAAGCCAGAGGCCCCATAGTTCATCCCGGCTGGGGTAAGGCTATTCCCGTCGAATGGGCCGCCAAACCCGCCGCCTGATGTGCCCGGCGCAGAGACGCCCGTATTGTCAAAACCCCCAACGAGGGTGGTACTACCCGTTAAGGTTTGGGGCGTCGTCCCGGTGTTTTGGAGCTCAGCAATGACATGTTGCACGGGCGGGTGCAAGAACTGATAGGAGACCGGGGCGCACTCGGAGGGCTTCCCGCCATCGTAGAGGATCTTCACGGCGAGGGGTTGGCCCCCGTCCTTAAGATAGTGAATGAGATCGCTGCGACGACTTGCCTCGATGTTATTGATATGCATCGGCAAGTTGTAGATCCACTTGTTCCCTTGTGGTGTACGAACTCGGACGTCGAGGAGAACGTCATCGTTCTGGAAGCCATCGACCCGTCCGAAGAACCCGGCGATGTAAGTCTCAAAGGATTGAATAGCGGAGGCGAGGGTGTACCAGAACTCTTGGGGCGTGTAGCTTGCGCCGGTGGTGAAACGGCTGTAGCTTCCTCCCGGTGGAGTCAGATAGGCCTCTCCCGTGTCGGGATAGAGCGTGACGCGGCGCGCGGGATCAACGACCTTCTCAAAGATCTCTTGTTTGAACTTGGTCCGGTTGTTGATCTGACTCATTTACTCTGCTCCGAGATGAACGTGGTCTGCGCCGTTATCGGTGAAGCCCTTCTCGCCAATCGCTGCGTAGTTTGCATCGGTCTGCGCGGCCCCGCCAAGTCCGATCTGATAGCACCAGACGGACTGGGCCGCAGCCGAAAGGAAGGCCTGGAACTTCGGATCGTTCTGGTCCATGTAGTCGCCCGCCGTCTCGGAATTCAAAGGCCAGCAATCAACGCAGTAGCCGTTCGCATGGGAGTGCAGGCCGAGGTAGGCATCGTTGGAATGGTCGGTGCGCACTGCCGTAATCTCAAGGTGGAACCCCTTCCCGAGGAGCTCGAGCAAGAGCGCGATGAGCCCCGTCTGTGTGAGGGATTCGTTGAGCAGATCAGACTTCTGGGTGCTGTCCTGGTAGATCAGCTGGGCGGCGAGTGACTCACGGGCTTGTAACGACACGAGACTTCCCCTTCACGGGAAGATCGGGCCTAACTAGGTGCGCGTTGCGATATGGATGTGGGCACCGGTTCCACGATCAATAAACATGATCGTGCCATCTCCAACATCGGTCCCTGCGGGGGTCGTCAGTTCAGCGAGCTGGCCCGCATCGTAGTAGCTGTTCACACCGATCTGGGCGACATTGTATCGTTCGGCGAGACGAATGAGTCGCAGTCCAGCCGGAGGGGTTGCGGCAACATTAATCATCGGCCCACCGTTCTCGCTGACGAGACCGATATCGATGGCCTGTCCCTTGTAGTGATAGGACCCCGTCCCCGCCCCGAGATCTCCATGGGAACGTGCTGCTGCTGCAGTCATATAGACCGAGATGCCGTTCTGTGTGAGGAAGTTTAAGAAGGAGATGATGTCATTGCTGACACCTTGGCTTGGCGGGGCGGTCTGTTGTGTGAGGAGCTCGGTCATAATCAGTGAGCTTTCCCATTGGTGCTTACTGATAATGGCCATACGCGAGGACGTGCTGTAGCTGGTTCCACCGCTAAGAAAGGTGACGGGATTGGCAACTGACCCGCTCTCCGTTGGAACAGCGATGCCGGCAACCGGAGCAACAATGACCGATTGCGCGGGCGAGGCTGTCTCTAAGCCCTTTGCGAGGGTGGCATGAACCATGTCTCCCCGTGGCTGAATGGCCCCCAATTGACGGAGCTTCTCTTTGTCCGCGTCACTGATCGTGAGCGACGTATCTCCGGGGAGGGCAGCCTGTAGGACAACGGACTCCGAGTGTCCGTTCAGGCCTGCTTGAAGTTCCGCCCCGCGATACTTGAGAAAGACCATGACAAGGGAGGTCTGGTCGTCCCAGTACCGTGAGATCGCAGTCCATGCGTACCCAAAGATAATCTGGAAGATGACGTTCGCCGCAAGGCCAATGGGATTGAAGCATGAGATGATGCGGGCTTCCATGAGGATCGGGAAGAGCTCTGCAGCGAGTCCTGCAAGGCGCCCACCGGCGACGGCGAGATCTTCGGTGACTACAGCTTGGATGCTCTTCTCACCGACTTGCCCAAAGGCATCAGCAAGGATCTCGGTGAGATCAGCTCCCGCGCCAGCAAGGGTCTTCGAGGTGAGGGTCGTTGACTCGCGGGTGAGGAAGTTCAGGACGCCGCGCTTGGCAATGACTTCCGCCGCGGTCCGGTTGACTGCTTGATCGAATGTCCCGTTCGTGAAGTTCAGGAAGTTCTTGGCAATGGCGTCCTTGATAGCCGCATCGAGGATCTCTTCGCCATTCTCGTCGATAGCTTCGGCAAGAACTTCGTTGATGATCTGGGCGGCTGTCTCACCGGAGACTTTCTCGACGCCAGTCTTCCCAAAGATTGACCGTGTCTTACTGACGGCATTGCTGATGTTCTGGGCGAGTTGCTGGTACTCGCTTGCAGTGGTTCCAAAAGATGATTGCACGGAGGTCGAGACACTTGTGCTTCCGGAGAGAACACGATTGAGCCCATCGAGGATGAGGTTGCGGATCTGATAGGTGAGGAAGCGGGGTTTGAACGTCGAGACCGCTTTGCCTCCGATCTTTAGTTCGTAGCCAGTCGGGGGCGGTTTGCTGCCGCCCTTCAGAAACGAGAAGATCCGCTGGGTGATGTTCTGCTTGGTGACCTTTACGCCAAAGTTGAAGAGTGACTGAGAGAATTGCTTGGTCCCTTGACACAGGGCCCACTTTGCTCCCAAGAGACTGACCACGTCCGCCGCAAGGTAGCCGCCAAACCAGGCCCACATCGAGCTCCAGTAGTTCTCACCCTTTACTTCGCAGAGCATGTCCGGCTCAATCGAAGTCACATACCCGACATCGAAACCGAAGTGATGAGTGACCTTGCGCACTCCGCACAGTCCTCGCACGTCCGTGTAGGTGTCGTTGAGGTACATGATGTCGTAGGGCTTGACTGTCGGATCTCCAAGGACAAGCACCTGCCCTTGGTACATGAGCTTTTGGTAGTCACGCAAGATCGCGCGCGCCATCTGGCGCATGTTCTCCTCGGTGATCCAATGCCCCATGCCGCCGGCAATCGAGAAGTCGGTGCCGGGGATCCCGATATTCTCTGCCCAGTAGCCGACAAGGTCGAGCCCCAAGCTCCCGATAATGGCCGCCTTGGTTGGCGCAACGTCGAGACCAAGGACGTCGGTGTTTACAATCGCTGTCTTGCGGAAGGCCGAGGAGATCTGCCGGTCAACGGTCTGATGAACAGGCTTGGGCGTCGGGCGTGAGGACTGATAGCCCTGGCCGTTGTACCACATGGCAATGACGTCCGTGTAGGTCTCTTCGTCTGAGGCACGGATCGTGTTCGTTAAGAGGTTAGACGTTGAGCCATAGTAGTGGAACTGGCAGAAGGTCTTGGTCTTGTAGCCGACCGGGTAGCCGTAGAAGCGATCAAGCCCCGGGTCCGCTTGCCCGAGATCGTAGGCGGAGACGCGCTGGTAATCATAGCGGAACTGATAGTAGGGCGCTCCAAAGAAGAGGGTCGAGCGGTACTCGAAGGGCACGACGGCCGCGACGTAGGGCGGGAAGTATTGTGCCATCGTGGAGATGACATCCCAGCAGGTCTTGTTCTTCGTGTACATGTTGAAGGTAATGCCCGGCGGGTGTGGGCCCATGAGTTGCGTCTGTCCCACGTCAGGGAGAGGCGGCGCGTCAAACTGTCCCGAGCTGGGATTGAACCCACCCTGGGCTGCCTTCGCTTGAACGTTATCGATAGCCGTCTTTACACTGTAGGGATTGGCAATGACACCAGCGGCTTGCTGCGCAAAGTAGTTGACGCCAACTGCTGATGAGAAGCTGCCAACTTCTCGGAAGAACTTCGAGAAGGGGGTGTAGATCGAGTAGACGTTCTCGCAGGTCTCACCGTATCCCGATGGGATTCCTTGGTTGAGCATGTTCGCGGTATTGCCGACCAGAGCAGCCGCGATGCCCGCAACCTTGTACGTTTCCGCAAGCTTCGGTTGCCCTGCCGCTCCCGCAACCCCCGCCGCCGTTGTAAGACCAGCCTCGAGTAAGCCACCCGTAAGAAAGTTGATACCGGCGAGGGAGGCTTGGTACACATAGTCGGTCAGGGTCTTCGAGGGATTGGTGAACGGCGCCACCTTCCGGTAGGCGCTGATCTGCTGGGGCTGATTGATCACGTGCGTGTCAGGGTCGAGAACGTCGATGCCCTCAGGTCCATTGTCACCAATTGCGTCCCAGAACTGGAAGAGGTAGGGGTTGCCGAAGTGGCTGATACCAATGGGGTTCTCGGCCCATGCGCCGCCTTGGCTTGCACTATAGATGTCGTGCTTGATGAGGTTCCAGAACTTCGTCCCAAGACTGTAGTCGTAGAGCTCTTCGCCGTGGGAGTTGAGCATCTGCCCAATGATTTCACGTGGCTCGTAGGTGAGATCCATCATCTCACCGGTCGGCGCCTGACCGTGCACGAGACGGTTCCCATCAGCAAGGAGTCCCGGAAGGAAGCCGCGGTCGGGTCGGTTGATGGAGTTTGTCTCGGATTCGGCAGAGGGGATCAGCTTCGTGAGCTCGATTCCATCACCAACTGCGATGATCTGCACCCGCTCGCCGAGACCGACCTCCGCAATACGTCCATTGAAGAGGACCGGGAATTTGGCGCCGTTTGAACCGTAACCCATGCGGATGTGGACGCGCACGCCTGGCGCAAGCATGACCTGACCTTGCTGCTTCTTGCGCTGTTCAATTTGCTGCTGAACGACACTGTCCGTCCCGAGCAGCAGGCGGATCGGGTTGACGAATCCCTCGACCCAGCGATTGATGTTGTTGCGGATGTCGTCGGTGGCCGCAAAGACCTCGCCCATGTTGAAGCTTACTGCGCCCTTCGCCACGCTGAGTGCGGCAGTCCCGAGATTGCTGAGAACCGGGATCGTATCTCCGTTGTAGTTGTAGAGCGCTGAGAGCATATTTGCGCTCAGCTGGAACTGCGTGTAAGACGAGAGATTGCCGTAGGTGTTCATGATCTCAATGATGGCGGTATGCATCGGATCCCGGCGATCATTGATGATGTCTATGGATTGGATAGCCTGGAGGGCATAGAGATTCGGCATGAGGTTTTGCCAGCCGATCTTCGGGCCTTCGTCCATGAGCTGAAAGACGTAGGTGGGGTAGGCTTGAACGAGCCGCCCCGTCATGTCGTGTTCCATAAGATCCCGAAGCATGGCGATCATACGCCCATGTTCGTCGATCTGCTGTGAACCAACATCGACGGGATGGTGACTCTGAAGCGCCTGATTCAGGTAGGCTCGCGGGTCCTTCCCATCTTTTTTCTGTCCTAGGATCTCTTGTGCGGAGTCCTGGACCGCCGCCGGAAGTCCGGGGATTTTCAGCCAGGATGCCGTCCCGTAGTTCCCGGCATTGACACCATAGCTATTTTCTCCCGGGTGGGTAATCTGGACCGACTGCCCGTCGACCTGAAGCGTCGCTTGGTAGTTGCTTTGCTGCGTGACCGTGGGGGTAAACTGATTCGTAGCCGTTTGGGTGCCGTTGTTAATGGTCGGCATCGTTAGTGAGCCAACGAGATTGGTGTGGCCGCGCTGCGGACCTGATTCCCAGGCAGTCGACGGCCGCCCTTGATTCGTATTGTCGCTACCGGGTGCTGCCTCGGGAGCCGTTGCGCCCATCGCCTGAGGATCAACCCCGTAGAGACCGCCCGCCGGATGCTCATCAAAGAGAGACTGCCGAACCGCTTCGCTAACGGAGCCAGTGATGTTGAGAGCGATAGTTCCGTTCTGGTTGAGGGTGGAGATTTGGCTCGCGACCTGAGCAAGGTACGATGAGGTAGCCGCTCCGAGGGGGTTGATCGGAATGTTCAGCTTTTCGGCGAGGAGCTCGTTTGGGTAATCGATGTAGAAGTCAGGATCGACGAAGCGACCCTGGTCAGTCCAATACTCCCAGCGCAGTTGCTGCATGGCGAGCTGCGCCTGTGCCTCACCGAGCTGCGATGGGTCGAAGATCTCTCCGTTCTGAAGAGCTGCCTGGATACGCTCGAAGGTCGGAAGCTCGAGGTCAGGATAGAGCTCGAGGTAGGCCATCTGTTCTTTTGCTTCCTGAATAGGCGCAGCCGCAAACCACGCATTGACCGGCCGACCGGTTGTATCGAAGCCATTGTTGCCCTTGTCACCGGTTGGTTGACGGGGGTCCTTGGCAGGGTTGTAGTCGTTGATATAGCGCTGCCAGAAGACATAGCGCGGATCGGTCCCGGCGCTGATGGGTCCAACTTCGCCCGAGACCCCTGAAGGCAACTGCTCGTTGATGAGCTGGGGCAGGAGCGCTGCGCCCTTCACGGCTTCAATACGGCGTTGATGACGCTCGAAAGAGATCATCTCAATCGCGACGGTAAAGATGTTGGGATAGCCCTCGACGGGTTCCGACACAATGTTCGTGAAAACGACATTATGCACGCCCATAAGGGAAGCGATCTCATTCTCAAAGCCAACAAAGCCGGCAACGAGTTCATAGCGTGCCTCGCGGGCATTGGTACGAGCGTATTCAACCATTGCCCGCACGGAGTCGAGTGCCGCGAGGGTCAGTGCGGTGAAGGTAACGGTGAAGCGAACTTCGCCCCCTCCCATGTGTTGGTAGCCCGGCGTCTCATTCGCTGGAGAGCGCACCATCACAAATGAGTTGTTGATCTCGGCCGAGATGCCGGTCATGATCAGGTCGGGTGTATCCCATGGACGCATCCGTGCCTTGGCGTCATCGGTGAAATTGGTGATTTCAGCGAGAAGGTTCTCGAGCGCTTCGTAGATCGAAAGCTTCTCACTCTGTGGCAAGATCTTCACCGCATCGCTGAGGGCATAGGTCTGCCAGCGGTTGTACTGATCGTGAAGATCAGAGAGCCCCTTCAGCCATGCGCTGTCGACAACCGTGAATTGAAACTGGGCTGACATGGCGTCGAATGGTTCGCGAGTACTGATGAGGTAGGGCTGCGAAGCAGTCAGTCCATTAAAGGTCTGTTGTTCCGAGGTGGTAAGGGGGGCCGAGCTTGGAAGATCGGGCCATTTCGCACATACGCGCCACTGCCCCGGCAGCCATTCCGCATAGGCTTGCTGCCAGTACCAGCGTTGTAAGGGGTAGATGAAAGCGGAGTCAAACTGATAGGGCGGGATCGATGAACAGAAGGTGCCGATTTCGAGAGCCTTACACCACAAGACAACAGCAAGCGCGTTCGGGATCTGTTGTCCATCCTTGGTACCGGCCCGGAGGAAGAGCCGCTCGAGCGCGAGGACATGAACCCCATTCGAATTGAGGTACGTGTTCGTGACGGGCAAGATGGGCGTGCGCTTGAATTGAGCAATCAGACTCGCGATACTGCGATTGTCGATAGGTGGCGAGCTTAAGTAGCCCCCGCTGACGCGACGATTATCGGGATTAGGATCAACTTCTCCGGTCGAGAGTCCGAAGACATCATAGGCACTCGTGACTTCAAACTCGATCTGGACGATCTTCTCCACAAAGCCGGTGGACATGACAATACCGCCCGTTGTCCGAGGGACCGGTTCGACGTGGTTGTTGGAGACATCCGTGAGAGAGATACGGTACGGCGGGACCGTCGCGGCAAAGTCTCCGATACGAAGGTAGTCTTCGTTACCGATGAGCTCCCCGTCCAAACTGCGGTCAAAGTTGATCGCGAGGAGCTGGGGGAAGTTCTCATCAGAAGGATAGCGGAGGAGAGGCAACCAGGAAGCAGATCCTTTACGGGGCTACGAGCGGCCTTTCAACTGATCACTCGCGTCCTTGTCACGGTCGCGGGTCGTGCGGCGTGCGTCTTGCATATCGACGTTCACCTGGGCCCCAATGGCGTTGCTGATCCCGGCACGGAGCGCTTCGGGGCTTGACATGTCCCCGTTCCGACTTGCACGTACCTGGATGTTGTAGCTCTGGGCCGAGCCACCGGTGTCGTTACTCATGACGCGGGTGCGGCCGCCCGTTGGGGGCTTGGGCATCTCGGGGGCGTCGCGGATCTCCCCGCTCTGTCCGAAGGTCACGGCTGCGGTTGCCAGGGCGCCTGCGCCAAGGCCGGCCATGACCCAGGGGTTCCGGAGTTTCTCCATCACCCCGCTCATTGAGAGCTTCTTTGCTATTTTAGCACCATCTTCGACCATTGAGCTAGCGTTTTGGGTGACCGGGGCCGAGATCATGTTCTCGGTGAGGTCCTTGGTCTCGGGCAGCACGGACTCTGGGATGCTTGCCCCGATCTTGGGTTCGGTCAGAGCTTGGCTTGCTGCCTGTGCCTCTTGCATGCGCTCTTCGGTTGTTCCGGCGGCGTCGATAGCCCCACGTCCAAAGATCCGTGAGAAGATGTCAACCGCGCTCCGGCCGACTTTCTTCCCTGGGTTGGTAATAGTGCGCACCCAGTCCCCGGCATTCGCTAGGTCAAGTGGCCCGGCGCCGTTCTTCATGGCGGCTTGAGATTTCCAATTGACCGGTTCGGTAAAGGATTCAAACCAGGAGATCTCTTTGCCCCACTTGTCAAATTTCGGTTCCGCAGCCTGGCCAGTTTTCACCATGTCTGTGAAAGCCTTGAGGGCTTGGTACTTCCAGATATCCTTACCGGCTTCCATGTCCTCCTTGGCGCCCGCAAGGAAGTACTTGTCCATGTAGCTATCAACGTTCATGGAGCCAGCGCTCGTTTGCAGCAAGCCGCTTTTTTTGTCATAGAGGTCCTGCGTCTTGTCGATCACCGATGCTCCCGCCACGCCCGGGACACTCACGGGCTTGCCAACCGACTGCTGTTGAAGGAGCGTGGTGAAAGCGTAGGGGTCAAACTGATTGCCGCCCTTCACCTTGAGGAACTCTTCACGAATGATGCCCGCGCCGGTATACTGCAGCGCTGCTAGCTCTCGTTCTTCTGGACTTGCTGCGGTGTTCTTGATCGTGTTCATGAGCCGGTCTTGGATAGGCGTCGTCACCGCTCCGATGAGACCCTGCGCACTATCAACCTCGTGCTGCTCGAGGATCCTCTCCATCGTGCTCATCTTTAAGATTGGGAGATTGGTATGATAGTAGTTCTCAAAGTTGGCGAAGAGCTCTGCTGTTTTGGGCAGGTTCGCTTTGATCTCTTTAAGGGCGGCTTCATGCCCTTCCCACGCTGCAACCTTGGCCGTCCATGCCGATTCGAATTGCCCGTGCAATTTCTGCATGATCGCCCGATTGATTTTCGTTCCCTCAAGCATGCCGGCAAGGACAACACGGACCTTGTCACCGTCCGAGTCACCATAGAGTGCCTTACGCAGACTGTCATGAACGTAGAGGCCAAATCCCTTGATGGTATCGTCGACATAGACCTTTGCGCCCATACGACCGTAGATCGCATTGGGGTCGCGGTGCACGGTTGCCCAGAAGAACTCTTGTCCCCGCTCGTCTTTCAGCAAGCTTTGGCCCGGGACAGCGCCGATTTGTTTAGCAAACTCCCGAGAAACCTTGGCGCTGAAGGGTTGGAAGGACGCATCGTCCGCCCAGAGGGACTGCTGAAGGGGTGCCTTTAAGAAGCCCTTCCCGCTGAAGTCGAGGCTCTTGTAGAGGTTGTTAAGGAGACCCTTCTTGCCCTTGATCTGCGTTGCAAGCGATTGCTGGTAGGACTCAATAGATTTATTGAGATCATCCAGGTGGGCAAGATTCTCAGGATCGATCCGAGCGCTGAGCGCAATCACGCGGTCGAGGGCGCGTTGCGATTCGGAGGGACGGTAGCCACCGCCCTTTACGTCGGTGAGATCGGGGATCTCATCGGGGGCGTAGAGCCGCCGCCCGTTTCCAATATCGATATACTGTGCGCCACGCCCATAGCGTGCGAGGTATTCGTCCTTTGAGAGGACGTTCTTCGGTGCTTGTTCGCGTAGGGCGATCTGTTCGGCGGTCATTTCTGTTGCGCCGGTCGCATTCCCGAATTTCATCGGATTTTGGTTGGCTTCATACGCAGAGAGGTATTGGTGGAGCTTGTAGGCTCTCTTCTGAGTGGTCGGGTTAGCGAGGTAAGAGGTCTTGAGATTCTCAGCCTGGAGAAGGAGACCCTCAGCCTCGTAGGCCTTAATGTCAAAGGCCTGCATACCGGCTTCGTTCCGCTTGGGATTGAGGCGTTTGTGCTTTGCGTAGAGCGCTTCTTCCGCTGTCATGTCCGTCGTGGGCGAAGGATCATTGATGACGCGAGTGGCCAGCATCGACTGTTCATACTGCACGCGGTAGCGGTTCCCGCTCCGTGAGGTGAAGTTGGTTGTTTGGAGTAATTCCATGCCGCCGCTCGGATCGATCTTCTGTCCGAGCTCGTTCATCATGCGCTTCGCTTCAAGGGCCTTCGCCACGTTGGTCTCATCAAAGCGATGTTTGCCGGAGATCGCTCGGTTGACGACGTAGCCATTCTCGATGCTGAACTTCATACCGAGACCAAGCTGATCGAAGATCTCCTGCAACCCTTGTTGAAGAGCAAGGGCCTTCTGGGGATCCTTGCCAGCCCGCGCCATCATCATATTCATCTGACCGCGGACGAGCATGCCTGCGCCTTCGTGCTTCTGGAGGGTCTTCACGAGTGGGACGCCAGAGAAGATCTTGACGAAGTCATCGTCCCAGGTCGTTTTCCCACCGTTGATGACGACGGTGTTCTTCGACATATCGGCCATGATCTTCATGTTGTGAAGATTGGCCCCGGCCCCGAAGGCCTCGTTGATCTCGGGCTTCGCGATGGCCTGTTGTTCGTAGGCCCCCATCACCTGCATCATCTCGTCGGTCCCAAGAGTACGGACAACATTCCCCGCCTCGTCGAGCTCCTCGCCGCCAACGATGAAACCCATGCCGACATTGCGCTGGTAGGTGGGGTCTGCGAACTCCTTCCCGAGGCGGGACTCTACGCGTTGGAACTGCGTCATCGCAATCTCGTCCTCTGAATTGCGCAGGGGCACGGCATTGAACTCTTGTTGTGGTCGCGCCCAGGGATTACCACCGGGGACCACGTCTTGATAGATCGCCGCTGCGACGGGAGATCCCTGACGGCCCGCCTTATTACCAATGATCGCGAGACCCTCGACCCCCTGTCCGGGAGCGGAGCCTTGAATCAGCCGCGTGCGAATCCGCTGCAGTTGCCGGTTCTTGACGGACGTATTTGAGCCGATGGTATTGAAGATGCGATTTGCAAAGCTTCCCTCGAAGCCGCCTCTTTCATCCTCTTTGTTTAAGAACTTCTCTTGAACTGTGTCTCCGCCGGCGCTTTCATAGAGGGCTTTTGCAACGGCATTACCTTCCTTGGGTTCGATACGTCCGTCCTCTGCATTTTGAAAGAACTGCCTGAAGAACTTGTCGCGGTTGATGCGACTCTTATCGGTTGTGGCAAAAGCATAGATTGGATTGATTGTCGACTCTGGCAAGAGCAAAGCATTATGAACGAGGAGTTGTTCTTGTGTCTGAACGGCCGACGCGGAGATAGCAATCCCGGGATCCTCGGCCGTGGCATCAAGGACGCCCTTCCCGAGCTCAGACGTTGCTTGGTCAAAGAGTCCCATGTCGAGTTTGCGGACTGCGCGCTGCATGCGGCGGCCGACCGATGCGAACATGACTTCGGTGGCTGAGAAAACATGGAGTCCGCCTTGGATGCGGTTCTGCGCCGCAATCTTTCGTGCCTCGGAGTAGTTATTAAATGTCTCCGGTCTGACATGAACTGTCTGATATTTCAGTCCTTGGTTGATGAGCTCGTTATCGTCGAGGAACTCGCTTCCCCGGCCCGATTGCCGTAGGACGAGGTCACTGACGCCAAGGTACTGGCCGATATATTTGCTCCCGCCGGCCGTTTGGAAGACACCGTTGACGTCTTCAACGGGAAGGAAGAACTGAGCGGCCCCGCCGGTTCCTTTTGAGATGGCAGCGTTCTCGTGGGGAGCAATGTGAACCCAGACACCGAATCCTTGGCCACCGCCCTTGAGAGGGTTCGACTCTTGGAAGGAATAGGAGACCTTCCACTTCGCTGCACGCGGGACCGATTTTCCGTCCTTCTGCTCAAAGCTTTGAAAGAACTTGATACGTTCCTGAAGATAGTCGAAGGCGGCTTCACGGTTTCCGCCGATGTTGCCGTTCCCGAAGGCGACGATGCCTGTTTTCTTCTCAAAGGTATCAAGGGCCCGAAGCCGCGCGCGTACATGGGCGGCTTCATCGAACTCATTGACCTTGCCGGTCCACACTTTCTTGCTACCTTCTTGCTTCATCTCGAAGACTTCGCGTGAGGTAAGCTGCGCGATGTGGGACTCAAGACCACCGGGGATCTCTTCCGTACCCATCTTGAGGCCCATATGCTGGCCTTGTTGTTCAAGGTTTTCAAAGTGCCGGCGGAAGAAGCCAAAGGCTCCCTCTCCGGTGAAGGCTTCGCGCCGTAAGACATCCGCCCCGTGGGGCATGCCAAGGCCATTCACTGAGGTTTGCATCGCCTCGAGAACAGGGTTCATAAAGCGCTGCCACATCTTCTTGCGCAGAGCAGCGCGCATCGCTGGATGCTGGGCCGGATCTCCCTTGATCCGGCCATTCTTTACCAGTCGTTGCCATTGGTTCTCAAAGGCGGTCTCGAAGGTGTTGTAGATTGCCCGGCTCATCGCTACATTCTGGGGAGCGACGAAGCCCTGCATCACCCGGTTATAGAGGCCCTGTGCATCCTTCGTGTAGACGCCGCCGATCCCGCGACTGCGGATCTTCGGGACGATCCCGCCATCGTCGGTTGTGACCGATCCGCGCTCGAGCAGTGCCTTGAAGCCGTCGGGATTGAGGAATTCGTGGGGCGACTTCTCATCATTCGTCACGCCACTGAGGGCCATCATCGTGCGCTGATGAGTCATGATGAGATCCTGGAAGCGGATCTGGCGCGCGGTCGCCTTGGTCTGTGCCATGTTAAACATGAGCTGACCGACATCTTCGGGGTTCATGGTTGCAGAGAAGCTCTTGCCAAGCTTTCCTATGGCGCCCTGGGGGACGATGTTCATCGCCACCTGTCCGCTCTCGGTGAGCGAGGAGCTAACCTTATAGACTCCAAACTGCTTGGTCAACTCGGGGTCCATGAAGCCAGCAGCACGTAGAGAATCCGTCATGACGTAATAGCCAGAAGGAAGCTCACCTTGCGCGATCTTGGCAGCGGTCTGAGCGCCGGCTGTTTTCATCTCCTCAAGGCGTCCCGCAGCATTGGCGGCCCTCTCCGCCTTCGTCTCGGGAGTGAAACGGAAGTCACGTAAGGCAACTCCCATGTCCATGTCGCGGATCTTCCGCCGCGCCGAGGTGAACTCAGGGAGATCCTTGGTGGAGGGAACCTTTGTGATCATGGCTTGCCAGACATTTGTGCCGCCCTCTTTAACAAACTTCCAGAGGTTTGCCGTCGCCAGATAGCCGCTGCCCCGCATCTTCATATAGACCCCACTCTTGGTGGTGTCTGCGCCTTGGGCTGGAGCGTAATTCTTAACTACCTTGTCGTAGAGAGACATTAGGCCGCCTGCTGAATCTGCATGTTCACTTGATGTTGCTGAGCATTATTGGGATAGAGCTGGATATCGATATCGCGAAGCCCCATACCATCGAGGACGCGATGGAGGTTCGCTTTGATGTTGCCGGGGGTCTCGCGGAAGGGACGGATGTCTTTGATCCCAAGCTCACTGACTCGCTCTTCATCCTGCGGCCAGAAGCCTTGGGAGGTCATATCGAGACCCTCTTGCTTCGTGACAACCAGACGGTAGTCGTCAAGTGAGTTCTCAGCCTGCCAACCATTCCAGTCCGCGGGCGGCAGGTAATGGTGCTTGAAGTACTCGATGAGTTCTGGCTTCTCATCGACCTTTAGGCCATAGGCGGCTTGCAAGAAACGGCGCTCGTTCTTGGGCACCATCTTGAGGATCTCTTTCCGCTCAGGCCCCGGGGCCTTGAGGAACGCCTGGAAGAACTCACGCTCCTTGGGGTCAAGTGAGAGCAAGACCTTTTGGAGATCGCTACCTGGCTTCGCACCATAGAGTGTCGTCTGCGCGACCTGACGATACTGGATCGCAAGGATATCATCACGGGTGAGCTTCAGCTCCTTGCGATAGGACTGCAGCTCGGAGATCTCTTGGTTGATCTCGTGCAAGCGCTTCGCTTGCTTCTTCTTGTCGCCCTTAATGATGATGCGCCGCTTCTCTTGCCGTAGTTGGGAGATGCGGTGCTTGCGATCATCGCCTTCGCGTTCGTAGCGGTCGATGATCGCGCCGATGTCTTTGTGCTCATGTTTGAGAACGTAGGCGCGCGTCTTCTCGTAGAGCCCCTCGTACTTCATGTACTTAAGAATGTCGAAGTACTCTTTGGTCTCGCGCTCTTTCTTACGATACTCCGGTATGGGATCTTGTGACACCTTATGGCTGAAGGCAAGCGCGCCGGCAATCGCCATCGAAGCACCCATCAAGATGGCGCGCGACTTCAACTGGATCTTCCCAAGCTTGAAGCCAAATTTGGTGTTGGGGAGACGCTCAATGAGCTTCCCGCCGTAGAGGGGGCCAACCCCGAGGAAGTACCCGATAGCACCGGCAACCGCCATACCGGCGATGCCTTGTGCGGCAGCTGATTCAAACGAGGGGAAGATGTAATCCCGGAAAGGGTGCTTCCAGTCTTGCCAATCCTTACCGTAGACTTGCGTACGCTTATAGAGTTCGATAGGTGAGTCAAGGGCCATGTACTTATTGTGAAGCAGGGTGATCGGCAGGTGCCCAATGCGCTCAAGGGCTCCGGCCCAGGCGATCTCGTTGCTCGTGTACTGTGCATGCATACCAGCGGGCGAACTATCTTGGGTCTCTGAGCCGTAGTCCTGATCGATAGCTTCGCGGTTGAGCATCCGCCCATGGCTAAAGACGACAGCGTGGATGGTGTTGAGGGTATCCTTCGAGACACGCTGCGCTTGATCGTGAGCATAGCCGATCTTCACCGTACGCCCCGGCCCGAGATTCTGGCTGAGCCAGGTGGTCGCATCGGCATCGCTGCGGACGTGAACACCCGCAAGGCGGATCGGATTGTCGGGGTGCTCGAGCGTCGTGAAGGTATTATTGTCGATCATCTTATCGATATGGACGGTCTCATAGTCGAGCTGTGCATACCGGAGATGATAGGGTGCCATCGTTACGCGGTGCTTGCGCTGCGTAACCTGTTCCTTGACGGTCTTGATGCGTGCTCGATCTTCGTCGGAGAGGACGCCTTCGGGGAGATGCACGAGATAGTCGCGGTAGCGCCGGTACTGTGAGGACCAGGGCGCCACATCACCGAGGATCTCGAGCTTCGTGACATCATCGTAGAACTGGCCTTGGCTCCAAAGGCCTTCTTTCGTCTCCTTGGCGATCTGCTTGCGGACATCGTCGACCTTTGCAATCGTCTTATCGTAGAGATCCTGATCGAAGGTCAGCTGCGCGGAACGCTGCTCATTTGGATTGTCGCGGTTGACGTAGACGATGCCGCCCTGCTTTGCGCCAAGCTCGGCCATGTCCAGGTTGAGTTGTTCGCGATGGCGTGCATCAATCGTGTCATGCAGTTCGCGATAACGCTTCTGCGAGAGGGTGTGGATCTCAATTGGGTTGCCGTCCTTGGTGACAAAGTCGACGGTTCCGGAGATCCCAAGCTTCTTGTCATCGTAACTGACGTCACGCTTGCCACCCGGCGACTCGCCGAGAAGCTCATGCTTGATCTTCTCATGCAGCTCTCCACCGCGTTCAGCGATTTCCTGTGAGTAGGCATAGAAGGGCTCGTGGTCTCCCGTTAAGAGTCCATAGAGTCCGTCGCGAGAGTAGCCGATCTGCGTGCTGCGTAGCTTGAGGTCCATGGCTGGTATTCCATGGAGTTTCTCGTAGGCCGCACCTGGCAGGCGCGCTTCACCGTTCGGGATCGTGACATAGGGGTCGCCGTGGAGGAAGTCGAGGAAGTAGGCGGGGTCTTCACCGCCCTGCCCCGGCAACCAGGTGGGCATTGTATTCCGGATCGGATTGTATTCGGTGTTGGAGTGATAGCGGTGGGGCAGGAAACGACGGAAGGCTTCTGAGAGCCCCGGTGTCGGCAGCATGCCGCCGGTGTTCCAGTTATCCCAGTACTGCCGCTCGAACGAGGTCATCCGTCCTGCTGATTGCAGGGTCGGCAAGTTGGAGTAGGGATAGTCCACGGTGCTCGCCGCGGCGAAGCCGTAGATACCGCCGATTTCCGTTAAGGAGTAGTAGCCAAGACCGGCCTGATAGCGTGGATCGTTGGGATTGATGAGTCGCTTGAGGGAGCGGGGATCATTCGGATCCTGCGACTTGAAGAGCCCCGGCGCTTGCGTGCCTTCGAGCATACGCCCCGGCGTGAAGCGCTGCGCTGCCTTGAGCTTCTCGTTGGACTCACGGATCTTTTGGCGTGTCTTCGCCTTGGCCGAACCGTAGGGCGCAATCGCCCGCGCACCCTTCCCGTAGCTGCCGCGCTGGACGCCTTCGTCATAGCCCGCATCGCTGTCGTCAGCGTCGTCTTGGGTATCGTCATTGATCGCAGCAATCGCCCGATCAGAACCGGGCAGGCCCACCGCGCCCATCGGCAGGATCTGGCCCGAGGCGGTGACAAAGCCGGTGAGTTCTTGGTTAGCAGCCTTTTCTTTGATTTGCTCGTTGAGGGTGCGAAGATCTCCGCGGTACTTGGGATTGCGTTCGCCCTGGTGGGGGCCAGAGATCAAATACGGAAGATCCTCCGCATGCATGTATTTCGTCGGCTTGAGGATCGGGCCGAGAATTGGGTTGAGGAGGGCGCCCCAGGGTGAAGTGGGCTCAAAGAGCGGGGCGGAGATCGGATAGGGGCGGTCCTTGTAGTGCTTCTTCTCGTAGTGATAGCGATCAAAGAGGAAGTGCTGCGCCCAACTGAAGGGATGCGTCGGTGTGGGGAGGGCGGCATTAGCGTAGTATTCATCAACTGAACCGAAAAGGGTGTCGGTCTTGGTGATGTCGCCAGCTAAGGCTTGACGATGAGCATTGGGAGCAAAGTACTGGATGCGCTCGCCGCGGAACGGCGTGCTCGATCCGAAGCTCCACCAGCGGCCCTTGCGGACCGGGACATAGCCACTGTCCTGTTGCTCCTTGAGTTCCTCTTGGCTGAGGCCAACCTTCGCATCGACGAAGGGGTGGGCGATGTGAGAGAGGACACCGCCGGAGAGCTCATCGACATGCTTGAGCCACGGACTGATCCCAAGCTTGTCCTTAAGTCCCGCCCACCAGAGCTCACCCTTATCCTTGGCGAGCTGTGCTTGATCGGTCGGGCGGCGCCCCATGAGCTTGCCGAGTTCATCGTTGAGATAGCCTGCGTAGAAGATCCCCGCCGCGATAGGCAAGGCCCGCTTGAGCATGACATTCGCAAAGTAGGCGGTCGGACCCTTAAAGGCTAGCTTCCCGAGCTTGAACTCGGTGGATGATCCCGACATCGCAAGCCATGGGAAGAGGCCATTGTAGGCCATGCCCGTGTTGATACGCTCGAGGAGATGATAGGCGGCAAAGGTGCCGGTGTTGATCTCGGTTCCGCGGGTTGCCCCGAAGAACATGTTCTTGAGACCAGTGGGCGTGAACTCCATGGCCCGTGCCACCCCGAAGGGCAGCTGATCAGCAAGGCGTCGTGCCTCGGGAAGATCCTCGACTGCAATGTTTCCGAAGCGGGACTGCCAGAACTTCTCGCGGCCCTCTTTGCTCCAGATTGCCGCGCCGCGCTCATTGAGGCCAACGTCGAAGAAGCGTTGCGCACGAGCTCGTAAGCTGGTGTTTCCGGGATCGCGAATCGCAGCGATCTTCTCGAGCTTCTCATTGAGCGTCTCAAGGTTGAAAAGCCGCACCCCTTCTTCCTGAGAGATTCCCCGCTCTTCGCGGATAACATCTCCCCGGATCCTTGAGATGAGTTTTTGATTGCGACTAATGCGAGCATGGATATTGCCGACATCATAGCTCTCGCCGAGGAGATCGCCACGCATGCGCTCGATGGCGTTCTTCTTCTCGCCAATCCCCGCCTTACCATAGAGCCAGTACTTGCCTTCAATGGTATGGATCTTGCTCCACAGTAGCTGTGGAGGCGCCCCTTCGCCCGGGCTATCAAGAAGGGCTTGAACGACGTGAACCTTACCACCGACGAAGTAGGCACGGGCGTGCTCTGAGATCCCGCGCTTCTGGAGTTCTTCAGGGGTGAGGAGGCCGAGCTTGCCGATTCTCCCGAGGGCTTGGAACTGAGAGGTCGACTTGCCGGCCGTCCCATACATCTCACGGAGTTCAGGACCGAAGGCGAGCTTATCGGCGATCTGGAGCGGCAGGAAGGTCTGAGACGCTTTCTGCCACGCGGTCATCAGCGGCGAGCGGCTAATGAACATCCCCAGGGCATGGATGCTATTGGCTTCAGGGGCCTTGCCCTGCAGGTGGTTGTAAAGGAGATTGGTTTCGATGGTCCGCCGCTGCATGGCACGCAGGGCAGTCGTTTGCTTCATCCAGCCAGGTGGCGTGAAGGCGAGGCCGCCCTGTTGGAAGGCGACCTGCATCTCCGCAGCAAGGGTCTTATCAGCCCACGGCTTGAGGCCCTTGCCCAACGCAAAAAGACCGCCGACAGTAGCTGCTCCGGTGAGGAGCGAACGGCGGCGGTCGTCTTCGCTGTTGGGGGGGTTGTAGCCGTACTCAGCCACGTAGGAAGTCCTTTACGATCTGTTCTGTTTGAGACTTGCCATCAGTTGCTGACGACGTTGTGCTTTCTCGAACTTTGGTAGGACTTCACTGAGCGGCTTGAGGGCTGCTCGATCTGCGCCGTCGATGACCCCGAGGGTTGATCCACTCTCGTCGGCGACCTGTTGATTCTTGTTGAGGCGCTCTTGAAGTTCGGCCATGCGTTCTTTGTTATTGAGGCCACGCGGTGGCTTGATTGGTTTCTCTTCTTCTTTCTTACTCTGCTGGATCTTCAGCCCCGGCGTCGTCGCTTCAAGGATCCAACAAGCCCGTGCATAGGCATCGAAGAGTTGATCGTGACTCCAATCACTGTAGCGGGCGAAAAGCCCCCCGCCATCAAAGGCATAGTCGATCATCGTCTCCATCTGAGCTTCAAAGTCTTCAACGATACGCCCCTGGTAGAAGCCGAGGCGTCCTTCCATATCGATGATGCCGGAAGAATTGAGGACCTGAGCGCAGATAGCATCCGGTACACCGGCCGGTCCATCTTGGACTGCGGGGGCATCTGCCTTCCATCCCTCGGGCCAGAGGAGCGTTGTCTCGCAGACTTCTTCGGCGCGTTCGAGCTCGTCTTCGATATGAATAATAGCTCGGTACTCACGCCGCGAGAGTCGCCGGTAGATGTAGATCTGCTCGACGTGCTGGAATAAGAAAATAGCCCCGTAGTCAGCAATCCAACTACGGAAGCGTTCCTCCGGCGGCGCTTGCGGCGCTGCCTCCACTCCTTAGAGCTGAATGCTCTCCGCGACGGGTTGGAAAGCGGAGTAGGCATAGAACTCTTGCATCACGACTTGGACAGCACCGGCCGGCATGTTCTGCAACACGGTGCGGTCCGAGCAATCCGGGAAGAGACAGATCTTCGTGAAGAGGGTATCTTCGCGTTGATCGGGATCTTCGATAGCGGAAATAAGCTTCTGAACGGCCTTCCACTCAAGGCGCGTCATCGTGCGATAGACACATCCACTGCCATCGGCGAAGAGCACGCAGAGCACCTTGCTGTGAGGATACTTAAGCTTGATTTCCTCGACCTGAGAGCGCGTGGGGCCGCCTTCATAGAGAGGCTCATCCTGACCGAGCGTCTCAAGGACGCTGGCGGTCTTCGGTGGCTCTTCGGCAACGACGGGGGCAACGACGGGGAATTCTTCAGCGAAGGGAATTGCATCGAGGGCAGCTTGCTGTTCGGCGGTTAACTCTTCAGACAAAACACATCAAACCCTTGGGAGATCGTGCACTTACAAGCTTACGATAGAGCGATTGGGCGCATTGATATCAGTAGCGATGAACTGGAACATCTCTTGGATGTTTTCACCAGAGAGGTCGATGCGTTGGCCGACCGACATCAGGCTGACTCCCTCAATCGTACGGACGCGTCCGCTATTACGAGCAGTGATGTCAATACTGTCGATATCTCCGTAGACGAGCAAGATCTGAAAGTTCGTATTAGTGAAGTAAGGAACACGCGAGAGATCGGTTTGCCCTTGGTTGATGATCGTCTCGAGATTGCCCCAGTTGATGTTCTTTTGATTCTGGATCCACTGTTGATAGCCGGTCGGGTCCGTCTGGGGGTCCGGCATCGCCGTTGGGGCATAGGGATTCGGTTGAAGGGTCTGCGAGGCGAGCGGCGCCGCTTCTTGGTCATTGATGCTATTGACCAACTCATGGAGGTAATCGCCCGGCCGCAGGTTGATACAGAAAGACCCCTGGACGATACGCGTCCCTGGGATAATCCTATTAGCAGTATAGGATGCGTAGGAATAGATTGGGTATTGGTTTTCGGTCAACGCGCATTGAAACTCACAGATTTCGTCGATGTAATTGCCAGCCAAGAAGAGCGAGACGTCAACCCCGGAGAAGTATTCAACAGGATAGACTTCGTTGTAGGCCGGTGTGTAGGGGTTGACCTGCGCCCCGCGGTAGGGAGTGATGAAGGACATTAGGCGATGACGGCCCCGGAACTAACCACCGTCGGATAGGCTGGTTGGAGGGGAACGTAGTCGAGAGCGATGTAGGACATCTGCTCCTCAAGGATCAGGTCATCGATACCGGCAGTTATGCCATTCGTGACAATCTCAACGCCGATGATCTTCGCGAGCGATGACTGCCCATACTCATTGACCATGGTGATTGTGATATCGAAAGGGGGAACTTCGTCCGCCTGCATGCGGGCAATGACTGCGGGAAGGTTTCCCGTTGCCGTCGAGTAGTTCGTATTGACCTGTTGGTAGTAGCTCGAAACCGCGTTCTCGACGGCGTAGAGGCTCTCTCGGTCAAACATCGTAAAGATCAGAGATCCCGCAATGGTCCGGCAGCCACGGGTGAAGCCTCGGGGGTTGATGGACTTTAAGGCGCGGACCGGCACCTTGTCACGGTGGGTCGAAATCGAGACCGTCTGGAGGGTCGCAATCGTGATCGGAGCGGTGATCAGGGGCGAGGGGTTAAAACCCACCCCCGGCTGATACTGGTCATTGGTCAGCATCGGGACCGTAATCGAACAGACGATGTCGCAGCCGGCGTAGCTCGAGAAGAGCGACGTCATGTAGGCGTTGGGGCCAGTCGGGAGCATGGCGGGCAGGTAGCTAGACAAGGCTCATCCTAGAGGTGGAGCTAAACTACGCTAGCCAAAACAAAGAAGGGAGAGCCGAAGCTCTCCCTTCCAGAGTATCACAAAAGCGGGGTCTTTGCCAGTTAGGACGTTTTGCCGGTCTGGCCGTTCGGGGTAACCGAGGACTGGCTGATGGGCGAGCTGGTGTTGGCGATACCGCTCGTGTAGAAGCCAGGGCGCAGACGCTGTGCCTTACGGGCGATGAAGGTGCAGGCACGCTCGAGGTTGATGTCGTCGATGGAGACGCCGGTTCCCTCGTTGAGGATTTCGACGTCTTGGATGATCATGTTCGCGGCGTTGCCATATTCGTTCGCGAAGGTGATCGTGATGTCGAAGGGTGGGACCTGATCTTCGTAGGTCCAGAACTCACCAGGCTGGTCGCCGTGGAGTTGGACGAAGGGCGTGCTGTTCGCGGCAACCTGGGCGGCGTTGGCAGCATTGAACTGCACGACCGTCGAGAGGTTGTTGAGTGTCGAGTTAAGCGGGAGACCGTTGTAGACACCGGCTTGGTTGACCAGGTTCGTTGGCTGGGCGTTGACCTGGATCACACCCTGATTGCCGGCTGCCGTGTACTGTGGGATCGTGCCGAATTGAGCAGCTGCCTGCTCCATTTCGACGAGAAGCGCGTCGCGGTCAAACATGACGAAGACGAGATTCCCGGCGATGCCACGCTTACCGCGGCTGAAGGAGAGCGGGTCGGGGTCCCCGAGGACATAGATGGGACCCTTCTCACGCTGAATGTTAATCGTGATCGCCTGGAGCTCTCCGATGACCTGCCCGTTGAAGGTGGCAATGGCGTCCGCACCCGAAAAGCTGGTGTAGGTGCCGTCAGTGCCCAGATTGAAATTTGCCAAGAGTCATACCTCTAGATAGAGCTACCTGAGCTCCAGGTTCTAGCACTAACCTATTAGGTTACTCCACCTTGTTGGCTGCTGCTGCCGGACTGGGTGATCGCTCCCGGTGCAGTGAGCGAGATCGTGACGTAGATCTTCCGGATCTGCAGAGCGGGAACGAGCTGCAGGTTGATCTGGAAGGTACCGGCGATCTGGTTCGCTGCCGTAGCGTTGATGTTCCAGGTGTAGTCAAGCAGGGCACCTGAGCTCTTGAGAGCCGCGAGTGCGGAGTTGACGGCGGTACCCATGGCGTTAATCGTAGCGGGGTTGGCTGCTCCGCCGATGAAGCCGGCGCAAGCCTGACGGACCGCTTCCATCGAGGCGTAGGTGATACGCAGCGTGGAGAGCTTGGCGAAGTCTCCACCAGAGACTTCGTAGGTCTGGTCAGCAACCGTGCGGACCGATCCCTGCTGGGTGTTGAAGACCACGAAGCCCGGACCGGAACCGACGAGGGTGTTGATGACCGAGGCTCCGTAGTTGTAGGAGAGGCCGACAACCGAAGAGAGGGTCTTGTTCGTCATACCGATTTGCGGCTGGATGGTCGTCGACTTTCCAGCGTAGGTTGCGGCGCCGTCCATGACGTAGTTGCCAAGGCGCTGGTTGTTGAGGATCGGGTCGGGACCGACGCAGATGTTGAGCAAGTACCCGATGTTCAGAGCCGCACCCGCCGTGGTCAAGACCTCAGCGTTTGAGACCGCCGGGCTGTTCGTGTTGTAGCCCGAGAGGTAGTTGAAGTTGTACTTTGTTAACGCCAACTGATTGCCGCGACGAACCGCGTTCGTGAAGGTCGGCACCGAGAGGGGAGCAACTGAGATCACACCGTAGCAGGACTGGGTATCGACCGAGACGCGCGCACAGAACTGCGCGAGATTCTGACCGAACCAGACCGTATCGCCGCTGTTTGCATTGGCGATGGTTGGGTTGCCGGAGGCATCGAGCGCGTAGGTGGGCTGCAGGTAAGCACCCAGGGGGCAGACGACGTCCACGCCGTAGGTCTCGAGCTGCATGTAGGCCGCAACGAGCGCGTCATTGTACTGCGCATCGGTGAGGTTGGTGCCGTCGTTACCACCGCTGAAGTTGGTCGGGCCAGAGTTCACAACGTTGATCGTGGCGAGGGGGTTCCCTGACGTGCTCGCCTGCGTTGCGACAACGTTGATCGTCGAGAAGTTAACCGCGTTCATCAGGTCGCCCCAGATGCCGCCCACCGGGATCGGGAAGGCGTGCGCGACGCCATCGAGGGTCGTGATGGTCAGAGATCCAGCGCCTGTGCCGGGAGCAACAACCGTTGCCGTCAGGCCATTGTACTTCACGCCGGGGTAGTTCGCGGTGAGGGTCACGCTATTCGCGGGGGTGACCGTGTCGGTGATAACAACTGAAGAACCCGTGCCCGAAACGCGCACGAGGTTGATGTTGGTGCAGCCAGCTTGGAAGGCTTCGTAGACGCCGCGAGTGAGCGACTTCGCCAGAATCGGCGCAGCCGTAATCGACGGCGCTGCCGTGGTGATCCCGAAGATCTGCTCGGCTTGAGCAATCGAGGTGATCTGGATCGGCGTGTAAAGGGGGCCGTCCGTCGCCACACCAAGCAGCAAGACTGCGTCGGTGAGATTCTGCGGCGGTTGTGCAACCTTGAGGCCGAAGTCCTGAATCTGGGCTACAAAGCCTGGAGTATTCGGGTAGATGTCGGAGATTGGCAAGTCACTCTCTCCTTGAGAGGAGATCAACAAACTCTAACTTACCCTGCATCTAGCGAACAGGCTCTTCAGCCCTAGCGCTCAGGTAATCTTGCGTGTACCTCTGGAGAGAGGCCTAGCCCGGGGTAAGGTCGGGGGCGTCACCATTACCACTTGGCACAATCGGAGAGTCGGGAACTCCCGTAATCGTTGTGACCAGTTGCTCGGTGCCGCTGACGTCACTTGTCGGGTCAACGATGCCGGCTTGGATGAGGATCTGCTCGATCTCAGCGAAGTTAGCAACCGTTTGACGCTCGATGCGTGCGTTGTAGTAGAAGGCTTTATTTGGGAACTCTTGGGCTCGCGGTGGATCGAAGAGTGCGTCGCGGCCCTGCATCCGGAAGGTCAGTTGCTGCAATCCGGTCTGAATAAAGATCCCTGAGTAGGTGAGCATGAGATCTTCAAAGCGTTCAGCGTAGTCGTACATCGTTTGCCAGGTTGAGCCGTAGACCGTGAACATCTGAACGACATCGAAGCTCTGGCCCCAGATCCACTGTCCGCCCTGCGGTGCCGGTGAAGCGACGGTGATCAGCCCCGTATCGGTCTGGACCTGCGTCGTTACTTGATTCGTGCGATCTTCCCGGATCCGTGGCTTGATCTCTTTACGTCCGTTGAAGTCAGCGGGAGTCTTCGAGATCGTCTCGTGGGTGATGATGACACCCTTTAAGCTCTTGGGATTCTCAGGAAGGAGCGCATAGTCTTGGGTGAAGAGGAACTCTGGGTCAGTACCGCTGGCGTTTCCCCAGGCCGCATTCATGATGCGGTGCATGACCTTCATCCAGCCTTGGATCGTGCGGCAGTCATCGTAGGTCTGCTCGCTTGCATCCGGGGCGAGGCGCGCATCGAGGGGCTTGGGATAGTTCTTGAGCCGCGCCTTGACGACCGCTGCCTTACCGTTATTGGCGATGAAGATTGAACTGCCCTGAGGGGCATTGTAGGCAAGCGATGGGATCTGCTGCTGATCGAAGGGAAGCTCGGAGGGATTCGGTGGGATGAAGCTCATTTAGAGCACCAAGTTGATCTGCGCAGAGACCTGAATGAAGTCGGTTTCGAAGGGCGGCAAGACCGAGACCGTGATGTAGACCGCGCTCTGGACCGCTTGGACGGTGATGTCATAGGTGTAGGCGAGGATCGTTCCTGCGCTCTTGAGCGTATCGAGAACCCCGACGACGAGCGGCGTAAGATTCGATGGCGCGGGATCTCCGATGAAGCTGACCGTAAGATCTCGTAAGGCACGAGAGACGGCATTGGCAATCCGCATCGTCGAGAGAGTGTGGAAATCTGAAGAGTAGATCGGCGAGCTTGGATTGTTGCTTGTCGCCGTCACACCGTAGAAGGGCGAGACCCCATTGCGGATATGGTACTTGAGTACCGTATAGCCCGCGTTCGAGAGTGCTTGGGCATCGCTTGTATCGTAGGGGTTGAGCAGATTGAGCCCCGCCAGGGTTTCGTTCGTGATGCTAACTGCAGGGGTGAGCTTGGCCATCAAGCCTGCCACTGAGGGTGCCGCATCGGCCTGGTATTGCGAGGGGATGTTCGGATTGATCAGCACCTGATCGAGGGTGAGCACGAAGTTCCGACCAAGAACATCGAGCGCATTTTCAAGGGTGTTGAAGCCTGCGTTGTACCCATCTGGTGAAGCGGTGAGAGCTGCGACACCAGGACTCGGATCGGCTGGCATGACGGTAATCGTCGGGAAGCCGATCTGACTGCGCAGGTACGAGAACTGTCCGAAGAGGGCAAGGTTAGAAGGTGTTGCGATCATGCCGGCCGGGACCAGGATGTCATACGGGATGTCTTTGAGGTAATCAAAGACAGCCGAGAGATCGCTTTCCTGGTAGATGGCAACGGCGATGATACAAGGGGCGCTTTGCCGGAAGAGTTCGCCAATCGCGCGGGTAAAGCGTCCGTAGCCGTAAAGGTTCGCCGCTGAAACCAGGTCCGTAATAATGTAGGGCGTGTTGTAGATCGAGAGATCAAGACCAGGAACGACGCCAAGCACGAGGACCGTTTGGTTGACGGGGAGGTTCGGTGTTGCGGGAGCAAGCGGTGCGAACGAGGTAGGGGAGAGATAACTCACAGCTTAGCTCCTATAACTTGCCGCGTAGCGGATCACTCCGTCGGACGTAGCGGTGTCGATGTGGGAGACGAGGCGCCGTAATTCGTCACCGAACTGGTCTCGCAGGATGGGCCGCGCTTCACACGCACAGCGCCAGTATTCGATCCGACCACCAGAAGCACGGAAGGGGTCGGCATAATTGACACGGTAGGCGGTCAGGACTCGTTGCGGAAGGGTCATCGCCGCATCGGCCCAGGTCACTTCGTAGACGATGTCTTCAGCTTCGGGGTTAACTTGGTACTCGAAGTACCAGAAGACCATGTCTTGAAGTTCTGCGCCCACGGTGGACTGCATGAGGACCTGCTGCTTGTGTTCGTTATCGGAGCTCATGCGGCGGGAACGATGGCGTTCGTAAACCGCAAGGTAGCCACGGCCGAGGCAGAGGGGGCAATCTGTTTCGCCCTCGCCTTCGACTTCGTTCCAGCACTGGCAGTGGATCTGCAAGTTGAGGCGCTGGACGAGGACCATCTGGCTGAAGGGCTCGAGGAAGTTGTTAAAGACCGAGCGGATGTTGAGGCCCGTCTCGATCTCCCCCGCCTCCGGGGGCACGAGCTTGACCGGAGTCCGGGTCGGGGTGAGGATCTGAGGGGGACGGCCGAAGGGAACAACCGCTGGTGGTTTACGAGGGGGCTGGTTCCAGTCGGACATGGGGCTCCTCAGAGGTGCATAGTACTGGCGCTACCCGGTCTTTTCTTGGCCTTCAGGCGTTAAAAGCGGCGTCGTGACCGAGGGTCATGGACACGGTAGGGAAAATTCCACGTATCCTCTTGGCCGAAGCTGCCCGCACCGCGGAGGGAGCTCTGGCCGCGGGCATAGCCCCGGTTGGAGTGCCCACGCAGGGCATCCTCAAAGGGCTGCATCTCGAGCTTGATCTCAGAGATCGCCTGCGCCAAGTTCTCCTTGAGGGCACTTGATTCTTGATCGTAGCTGAAGTCACCAAGCATAGCCTTGGGCTTGACGAGGAGCGAGTAGTACTTCATTCGCAGGAAGTCGAGCACGGACTTGAGGCGGACATACTCCCGCACATACCAATTTGGGTTATTGACGTTGAAGCTGATCGGCGGCTGGTAGATCTGCCACTGGGCGTCGACCTTCGTCGGCCAGTAGACCTGGATCCAGATGGCATGAAGGCTATTGCGCCGGATGGTGAACCAGATATCATCGTCCGTGAGCTCGGGGATGAAGAAGTCCGTCATCTGGCGGATTGAGCGCACAGAGTTAAAGACCGGCTTCCAAGCCGTCGTGAAGCTCCATTCCTGGGGCGCTTGAAACTCCTGAAGGTCGAGGGTCAGGGTATAAAAGTTGTTATCCTGCCAGTACGTCTGGGGGACATCCATCGTGATCGTCGTGTAGGCGCCATCAAAGCTCCCCGCCGGGGCAACCCCGGAGAGCTTGCCGGCCATGAGGATCTGCTGGTAGGAGTCAACCGGTCCGGGAATAGTCACGCCGCCTCCGCCGAACTGCGAGCCGTTCAGGGAGGGGGTGAAGATTGGCCGGAAGTCACCGGGCGTGAAGGTCCCGTCGACGGGGACTCCAACGACCCGCAGGCTGTGCTCCCCGATCTGAGCAAGGGAGATCTCCCCTTGGATCTTGATCTCGATCCGGTTGGGGTAGTCGTCATCGGGGATATTTGAGACCCCCGGCATCGGGCAGGCGGAGACAACCACCGGGGCAAAGGCCGTCGGGGGGATGACGCCCATTGGAGCATCGTCGGGGGTGACGGTCCCATAGGTCGGGTTGCCATAATAGAAGCTCGAGGCATCTGACCAGCCGCCGGGAACCGCCGAGCCTGAGTAGACGGTCGTGGCCCGGACGCGCCACCAGTATTCCTGGTTGTAGGCGAAGGGCCGGGCGGGAGTAACCGTCGTGAGGGTCTGATTGTACGTGTCGGTCGGGAGCGGCCAGTAGATGTTCCCGAAGGTGTTATCAATCGAGACCTGGATGTCGTAGTACGTGGCCCCGGTCACGGCTGAGAACGAGAAGGTCGGCTGGGCGGCAACGGCCGTCTGCTCCACGGGATACATGAGCGTGGGCGTGGCCGGCACGCCGATATTCGTCGTGCGGAACTGCCAGCTTGCGAGGCCGACGAAGCCATTTCCCGTGATGTCCCGGATGCCCGTGATGTTGTTGCTAAAGGCGTCGACCGTCGGGTTCGTGTCCCCAACGAGGGTGACCGAGTAGGTCGTATTGGGCAGGAGGCCGCCCGTCGGGATGATCTGGAGCTGACGGTTGGCGTAGGTGTAGGTGAAGGGAACAGGTGCGACGGTGCCCACGACCTGGAGGGAGATCGTCGCAGGTCCAAGGGTCGTCTGGTCGATGTCCCGCAGGAAACTGACGCCGATGATCTGATTGGTTAAGATCCCCGTCGCATAGCGGTCAGGCTCGACCCGTGTAATCAGATTCGAGGTGGTAAAGTCAGCCACGAGGACCCCCTACACCAAGCTGCGGTACCCTAACTAGACGAGCGTTGCGAAGTTGACCGAGGCGACATTCGGTACGTGGACTGAGCGGGAGATCGAGGGACCGTGGGGCGCCAGGGGCTGGCCGTAGGGGAAGAAGGGCTGCAGGTTTGCTGTCGCTGCGTTGATCGGCAAGCTAAAGACGAAGGTGTAGAGGGTGTTCTTGGGCTCCGTGATGAGGTCATTACTGATCAGGGAGAGGTTCCAGTTCCCATTGGCGTCCGTGGTCGTCGAGACCGAGTTTGCCAGGATCAGGTTCGTCGCGATAACCGGACCTGAGGCGATGAGGTTAGCCGTGACCGTGGCATTGACCTGAGCGGAGCCATCCTGATTCTGGAGGGTCCCGAAGACCTCACAGAGCGGGGTCTGCTCGTAGGTCGAGACGTAGACCGGTCCGGAGGACGAGGTCAGGCTCGTTGTCATGTAGCTCGGCATGAGGTTGCCGACCACGAAGAGGCAGAGAGTTGCTTCGGGGAGGGCCAGCTGGGTGTGGCCGTAGATGTCGGTCACCCCAGAGGCTGCGGCCAGGTTGGTCGTCTGGAACTGGGTGACCTGGGCGGCTGAGAGCCCGAGGGGAGCATTCGTGTAGGCATAGACCGGCAGCGCCGAAGCCACCGGCGTGAGGGTCGTTAAGAGGAAGGTGACGTCGTACAGGCCTGCGGCCATGGAATTCTCCTCATCCGAGATCTCGTGCCTTTCTCCTTACCGTCTTACATAGTACGGGTCCGGCGGGGGCGCTACCCTACCGTTCGAACACCGCTCATGGCGTCGTTACGCGAACCCAATCATAAGAGAACAGACCAACGCTGCCTATGCGGTTGTCCTGTTCCTGGTCCTTCGCATCCTGGCGCAGAATGAAGGCGTCGAGCTTGCCGTCCACGCGCATCAGCAGCTGAAGGATGAGTGGCTCTTCATGCTCGCTCATCGGCGGAATACCGCGCTCATGTTCGTGAGCTTCTGTGCCGCAGTAAGGCGCGCGTTGTAGACCGCAATGTTTTGGACAATCATTGTCCCCCAATAGCCGCCATTGAGCCCACCGACAATGAGGCCGCCGGACAGTGTTCCGCCGGATGGCGAAGCGCCGCTGCCGACTTGAATCCCGTTGACCGAAGTGTATTGGTCAGTCCCGTCCCATTCAGCATGAAAGAGAATCGCACTGAGGCCGCTATAGATGCCCGTAATGTGATTATTGCTGTAGTCACTGTAACCCAGGCCGTAGCCGTTCATATTGTTCCACCACGCGAGCCCTGTCGAACCCGTGTTGTTGGCGCAACAGATTCCGTAGGTGTTGCCGTTGTCATACTGATAGTTAATCAACAGCAATTCAATGCACCAGGAACCAGACGTTGGGATAACGCCCGCCGCGCTGAGCTTGTCGGCACTGTTAGCGGAGTTGCAAAAGACAGCGGTCTGTCCGTCGTTCAAAAGACCAGGAACGCCCACGATAGCTGACCCGCTAACCGTCAAGGTAGTAGAGCCAACGCTCGCAGCGAGAGATGTCGAACCGCTCGCATCGTTGCACCGCCACTGATGAGTGAGACTGCTAATGTTTTGCTGCGCTTGGTGCAGCGTCGCATACGTTGTCCCGCTTGCAGCGAGGACCGTCGTTACGCCTCCTGGTATGCAAAGCGTTCCTGCCGCGTATGATGATTGTGCCATGATCGCTCCTAAGTAATGTAGGCCGAGATAACGGCCGTCGAACTAGACTGATAGGAGGAGTTGGAGCTGACGTTTCCGCCCGCGTTGCTGATACCGTTCGCCCCTTGCTTACCGACCAAAAGACACGCGCTGCGCGCTGAGTCTGCCGGATCGCAGTGGTACAAGTCTGCCCACGGTGGGTAGCCAATCTGATAACTACCGTGACTGACCAAGCCAACGAGAACAATCGGCCAGGAGCCTGCAGGCGGTGTCCATGACGGGAGTCTCACGAGATACGTTCCCGTTGCATCGGCGGCACTATTGATGGTGATGGATCGCGTACCTTGCACTTCCCAAACGATGCACGCGCCTTCGTCCGTGTTGTTCCAATTGAAGGTAACGGCAGTGTCCGAGGCACTTGCCTTCTTGAAGATTGCAACGCCGGAATAGGGCGAGGTGGTGTGGCTCGAAACGCTCGTCCAACCGGAAGGCGTGTTGAGCGTTTGGCTGGGGCCGTCCCAATAGACGAAAGCGAAGAGCGTGTTGCCGCTCGCTGCTGCTGTTCCCGGAAGTGTTGCGGTGATGCTTGGCCCCTGCGTGCCGAACGTACCCGCCATCGCTGATTGAATGATGGTGAACGGATAGCCACCCGTGACCGTCACCGGATACGGCGTCAGCACCGAGACGCTCGTTCCCGTGATGCCTTGCACAATGCAGCTGTAGGGTGTTGAACCATCCGTACTTGGGAGCTGCACAAGCTCTCCCACGTTGAGACTTGGCGCAGACGTAAAGCTCATTGTGCCCGTGGATCCAGCAGCCGGCGGATAGAACGTAGACGCCAGCGCAGGATAACTCACGCCACCGCCACCGCTGCCTCCCGAAGAAGCGATAGTGAACGTGTTGCCGCTTTGCGTCACACCGCTTCCGGTGAGGGTGATCGCTCCGGTGACTGTGGAGCTTGGACCGATAATGGACGTGACACCTGATGCGCTACCGCTGCCGGATGTGCTGCTGTAGACGATGATGGAGCTGCCGGATCGCGTGACCGTCGTTCCGCCGCTGCCGACAAGTGCAAGGGTGCCGCTCGCCCCATTGAGCGTTGTGACGCCGCCACTTGTCGTGCCACCACCAAGGTTCGCGAACTGATAGTTCTTTGTGCCGCCAACGCTTGGCACATAGAAGATTGCGCCGTAGTCGTTCGTGAGTCCAGAGCCTGTTGTCGTTGCTGCTTGCGAAGCAACGGCACTTGGGTTGGAGATATGCTGCGTCACGAGGTAGGTGCCAGCGAGGTCAAGGGTCCAGCCACTCGAAGCAACCGCCGTGCCTGCGCCACCGGAGAACGTCTGTATCGCGAAGCTCAAAGAGTATGCGGGCACGGAGATTGAGGCCGTAGGATTGCTCGACGTTGCAACCGGAGTGGACGGCGTACCCCAATTGTTCACTTCATACATGACGTTTTGCGAGCTGCCGGTTAAGGCCACGCTTTGGTCAGAGCTGCCCGCTGAGGTCTTGGTAAAGACCGCCATGTTGTAACCGCTTGTATTATAGAAGGTCATCGTCCAACCGGAAGGCACCGACGGTTCTCCCGTGTTGTAGTACATTCCGAGGATAATGAGCAGGTTACCAACGGTTGGCGCAGACACAAGTGATGCCGTCGAACTTGCGTAAGCTGATGAGTTTTTCTGCACCACCGATGGTTGCGGTTCTTCAGGGTTGTAGACGAGCGCATAGCCCAGCTGCTGCGTCGTTGTATCTACATCGGTCAGCGCCGCAAGGGTTGTGGCGCTTCCACCCGCACCCGTGCTAGAGATATTGATTGCGGAGCCTGAGACGGTCAGCGTGATATTGCTGCCCTGTTGAAGGGTGACGCCGCCCGTCAGACCATTGATCGAGGTAACGCCACCTCCACCAGAACCACTCGCGGTTGAATTGATGGTGATCGCGGTGCCGCTCTGGACAACGGTGATGTTGGTACCAGCCTTGATGGCAAGGGCACCCGTTGCGCTATTGAGGCTCGTGACGCCGCCCGGAGATCCACCGGCAACGACAAAGCTGCCCGCCGCTGTCCCTGGCGTGACGGTTGTTCCACCGCTACCGAGGAGCGTGATTGGTCCCGTGTCGCCATTGAACGAACTGACCAGGCCACCAGAGGCAACGCTGCTGATGGTCAGGGTGCCACTTGAGGCGGTGATCGTGGTGCTGCCCGATCCCACAATATTGACGGGACCGAGGACTTCGGTGCCGTTGACGCTGATTGGCCCGCTGATGGCGACGAACTCGTAGGGCTGATTTGCGTTCGCGGGTGGAATGTAGAAGAGGCCATACGTGCCCGCGCCAGCTGTGGTGAAGGCATTGGCCGTTAAGGTCGGTGTGTAGGTTGTTGAGCCATTTGCGGTAATGGTCTCGGTATCGAAGGCCCAGGAATAGCCAGATCCTACGGGCGGTGTCGGACCTTCGTAGTCGGTCCAGCCGCTCATCGGGACCGGGAAGCTAGACGAACGATTCCCGAAGGTTGCAACGACAAGAGAATTGATGACCGGTGTGACACTGAGCGTTCCGCCCGTCGTGGAGAATCCGGTCGTCGTTTGGGCGCCGGCGGGCGTTCCCGCATTGGCAATCTCAAAGAGTTGGACGCTTGTCGCAGTGTTGCCGCTGCTTAAGAAAGTGACGCCCGTGTCCGTGCCGCTCGCGATCTTGTAAGCGGCAGCGGCAGTCTGGTAGTTGTTGGTCTGTGTGTAGATGCTCGTCCAGCCCGAAGGGAGACTGTACGGGAAGCCATCGGCGAAGATGACAAGGAGCATCATGTTCCCTTGGATCGGCGTCGTCGGGAAGCTGAAGGTGGTTGGACCCGCGGCAGTACTCGCAAAGGAGACCGTCTGCCGGATGGTCGGGGATGGATTATAGGTTAGGTAGGTACCAAAGGCTTGCGTGCTCGTTGCGACGTCGGAGAGATTCGCGAGGGCATTGAGCTGCGGCACCCAGCCACCAGAAGCAGCAAGGTAGGTGAGATTGGTATTGTTGCTCGGAGATCCACCAACGTAGTCTTCGAGCATTTCGACCGTTGGATTGTAATAGAGGACCGCAGAACCGCTGCCGATAGATGAACTTCCTGCCGTCCATCCCGTGGTCTTGAGGGTCTTAACCGTCAGTCCCGTTGCGCTTGCAACATTCGTGATCGTGAAGATCGCGCTATTGCTCGCACTTGCGATGTAAACGTTCGTGTTCGGTGCGTAGAAGGCGGTCGTCGTAACGGGCAGCGTGCCGCTCGAGGCAATCGCCGGGATTGCAAAGCTCGAAGAGGTGGTAGCTAAGCCTCCACCGCCCGCGCCACTGAAGGCGATGAGCGAGCCATTGGGAATGTTCGTTGCCCCACCTTGCACCACGGTCTGCACCGTGAGTGTGTTGGTGAGGATGTTCATGTTCGTGATCAAGCCAATATACGGGTAGTCCGTATTGTTGGCGATCTGCACATAGACATAGCCATTGCCGAAGATACCGGCGCTGCCGACACTGACAGTCGTTGTTTGCCCAACGATGGGCGGCGAGAAGTTCTGGGTGATCGTTGTCGCACCCGCTCCGCCGCCGGGGTTCCCCTGCGCACCTGGTGGTCCGCCAAAGGTGATGACGGTTCCAATGGAAAGCACTTGGCCGACGGTTGCTGAACCAAGGCTGATGGTCTGGATCGTTAAGGTGCTGCCGGAGACACCGGTGACATAGCCTTCGTAAGCGAAGGTGCCACCGCTCGGCAACTGGACATAGACGCCGGCTGGGAAGGCATACGCATCAGCAACGGTGACGGTCGCAGCATTGCCCACGTTCGGAACCGTGAAGGTACCGACAAGCGTTGTTGCACCGTGGCCAGCCGGTCCGCCCGATCCCGCTGGGCCCGTCGTGCCCTGCAGACCTGTTGGACCCTGGGGACCCTGGATGCCCGTAGAGATCCCGGTCCAGGTGACGAGACTTCCCGAGGCAAGGGGTGCATAGGTCGGTGAGTAGACGGTCGTGGCGCTGATGGAACCCACGGCAGTGCCCACAACCGTTCCGACGTAAGGCGAAGGACCGTTGCTTGCGCTCGGAACAAGGATCTGATTGCCTACTCCAAAGGCGGTGGAGTCGACAACCGAGAGGACACCAAGGGCACCCGACGCAGGCGGCGTGAAGGTCGCGTTAAGAGTCGTTGAGCCATGGCCGGATGGCCCGGTTGGGCCGGTGGGACCAACACTTCCCGTTGGACCCTGCGATCCTGTTGCGCCTTGCGGTCCACTGAAGGTTGCAATCGCTCCCGGAGAGAGAGTCGATGAAGTCCCAACGATGAAGGTTTCAACGGTGAGGGTATTACCGCTCTGCGCGGTAACTTGGCCGAAGAAGGGACTCGTTGTCCCGTTCTCAACAAGGATGTAGCTTCCCGGGGGGAAGGCCGTGCCGTCGAGCACATACATCGTGCCCGTTGCATTGACGCTCGGAACGGAGTAGCTACTCGTGAGCGAGGTTGCGCCATGGCCTGGTGTGCCGCTCGAGCCCCGTGCGCCGCTCCCTGCACCCGAGCTGTTGACGACAACACTGATCGAGGGCATCGAGCCGCTCGAACTTGACCAACTCCAGCTCGGCACATACAAACTCGCAGAGTTGCCCGGAGATCCATAGACCTGGACATCGAGGGGATACGCGCCCGCACCGATGACGCCTTCGCTCGTCCACCCACTTGCCGCCGCTGTTCCGGTCGAGGTGCCGCTCTGCGTGAAGCCTGCGAGCAAGAGGCCGCCATTATAAGTGGGGATGAGCCCCGCGCCATTGGTCGTTGTGGAGATGTAGCTATTTGGTTGAAGCGAACTCCAGCCTTGGATCTCTTGGAGGTAGTAATTTGAAGCCGCGCTGCCCGCATAGGAGAAGCTGTACGCGGTCTCACCCGCGAGCACAACGTGCGCGAAGAGATCGAGTTCGGCATTTCCGTTATTGACCGTTGAGACAAGGTCCCAGACACTTGTCTGCGGCAAGACGGGAGCGTCAGTCTTGTGCGATGCCCACACAAGGACGAGATCTCCAGGTACAGCAGAGCTCGAGAGGGTAAGGGTCGTCGTGCCCGCACCGGTGTTGGTTGCGCTCGTGTGCTGGTAGATGACCGGCTGTGCGGTCGACGCCGGTTGAATGAGCAAGAGACCGGTATTGCCGTAGTTCTCATTGCTGGTAAAGCTAATGTTGTCCCAGAGGGTTGAAGCAGAGACGCTCGAGGTGTTGGGCCCTGTAATTGGCCCCAGCTGCACGCAGTGCGGCGAATAGAGCGGTTCGGGATCGGAGATGATAGACCAGCCACCGTTATAGGTTGGCAGGTTGCCCGTCCCGATGTTGAAGAGTGCGAGAGGTAAGCAGTAGAGTGCATTCGGCCCAAGGCTCGGTGTCGTCTGCGCGGCCGCAATTGCGGTGCCTGCCATGGCATGCTGAATGATGCCTGCATTGGCAACTTCAAGGACGGTAACGGCCGTGTAGTCGCTCTGCGAGAAGGTAAAGGAAAGCGTGCCCTCACTGCCTACGGCCTGCTTCGTGTAGACCGCAAGGTTGTAGGGGAAGTGGTTCGCAAAGTCGAGCAGCGAGAAGCCCGAGGGAACCGTCGGGATATTGGTTCCCATCGCCGATGAGTAGGTGAGGATCGCAATGAGCGTATTGCCCGACGTTGGCTGTGCAACGTTGACGCTGACCGAGTTCGTGTCGGTGTTGCCGCCATTGCTGTTGACAACTTGAACGACGTAGGGTTGCTGGACCGCAACCGATCCAATGGTGCCAATAGGTTGACCGGCGGGTCCTTCCGCACCACTGTTGCCCACTGTCGTATTCGAGGGGATGGGAGAGGTTGATCCCGTTTGAATGGTGAGGAGTGTTAAGCCCGTCGTGCCGATCTGAGCAAGGACCTGACCGATGTAGGGTTCAAGGCCGCCGGTAGAAAGCAAGACGTACGCACCGACGGTGTAGGCGGTGTTGTTGACAACCGAGAGGGTGTTCTCTCCACCCACCGCTGGCACATCAAAGGCGGCGGTGGTCTGCGTGATACCGCTTCCCGTTGGACCCGTTGGGCCCGTTGGTCCCGTCGGACCGGTTGGGCCCGTTGGACCAGTTGGTCCCGGCGGTCCCGCCGGATTACCAGAGAAGGTAACGGTAGCGCTCGCGGCAATCGTCCCTGAACTTCCCGTTTGAACGGTCGTGACGTAGAGGTTCGAGGTTCCGCCGCCGCTGAGAACTTGTCCAATGTAGGGCGAGACCGTTCCGTTGGACACGAGCAGATACGCACCGTTCGGGAAGGCGATGCCATCCGAGACCGAGAGCGTTGCGCTTGTGTTATACGCAGGCGGTGAGAACGGTGCCGTTGTGTAGGTTGCGCCGGGGCCGGTGGGGCCTTGGGGTCCCTGGACACCGGTTGGGACACCGGTGAAGGTAACGAGAGTCCCCGAACTGATGACGCTGCCCGCCGAGAGACTGCCGAGGTTGATCGTCTCGATGCCAAGGGTCGAACCGGAGTTGCTGGAGATCTGGCCTATGTAGGGCGACGCACCGCCGGTCGGCATGAGGATGTAGGAACCAACCGGGAAGGCCGTTGCGTCTTCGACCGTGACCGTGGCTGAACTATCGACCGTCGGGACCGTGAAGTTCGCAGTCGTCAGCGTCGTGCCGTGACCTGAGGATCCCGTAGCACCCGTTGGCCCCTGGGGACCAGAGAAGGTCACCGTTGCACCGGAATGGATGACCGCGACATTGGCTTGCTGCACGGTCGTTGCGGTGATTGCACCGGTCGTCAGATTCGCAGCGGTGATCAGGCCAACATACGCGACCGTTCCCCCATCGAGGACGCTTGAGATCAGGGCATAGGCACCCACAGGGAACGCGGTTGCATCAGCAACGTAGAAGGTTGACGAGGCACCCGCTGAGGGATTTCCAAAGTCGGCGGTTGTTGTTGTGGTGCCGTGATTGTTGGAAGTGATATTCTTCCAGGCCGGCAGCGCTGAGTTGTACGCCGTCTGGACAAAGAGCGAAGCTGTACCCGTCGAGTCGGAGTTCAGCATCCGATACGAGCCCTGGTTCTGTTGGTCGTTCGCGTCGGCGAAGGAACCACTGAGCGGCGGATCCGCCGAGCAGGTGATCGTGATCGGGAGGGTCGAGCTATCGACGGGGAAGAGGCGAATACCTAAGGTCTGGCTGTAACCACTAATCGAGGGGTTCTCAGGTCCTGGCTTGTAGCCCGTTGCATACTTGCCAACTTCGAACTGCGGGGTTGCCCAGAAGACATTCCCACCGGAGATCCCGCAGTGGTTCGTCTGTTGGATGACGCGCACGTAGAGTACCGAGCCATCGGAAGGACACTGCCAGGTAACCGAGACGATCCCTGACTTCCCCTTCGTTTGGTACGCGTTGGCGTAGTCGGTTGTATAATTGAAGTTCTGCGCGTAGCCCGGGGTCGCAGCAGTCGTTGCATCGACAATGCCCCAGAAGGGAAGGTTGCTCGACGTCGTAACGTAGGTCGCGTCAATGTAGCCCGAGAGCGTGTAATAACTTCCCGGGATGACGGGGATCGGCACCTGGCTGACGATGTGGCCGTCTTCGCCGGAGAACGTTGGGCGTGCGAAGATCGCATTCTCAACGCCCGTCGTATCAGCAGTCGTCCCACGCTGAACGCCAAACTTGACGCCATCGACCTGATAGCCGGCCCAGTACGGGTTCCAGATATCGGAGCTGCCAGCGAAGCCCGAGCTATTGAAGTCACTGGCATCAAAGTTCGAGTCCGTGATAAGGTTCGGGTTCGTTGAAGCAAGCCCCGGTGGATTGAAGGGCACGGCCCCCGCCGAGGTCGTGATCGGGGTGATGTACGTCTCGGTGCCACTCGTCGAGATCCCCGAGACCGCGAAGTCCCAGATGACACCATTCGAGAGATCTTCAAAGGTGTAGGTGTACGTACCAACGAGAGGCAGGTTGTTGAGGTCGGGATCGGCGAGATCTTGCGCGGGGATAATATCCCAGCCCGACCAGTACGGATCTCCGTCCTGTCGCACCCAGACGTGCAGATTCCGCAAGCTTCCATCGAGGGGCTGATTCTGCACTTGGAAGGACACAACGTAGGCTGTCGTGATGCCGTTGATCGAAGGAATCGTTTGGACAGCAGGAATCGCAGCGGGAATACCACCACTGCCCGCCGGTACGCCAGCGGTGACTTGGGGCACCCACGCCGTGTTGTTCGCCAACATGTCGTTCGTGAGGCCCATCTGGCCATTGAACCAGCTATCGGCAAAGACGCTGATGGGACCGGTAACTTCGCCTGTGGAGATGTAGCTCGCCCCGAAGTCAAAGAACTTTGAGGAGAGAGGCACACGGCCATAGGAGTAGGAGATCGCCTGACCTTCAGGGGGCGACGGCAGGCCATTGATGTTGATCTTGTCGGCGAGGATCCAGGGATAGGTCTTCGGGGGATCGATGCCGCCGGGATCAAGCGATCCAATGAGGATCGTTGCGGCGTGGTAGCCCTGTTGATACCCCGTCTGACTCGAGGAGTTGATCCCAAAGGTACAACTGATGGGCGTGACTTCATCTTGCGTCAGTGAGAGCGAGTGAGCCGAAGCACCCTGGTAATAGTTTTCGTCGTAGGCACTTGAATAGCCGACGTAGCCATCGAGAGTCCAGCCCGGTGAGAGAACCGTTGGATCAAAGCCCGGATCGTCAAGATGCAAGCCGATCCACGAGATCGCAAAGTCGGCAAAGACGCGCGGGGTTACGGTCTGGCTTGTGACCGATGCTGATCCATTCGCATTAACGATAGAGTCGACGACATCAATCGTTGCTGTTGGGCTGACGCCACCGAGCTCATAGCAGAAGATAAGCGGGACGCCATAGATGAAGGTGTTGTAAACGTCCTGCGTCAGACCGCTTGCGGCGTCTTCTGCTGTCCAGAACTTGTAGAAGACCATGAGGCCGGTAACGACATTGGGATCGCTATCAGGATCAATCCAGGCGCGGTTCCAGCCCACCGCCGGGGACGGCAAGGCATTTGCGGCCGCAGCCAGGACTAAGACGAGGTTGCCGACCTTGGGTGCATTGCCCGCATCGAACTGCAAGCCGCCGCCGACCCAGGCGTGCGACTGCACAAAGTAGACACCACCCTGCGCGGGGATGGGCGTTAAGGGATCGGGATGCTGACGATACCAGAAGCCGGCCTGGTTGACCGAAAGATCCGTTGGGACGTTCGTAAAGTACGGATCGACCGTGAGGTCTTGGTAATAGCCAGGATAGTTGTTCCACGCCGTTATGGATTCAAGGTTGAAGGGATACGTGGAACTCTGGAGATAGGTCGGCGCCGGTGGGACATTGTAGTCGAGGATCGCTGAGAGATCGTTCCCAAGACCGCTCCAGAGGACGAGCGTTCCCTCGGGGATGATCGTGCCAACCTGCGCGAGGTTGAGGACTTGTGACTCGATAGTCAGGTACTCGCCCGATGCGGCGACGACCGAGGAGATGTAGGGCAGTCCCGATCCACCCGATGCGAGCGGAACCTCCATCTGGATGATTGTCTCGAGCGGGTACCCGAAGGGTGGGTAAACAGGAACGACCACCGTCTCACCGACCGGCGGCACAGCGAAGGGAGCTTGGGTGACCCCAATGAACTCGCCGATGCCGCCACTTGCGATGTTGACGATGGTCGTGTTGTTGCCGCTCGCTGGGAGAGCGGTCGTGTACTGGCCCCAGATGTAGACCTCAACGAGGGGCGCAAGGCCACCCGCACTACCGGGGGTAAGGAGCGTGCTTAAAGAGGTTGAGGCATCCGCATCAGCCGTAGGCACAACGGCCACGGCATTGGGCAGGACACTGTAGGTTGAGCCGCCAGCTTCGAAACTGATGACATCAAGGGTCTCGTTCCGAAAGCCCCGGTTGCGAACAACGGGGCTGTATGCTTCGAAACCACCCCAGTTTGTGCTCAAGCAAAAACCCCTCTAGCGGGAGTACGAGCCCTTACACACAACAAGGCAGTCAGGAGAACCCTGCTGCCTTGTCGATGACCTACTGGTGAGCGAGAACTTAGGAGTTGTCCTCGTACTTCGAGTCGGCAGCGACGCCCGAGATCCCCGAGCCGAAGGGCTGGATGAGTTCGTAGGCCGAGCCACCCTTGCTGAGGGTCGTCGTCGTGATGCTGTCGTATTCGTAGACCACGCTCTGACCGATGTCGCCAGCCGTCGCGTAGAGGCTGTAGGTCGAGAAGGCCGCGGTGTGAACGCCGAGAGCTGATGCCGCTCCACTGGAAACCGAGAGGGTTCCCATGTAGACCGCATTGCAGATGTTCACGAGCTGCGCCTGCGAGAAGCCAGAGAGATCAGCGGAGGTCGGGTTGCCCTTGTTGAGATTGACTCCCGTGAGCGGGTCATAGAACCCGTAATTCTGGTTAATCGTCCCGAGGATTTTACTCGAGATCCGCTGGTTGAGAGTTACCGTTAAGGCCATTCAATACTCCTGGGTGTAAGGGTTATCCCAACTAGCGGTTAGTAAGAGGCCGCAATCGAAGCCGTCAGAGTCGTGCTGCCACCGGGGACAATCTGAACGAAGGGTGCGGGGGCGATGGGAACTTCGGCACCGCCATTGACGATGGGCGCAAGGGCTGATCCCCCGCCTGGTGCCTCGGCTGGGACCCAGGTGACACCGTCTTCACTGACGTTGATCGTGAGAGTCGTGGAACCGGAGGTGTGGAGTAAGACGGTAAGCGAGGCGGCCGGCCCAACAGGTGCCCAGAGCGAGCTTGAGGACGTTACCGAAGCCGCCGCAGCAAGGACGATAGAGAGACCGCCAGAGTCAGCGCGATAGGCGCTCACCATACTGCCAGAAGCGACGATGAGGATACCTTCGCTGATCGCAGTCAGGACGTTGAAGAGCGATTGAGCTCCATTACTCGTGATGTCGCCTGAGTACGGGTTCGTCTGCGTGAGCCGCATGCCGGAGACTGGTTCATAGTACTCGTCGATGCCGGAACGCTCGTCGGCGTTCGAGTTGAGCTTGACGACTAAGGACAAGTCAGTCTCCTCAGTGAGGGCTAGGCCTTGCTCTTCAGCAGCTCATCAAAGTGTTTGAGAGCTGCGACTTGCTCCTTCTCGAGATCTGGCGTCCAGCGCGAGCGCCCCGACCCATAGGTCGTAATCTGTTCGGGCTTCACACCCTCGGGGAAGTCTCCCTCGGCAACGATGAGGATGCCATAGTGGATGGCAGTAACAACATCGGCGAGCTCTTCATTTGAGAGCTTCGAGAGATCGCGAGAGATTGGGCCGGTGTCCGGGATGGGCTTGCTCTTCGCATCAATCTGCGGGCCGAGGAAGAGATTGACCCCTGCCTTTGAGTTGAACCAGCTTGTTGCTTCAGGATTCCGTGGATTGAGGGCAACGCGGAAGGCGGAGGTGCGTTCAGTCTTCGGTGCAGGCATAGATCACAATCCGTTCATATATCAAGACTTACATCTCAAGCAGACTTCATCTAGCTCTCGGGAGTCGGAGGCGCCATCACAACTTGCTTATGGGCCCGCTTCATCATCGTTTGGTAGCGATGAAGGTCTAAAGGGGTGACAACAGGTCCGTGGCGGTAATAAGGATCGTTCGTTGTGGTGTAGGCATAGGCCCCAGAGGCTCCCATAATGGGATACATCTGCGCCCGCTTCTGCATTTGCCTATTATACCACTTGCGGCCAGCTGGCGTCGTGTAATCATCCTGGTTGCCGATCATGTGGGGACTGTCGGCCGTTCGATTAAAGAGCCCCACGACGTCCTCCTTGAGCTGGTATCTACTAGAAGTGGAACCGGCTGGCGGCGAGATGCCGCCAGCCGGTGAAGATCTCCAGGCTACGAGCCAGACTACATCGTCTTGACGAGCAGCGGACGGTTGTACGACGGGGTCAGCGAGATGGAGCGGATCTGAACGATACCGCGGCCTTCGTTGTAGATACCCGGGCTGTAGCGTTCCTTGACGCGGAAGGAGGTGATGTCGTGGATGGGATCCTTGAACTCATCGGTCGACATGTCTTCACGCACGAGGATCGCACCGACATTATCACGGTCCAGAAGGAACATGTCGAAGGTGCGGTTGACGCGGTCGATTGGCGCGAAGGGGGTCAGGATCACTTCGAAGCTGAAGGGCAGGCGCGATTGAATCGACTGCGGTCCAAGCTCGATGTCCTTGACCGGATACGCGACGTTCTGACCCGGGAAGACAACGTTCTGAGCGAGCGATCCGAGGATGTCGTTCTTCGCGAAGACGGCCCAGACCAGGGGGTGGATCAGCAAGGTCGTGGGGACGTATCCATTATACATCAGCCCGGCAAAGAGGTCGATGAAGTCGAAGACCGAGAGGGTGTTGTTCGGATTGCCGTCAGGACCAAGGCCCGTCGTGTGCTGGGTCGGGTCGGTCGAGGTGTTGTCCATGAAGACGTGGGAGTGCTTGTAGAGCTCTTTGAACAGCCACTCTTCCTTGAAGCGAGCCATCGCGCGGCCGGCGTAGCGGAGGTGCATGCCGATGACGTCCCACTCGGAGTCCTGAATCATTTCGTCGGTAAGACGAACCAGAAGACCGACCTTACGGACCTTCACCTCGAACGTGGAACGGTGACGCTGGAAGTCCAGGGTCTCAGCCTTGTAGGGCTGCGCTTCGTCGACAAAGTGGGCACGGAGCAGGCCAACTGAGGGGAACTCAATTGAGGTACCCTGCGTCACGCGAATGGTCGTGAAGAACTGGCTTGCGACGTACACGGGCTCTGCTGCTTCACGCATCACGCCAGTGATGATCTTGGGGACCAACATGGCTGAGTCATCAGAATTCAGAGCTTCAGCAATTCGGAAGTTGCGAACGGCTTCACCGTCCGCGTTAACGAGGTCATCCCATCCGCCATTCACCCGCTTGTAGGACTCGCTGAAATGACGGGCAACGATCTCCTCGAAGTTATCCTTGAGGGTTTTAGCCACTCTAGTATGTTCCTCCACTTGGGAGTGTATTTGTCTTACTTTAGTGGCTGTCAGTCCCTCGGTTGGCGCCGAAGTCCCGAGCCGTCTAGCTTGGGCCGGGACAGTTGAGCCGTAGCCCAACTGTCCCGCACCCCGAGTTCCCTAGTTCTTAGAGGACGTCGATTGCGATACGAGCCGCCCCAACCGAACCCTTGAAGTCGATGTTGCTGGGAACGCCGACGACCTGGTTCTCAAGGCTGGTGTAGGTGATCGTGTAGGTCTCAGTGCCAGTCTGGTTCGCAGTCTGGATGTACACGATACCGCGGTAGCGGTCAACGTAGTAGTCGACGAGCTCAACGAGCGGGGTGGTTGCTGCGGCGTTGTTGTACACGAGCATCTTGGTCGGGAAGGGGTGGTCGGGCGTTGGGTTGGTCGCACCCTGACCGTCCTTCGCAACACGCTTATGCGAGAGGGTGATCGTGTTGATGCCGTTCGCGTACGAGTTCTGCGTGCCGTTACCGAGAGACTCGGAGTAGTCGACCGCAGCCATGCGCGCGCCGTCGGTGAGGCCGGGGATACCCATGGCATCCCAGAGCTGTTCGGGGAAGCGCGTCACAAGGTCGTTGAAGCTGTAGAACGCCGGGTACTGGTTCTGCTGGGCGTTGAGGTCGGGGCGCTGGGCGGTCGTGGTGCCCGAGGTGCCGCCGGTCGTGTCGCCCGCAGATCCATCAGGAGTCTGAAGCGGCGCGTTGACGTCATACGGGTTGAACATTTCCCACTGTCCCATACCTTGCGCGTCCATGCTCATCCACTCCCACATCACCCACTGCAGCCAGCCCTGGACGGGGATGGAGCGGTCGATCATGATGACCTGACCGATCTTCTGGGTGGTCTCGGTGTCGAGGCTCTGGTCCCACTTGGTGACCTTGCCGTTGGGATCGCTCATCACGTGGTCGCCCATGTTGAGGACCGAATTGCCACCGAGTGCCGCATTGTCATACACGCAGCCCCACTTCATCGACTGTGCGAGGGACGCATTGGACGAGAAGTACGGAAGCGAGATGTACGACTTGCGGGTGATCGTTGGGTAGTTACCCTTGAAGCGGTCGTTCAGACGACGGTAGCAGTTCTTGAACGCGATACCGATGGGAACGTTCGCCGTGCGGGTGTAGGAGCCGTAGGGGCCAGTCACGGTCGTGGTCGTACCGCCATTGGCGATAGTGAGGCACGGAGCCATGAAGTCGACGTCGTAGTCCTTAGCGTATGGTGCGCCGTAGCGGTGAGCAACGACGGTACCCTTGGGGATCTGGACTTCGGCCGGACGGAAGTAGGTGCCCGAGAACGGATAGGTGAATTGGACCGGAAGGTACGGGTCCGTAATGAAGACTTCCGCGATCTGCTTGAGATCATCGGAGATGATCAGCTGATTCTGGGTGCGGAAGACGTTATTGGGACCGTCTTCGAGGATCCACGAACCACCATTAGGTAGAAGCATTAGCTGTTATCCTCCAGACTGTTGGGGCGAAGTCTTCCACCGCTACAACAGTGCAGGTTTGACTAGCAACTTGCATGCCTACTACCGGGGTAGGCTCGGGTTCCTAGGCTTGCTTCCGGGTCATCTCATTGACCTGCTTCACAACCTTGCGGCGGGCACGGGTGCTGCCGAAGTAAGCTGCAAGCAAGGTCTCTGAGTCTGGAGCCGAAACCGTTTTGTCGACCGTTTTGTCGTTTTCGCCACCATGCGAGAGGCCCTTGGTGGGAACCGTCGCGCTGACGAAGAGCTGTTGGCCGGCTTCTTCCTTGAGGCTGGTAAGCACGCCTTCGAGGAAGCTGTCGTCCTTAGAAGAGAGCTCGGTCGTCTTCGCTTCAACCTCATCCTCAGCGATATTCTGAAGGAGAAGGATCATCTCGATGACCTGGCTCTTCGCGGCGGACTGGAGTTCAGTAACTTGTTCGATGAGCTCGTCAGCCTCAGCTTCGCGCTCGAGGAGGATCCGCTCCACTTCGGCAAGGGCGTCCTTGGTTTCCTCGAGCTCAGCCGTAACTTGTTCAGTATCAGCTGAGGTCAGGGCTTCCAGCTCTTCGGCGGTTAGGACGCTGAGGCCGTGCGCGGCGAGGACTTCCTTCGCGTCGGCGACATCTTCGGCGGTTTGCTTGGCCTTATTGGTATCGGAGGCAAGTCCCGCCTTCACCGCAGCGGCCTTGAGCTTCGCGAGGGCCTTAGCCTTATCAGCGGTCTCAAAGCCAGCAACCTGCTCCCAGCGGGAGAGGGCCGTGCGGAGGAGTTCCTTATCCAGGGAGCCGTCAGCCTTCTTATAGGGAAGGGCCCGCAGCTTCTTTTCTCCCACAACCTTCACAAGCGCAAAGGCAGAATCTGAGAGATCTGCCTGGTTCCTGCTGGATAGTACACTCTGCTGCAAGGCAATTAGCTCAGCTTCAAGATGTTCGTTGTTGTCGAACACGTACGAAGTAAGCTTCTCAAGCTCAGCCTGGCCGAGCGGCGCGTCCCCAGACATGACCTGCTCTTCGAGGGAAAGCTCCCCACCCGTGAGGAGAACCTCAAGGGCCGTGGCCGTCTCAAAGTAGAAAGTCAGGGGATCGTTCTCGTAGAGATCCCGGTCCGCTTCGTCGAGGCCCTCGATGAGGCTCGCAACGGAGCGCTCCGTTACGACCTCTTCACCTGTCGGAGTCTCGTCCTCGTTGTTCGGGGCGATGACATCGAGCTCTTTTGAGGCCGCCTGGGCGGTCTCAGTGAACGCTGGGTCAAGCAGGTTGAGGGGGGCTGAGCCCTCTTCGCCCGTCAGTGACATCTCCTTGACTGCGTAGGACTTCACCTTGGAACGCATGTCGGAGGGGACGGCCACGACGGAATATTCACGGGCCCAAACATTACCAATGTTGATGTGCATGCGGCGGGCACCCTTGGCGTGGGCTTCAGCATCGACCCACTGGCCCTCGGTCTCAGAGCCCTTGGGGCCCTTCTGGTACCACTTGCCGCGCTCGTGTTCGCAGCGGGCAGCCCAGCCCTTCATGAAGTCCATCCCACAGATCGAGCACTCGGCCTTATCGACATCCATGCCGATAGAGCCCGTGGAGTACTCGCCGCGCATGAACTTCTCGATAGCCATGGGGTCCGTGATGCGAGCCGTGATCTCAACGTGGCCGGGGGTGCGGCCTTCCTTCTCGACCCACTCCGCCTTGATAACGCGGCCAATCGTGTTGTCGACCTCGGCGGAATCATGGTTCTTGAGGATGGGGGCACCGTAGGGATCAATCCAGCTCTCGAGGCCGCCAACCTGACCCTGGTCGTTCTTTTCCTTATGGGTCAGGCCTTCTTTAGAGTAGAAGGTGTTATTGCGAGTCAGGCCCTCGTGGATTGCGGCAATCTTCACTTCCAGGGCATGGCTACCGCCGTCCGGGAGGAGTGCTTCGGTTACCCGCTGTGTGGCAGACTCATCAAGCTTGGGAAGAATGAGTCCGAAGGTTTCGTTGATACGGAGCATCAATAGGTCCTTTATCGGGGATTGCTCAGCACTTGCCGGATGACGTGCTCACACTGGTCGATGTCGCCGTTGATCTGGGAGCCAGAGAAACGCAGGACGGTCCAACCTAGACTCTCAAGCTCCACCTGCCGGCGCTTGTCACGCGCCTTCTGGGCGGGGGTTGAGTGGTAGGCGGCACCGTCACATTCGATAGCCACCAGAGATCCCGGGATTGCGAAATCGAGGTAGTAGTACCCGCGTATCCGGCGCTTGACCGGGTATTGGGGCGTCGCTGAGATGCCCCAGCGTTTGAGGGCGGACCCCATCCGGATCTCGATCCAGGTTGGTTGTGGTCGCCGCCTTCTGTTTTTAACAGTACTAGAGCTATGCTTGCGTTTCGGTCGAGTTCGAGGACGGGCAGCTTTCTTCTTCGCCTTCTTGAGGGTCTTTTTCTTAACTGCCAAGGCGAATTACTAAGGAACATTCACATCTGGGATGCAGCGTCGGGGCAGCACTGAGCCTGCGGCGAGCGGAGCTTTGGTTCTCCCAGAGGTCGGGTGCAGCCAGGCACTCATCGCAGCACTCGGCCTCCCGCGCAAGCTGCAGGGGGACGCCCGTGAGGTGGGCAGCGGAGGCGTAGCCGAACCAGTAGCTCTGCGGAAGCTCGGTGTTGGCGATGATCTCCAGGCGGTAGCGGACACCATCGAAGATCGCATTGACCTTCGCGGGGAGGTCTTTTGGATCAGCCGTGTTCTTGATAGCCCGGATCGTCGGGCGCGCGAGATCTCCCACGAGGCGATTGACGGTTCGCTCATTGAACTCCGTCAGTGCCGCCCGTTCACTTGTGAAGGGATCGGCGAGCGCGGGAAGCTCGCTCTCATCCCAGAAGCGGGCGACCCCCGCATGGAAGGCCGGCTGGAGGTAGCGCTGCGAGAGGGTTAGAATGCGCCCCTTCACGAGCTCAAAGAGGAGCTTTGAGAACTGCGGCTCCTCCTCCGGGGTCATGTTGATATGCAACTGGCCCTGCTCGATACTGGCGCCCCGGAGATCTTCAAAGAGCTCACCGATCTCCGTATAGAAGCCAGCCAGGCTCGTCGTCATGTCGACGGAGTGCGCGGAGACGTCTTCAGAGAGGAAGAGACCCTCGCCCTTGCGCTTGGGACCGAGACGCTTGCCATGCTGATTGGCGGGGCGGTTCTTATTATCGGTTCCCTTGGACGTCGTCTTCGGATCAGCGCTCGGTCCTGGAGGGAGGGCGAAGTGCCCCTTCGGTGCAGCAACAGGCTTCTTGACCTGGGTCGTCTTCGCAACGGTCCGCTTGCCGCCGCCTGTTGTGACCGCGTGCTTTGTGGTCGTAATAGCGTGGGCGCCCTGCGCAGCACCCTGCTCGGGCGGAGCATCAAGCTCCTTTTGCTTGAGCTTGAGATCCATATCGGAGTGATCGCTGAGATCAGCGGCGGCGTTCATGTCAGCCTTGTGCTTCTGAAGCATGATCTTGCCGTGGTCTTCAAGGTCCGTCGTGCCTGTGAGCTTGACGATATCCTGCGGGATCAGGAAGCGGGTCAGGTAGGTATCATCCCACTGTGCTTCGGTGAAGGGCTGAAGACCAATGCGCTTACGGAACTCCGAGAAGGTGAGGGCATTGGCTTGGAGGAGCGCAAGGTTGTGGGCTTCACGCTTGATCTGTGACTCGACTTCGATCTCTTCAAAGATGAGTTCGGCCCAGTTCTTCTCGATGTCCTCATAGAGTTCAAAGCCGCCCTCTTGGAGGATCTCGCGGAAGATCTCCTGAGAGATCGAACGTGAGAGGACGTTCTGGAAGTGCTTGATCTGATCGTGCATCTCGACGGACATCGCATCAGCCGTTGAACGGTTGGCCGTATCACCCTGGCCCATCGCGACACCCGAGACTCCGAGCCCGGAGAAGGACCGGTTCTGGAAGTGCTCGAGGTAGGGTTCGAGGTTGATTGCCTCACCTTCGGCACCGACCACGTTGAACTCAACAGACTCCGACGTAACGAGGGTGGCATCCGGCGGCGCATTGGCAACGAGCTTCTTGTAATAGTCGAGTTGTTCTTCGGTTGCTTGGAAGCCCGGCGTTGGCTCACCCACCCGTACTTGGGTGAAGGGAAAGGCAAAGCGAAAGGCCAGGCGCGAGGTGTGGTCCTCGATAGTCCGCAGCATACGAACATCATCAAGGACGGGCCCAAGGAAGGGCGCCCCATACGCAAAGCCATCCTCGCGATCCGTCGTAATGTGAATGATCTCATCAGGCGTAAACTCAACGCGCTGCTTGGGATCTTGGGGACGGGCCTTTGCTCCCCAGGGCCATTGCTCGTAGCGAATGACATTATTGTTGGGATCACGCACCGCGCGCATCGTCGCGGGGTGGAGGAGTTCATACGCAGCGATAGGATCTTGCGGGACAAGGATCGGCTTTTGATCTTCCTTGCCCTTTTGCTTAATCGCCGGAACGCCCTTGACGTTCACTCCCTTGGGGAGGGTGGGCTGCTTGCGACGATTCTTATAGAGGTAGACATTCGCATAGGTGACGAGATCCCGCGCAATGTCCTGGAATAAGGCGTCGATATGATCGTGCTTCGGGTCGGCATCGATGATGAGACGCAGGCGAACCTTGAGATATTTGTCGATAGCCGGTTTGAGCGTGAGGATCTTATAGCCACGTAGGAAGATACCGTTCGTGAACTTCGTGACCGTCTGCTTGATGTAGCCGTCGGTCTGTACGCCCTGGTGAATAGCGTAGAGGTTGGAGAGCGGCTCCTCGAAGATCTCCTGAGGACGACGGCGCGTGTAGCCATCCCAGGGACCACGTGTCGGAGAGATCTGGCGTGACTGATAGGGCTTCGTCCGAGGCGAGACAAACTCAACGGCTGCGGGTGCAGACGTCTTCGTCGGTACGACAAGCTCTTGGTTCAGAAAGTCCGCCAAGCGGGGCCCCTTAACCTACGTGATAGAACTCCTCAGCCGCTAAGACTGGGTAGTCGCCTAGCCGTACAAGGGTGAAGGCATCGTGCTCGTCGAGATCAACACGGATCAAGCTATCTTCCTTGATGTCCTGGCTAATGAGTCGCTTTGCGATGGGAGATTCGAGATGGCGGATAAGAGTTCGTTTGATCTCACGCGCCCCGTACTCCCGGCTGAAGCCTTCGCGGAAGAGCTTCGTTTGGAGCTTCTCGCCGAGTTCAATGCGCACGAGATGACGGGTCAGGCGACTATTGAGATCGGCGATGAGGCGCTCGAAGATCTTCTCTTGTTGCTCGAGGGTCAAGGGATCGAAGTGGACTTGGCCGGTAAGCCGGTTGATGAACTCTGGGCGGAAGGTCTTCTTCACTTCGGTCTGAACTTGCGCCCGGATCGAACTTTCCGAAGGGCGCTCGGGACGAAAGCCAAGGTCCTTACGATCACTGTAGTTCGAGGCGCCAACGTTACTCGTCAGGAAGATCAAAGCCTTACTGAAGTCGAGACGCCGGCCCTTACTGTCCGTCATGATCCCTGAGTCCATGACCGAGAGCCACGCATCGAAGAAGCGACTATGAGCCTTCTCGATCTCATCGAGCAAGAGGATGAAGCCGCCCTCGGGGTGAGAGATGTTCTCGATCTGCTTGACGAACATCGATGACTGGTCGCTGCCGACGTATCCCGGCGGGCTCCCAAAGAGCTTGGCAACTTCGTGATCGAGAGAGAACTCCGAGCAGTCGATGCGAATGAAGGCATCGGGCGGCTGCGTGAACTCCGCTAACTTCTCAACAAGCCAGGTCTTCCCGACTCCCGTTGGGCCAAGGAAGAGGAAGCTGCCAATAGGACGTTTCCCATCGTGTAGCCCCGCTTGATAGCGCTCGAGCGCTCCAAGGATCGCTTCGATAGCTGCTTCCTGCCCAATGACCGTTTCGTTGAGAAGATACTTGAGCTCAAAGAGCTGGGTCTGAAGATCTGCCCGGTCGTTAAGCTTTGCCATCAGGCAGCACCGCAGTGTAATGCTGGCCGGTGAGGATCACCGGGATCATGTCGGGCTTGAGTGCTCCTGTTTCTGCGTTGAAGCTGATGCGCACAGTTCCCATCGGTCCAGGTGTATACCCCGCATCTCGGGCATAGCCAAGATAGGAGTGGAAGGTGGAGGTATAGACTCCATAGGACGTCTTGACATACCGACGCAAGTCTCCCGGCCGCACGCGCTCGGTGTGATTGGCGACGATGCCGGAGATGTGGTTATGGCCACAGGTGATGATGTCGGCATCGGGGCGGCCCGCAAGTTGCGCCTGCATCTTGTTGTATTGGGGCCCTGGCTTGTTTCCGGCGGGGAAACCGTGGATGTTGTAGGAGAGGTAGCTTTGATCTCCCACGTGGATCTTCGTCCACCCCTCAGTTTGGAGGTAGTGAACATCGAGCGTTCTGGCCATCGTTTGAGCAGCATCGACAATGTTCTTGGTCGCCTTATCGAGGCGGTCTTCGTGATTCCCGCGTAAGATAAAGAGGATCTTGCGTGCCCGCGCAAGCTCGAGAAGATCATCGGTTGCGAGGGTGAATTGCTCCTGAACGGTCATCGACTGTTCGGCCATGACGCCAACAGAGACACCCGTGAGGAAGTCCACCATGTCGCCCTGGAAGGCGATGTACTCATCGTCGTGGTCCAGGACGTAGCTAAGGATGGACTTGAAAGCGCGGTAAGCGCAGGCATCCGTTCCAATGTGGACATCGCCCACGTGCCAGATCCCAAGGGTCGCCGTCTTCTTCGGATAGGGAAGGTAGATCGGCGTGATGCACTCGTTCTGCGCGAGGTCCGTACGAGACATGAACTCTTCGCGGATGCGAGCAGCAGTCTTGACGCGCGGCGAGTCGGTGAACGACGTGCCGCGGGGAAGGGTGATGTCTTCGGGAGCGGGCGCCTTCGGGAGGGTATTCACCGAGATCGTCTGCTCGAAGTAGGCCGGCGAGAGATCGTACTGATTGGTCAGGCCCATAGCCATCCCGACACAGTCACGTCCGCGCTCGCGGTGGCTTTCAACACGACAGAAGAGACGACCGGGGCGATCACTGTAGAGATCGCATTCGGTTTCTGGCTTTTGTAGCAGAGGCTTATTGTGGTAGTCAGCCCCCGTATGAGGCAGCGAAGTCTTATAGGCAGACAAGTCGACCGGAGCTATATACTCCGGGTCGTGGATATCGCAATAGACTGGTTTGGGCTTCTGGTGCTTCGGGTATTGGAATGAAGATCCGCAATGGGTGCAGTACCCCAGGGAATACCCGGTACCTTTGAGCTTATTCAGTGGCCGAAGTTCCTGACTTGAGACAGCCTAGACGAGGCCTGTCACATCGTTAAGGAGCGAACTTGCCGCAGCTGCCGGGTTACCACCCGTTGCCACATTGCCCCAGCTCTGGCCGCTTACGGGACCAGATACTACTGTTAGTATATCAGAATTTATGGGCGGACGCGAAATAGCTAGACTAGGGACGCTTGGTAAGAGGCTACTTACGATCTGCCCCTGCAGATTTCCTTGAAGGCTAGCTGCTATACCTAGCCAGTTCCCAGAAGCAATGCTCTCAGCCTTCTGAAGGACCGAGATCAGCTCGTTAAGGACCTTGATAAGGTTGCGCAAGCGGTTGTTCACATCCGCGCTCCCCGTCTGGGTATTGGTGGCTTGGGTCTGCTGCTGAGCCATGCGGAAGAAGTCGAGGGCGTACTTGTTGAACTTGCCGACCACGCCGTCGAGCAGCCCCGTAACCGCCGCGAACATTCCGTTGACCGCCGCGCCCCCGATTCCGCCGCCGAGGCCCGAGCCATACCGCACGAGACCGAGGATGGGGCTAAGCAGTTCGCTCTGGATGTGGGCGAAGGCCGCCATCGCCTGGCCTTCAAAGAGCATGAGGATCTCATCTCCAAGGGCGAGGAGCTGGGCCTCGATGCCCGCAACCGAGAGCCACGAACTTGCAGCGAAGACTTGGAAGACGGTCTCAAGGGTCTGCAAGATGCTGATGACCTCGCCAATTCCGCCGCCAGTTGGACCACCCCCGAAGAAGACGGGCTGGAGTCCGACCGCAAGGTTGAAGCCATCGGTCGGGATGGTCTGATTCACATTGACGGCGTTGACGATATTTTGAATGGAGTAGGCTGCTTCGCTCGTCGAACCACTCAGAGCATCCTGGGCCTTAACGTAGCCATCGACCTGCTCAGCATTCACATAGGAAGCGTTGTAGGTAACGGCTGCGGTAATGTTCGTGACGTTCGAGAGTACGTCGCCCGACGTATTTCCAAGGTTGTAGCTCTGCAGGGCGGCAACGCGCTGGGAGAGATCCACAACGTTTGAAATGTAGGGCTGATACTGGACAAGCGCGGGATAGACGAAGGCGTCGATCCGGCCATTGATCCCCCAATTGTAGTTGAGCCAGGAGGTCACAATCGCCGTGCTGCCAGGGGCACTCGGGCTTGTAAGGGCGGTCTGCAAGTCCGAGAAGGTAATCGTCGTCTTGCCAATCGCGGTGAGATACGCGTAGTCGGCCGGCGAGAGGACATCGGGGTTAGCAACCGCGCTGACCGTCTGGAGATCTGCCTGGAGGGTGGCAAGGACGGAGGTCAGATGCTTCTGGACAACGAGGCTGTCGCGAACCGTTGCGATGACATTGAGCAAGTGGTCCGTGATTGCGGACTGCTCAACGCCTGCCTGGACGGGGGTGGGTACCGTCCCCGCCGGGGCCGCCGGATTGGGTGGGACAGAGAAGTCTGGTTGGTAATCGAGGACGCCCTTGGCAACCAGGTTCTCGGCACTGACCTGGGCGGGGGTAAGATTCGGGACCGGTTCAGACTCCGGTCCCTCGACCTCTTCGGGCTCTTCGGCCACTTAGAACCCCGTACGTCGACCCTTATAGCCGCGGCCACCGCGCTGAAAGTAGTCTTGTTGATCGAGCCTAGCCCTACTGCTCTCACCGGGGACGCCGGGGGCAGTCTTGATTTCCTCTGCTCGTATCATACCAGAACTAGCCAAACGCAAGTCTTCTTCGAGGTTCTCTTGCTCGAGCGCGGGATCTTCGGTCTTCTTGAGGTAGTTGGGGCGGCGCTTCTCTTTCTCGCCATCCGCTTGCTTCTTACGCTCCATGTAGCGTGAGCCGAGGGGTGGCTCGATGAAGGCTTTCAGCAAGCTGCCGTGGGTCTTGACCCCGTACTCACAGTAGAGGCCCCAGTTCGCCAGCATCAGGGCATCGACGGCGTGCTCGTTCTCTGAGGTGTACTTGGGTTCACCGGAGACGGTGATACGCACGACGACATAGTTGATGAGCTGGTTCTTGAGTTCGTCATCGAAGGGAGACATCACCATCTCCCCCGCATCGAACTTGTTTACCAGGCGATTGACCATCTCGGGCTTGATGCGCCTTTTCTCAAGACGCTTGGAGGCAGGGTCGAGGACCTCAACGCCTTCCGAGAAGTTGACCCGAACGATCTTCTTGTGCAGGTTCCAGGCGGGGTCAGTTGGGTCTTTACACTCCATACCGAGGCGAATCATCGCTTCGATCTGATGCTCTCCGTAGCCCGCATCCATGTAGTAGAAGTTCGGTGAGAAGAGCTTATTGATCTGCACCAGCTCCCTGACCGCATTGTCGAGGGTGAACTGTGACTTCGGGATCTCCTTGCGGTGGACGACCTTGATGTAGTCGAAGGGCTGCTCGAGAGCCTTGGAGTACGCATCCGATCCCACATCAGCTTTGCGTGCCTCGATGATGAGGATCTGGGTGCCCGCCCCGTACTTATCCCAGTCGACACCAACAATGCGATAGACCGAGTCATTACGGTCAAGGCGGTTAGCGTAGCCAAAGACTGGGTACTTCGGCGACATACCTGGGTAGGGGAAGTCATCAGCACCGCGGATCACCGCAGCGTCAATCGTGTCCTTGTTAAAGACACCCGTCGCTTCTTCGCCGAACTCAGCGAGGAATTCACGGGCAAAGGCGTCGACGGAGTACTGCTTACGGTACTCAAGCTCGAGATCTTCATTCCAGTTTGGAATGGCTTCGTAGCAGGTCTTGTGGAAGGCTTTCCACCCACGCGGAGGGTCGGTGCATAGACGGTAGAAGCGCTGCCGCTTACCGGTGGGCGTGGAAGTGAGGATGACTTCCATGGTGGGATCCTGCGCGGGGATGGCGAGGATCGAATCGAGGTCAGCGTCGGTGAGGTAGTCGGCCTCGTCGATGTAGATCAGACCGACGCCGTGGCCTTGACCACGGACCGCATCGCCCTTGCCACCAGACTTGGTGCCGGCGGTGATGAAGTTGATGAAGCCGCCATTCTTGAAGCGGATAACGAAGGGATTCTTGACGTCCTGATCGATGCTCTCGTTGAAGATCTCAGGCTTGGTGTCGATGAACTGCTGATGCATCGTATGGTAGAGCTCAGCGACCTGGCGCTCAAGGGGGGCCACAATAAGAACGCCCCGACCTTGCACGAAGCTCATGTGGAGTGACTTCACGATGCACATTGCCGACTTTCCGGCTCGTCGTGAGACTCGAACGACCTTCTTAAGACCGGGGGTTTCGATGATCTCTTGTTGCCAGGGACGAGTTAACCATCCCTCAGTGACCTGCTTGAACTCGCGCTCGATGCCATCGACATCGACGTAGCTCCGCAACTGAACCTTCGGTGGGAAGACCGTCTCCGCCCAGATAAGCGGGTACTTCAGAACTGCTTGGATAGCAGCCTGGTCACCCGACGTTAGATTGGTGAGGAGGTCCTTGGCGATAGCCAGATGCTACCTCGGCTGCTTCGGTCCTACAAACCCGCGACGATACGGATTATAGGGGCCCTGCATGAGGTTCTGGGGACCAAATCGAGCACCCATGCGGCGCACTCCTTCGCTACCCTGGCGACGGCTAGCATAGACACTCATCGCTCCGCGGCCAGCAAGGCCCATACCCATGCCCGTCATAGCACCGCGCATTGCTCCGCCACCACGATCATCAGAATCCGTAAGGCCGCCATACGCACCGCCAGCAGCGGCGTTGATACCCATAGACTTCGCGACGCTACCGGGGCGCCAGAGAGCTTTGGCTCCATAGCCGCTATGTGCTGTACCGAAGCCACCCATTCTCGCCATCTGCGTTGCGACCGCGTCACCCGACGGCACGCGCATCTTCGCTTTTGCTAAGAGACCACTAACTCCACTATACCAACCCATCAGCTATTTCCACCCTCTGCGATTCGCGAAGCCTCTCATACCAGAACGCATATCCCCAAACAGTCCCATAGTCTGGCTCCCGACATCCTTACCAAATCGGCCACCCTTCATGCGCAAGAGGCGCATACCGCCGAGATAGCCAGCTCCCGCAGCCGCACCAACAGATGCTCCCATAAGAAATCCCTTGCCTGCCCCGACGTTAGGATCCATCGAGCCCTGTATTGCTCCGGCGGCACCATTAAGTGCAGCCGAGTAAGGGACATAGGTTCTCAGTGCCGAGCGGAAGAGCTTGGGGTTGTTGGCCATGGAGCCAGCCACAGATTTGCTAACCAAGTTGAGATGAAAGATCGCTCCCTTTGTTCCAAGGCTACCCGCTCTGTTTATTGCACTAGAAAAGACACCCATTCGACTGCTCCTTAGTTAGCGGTAACGGCTTGCGAACAAGCCGGCTTCTTGCCCCACGTATTGCCGTGCATTCATGCGACTCATCTGGATCGATTGGAGGGCACGTGCTCGTGAAGTCTGCGCGTAGGCGGAGTCTTGGAAGCGCCCGGGACCCATCGGCATCAGGTTACGTTGTGCCCTGCCTTGAGCGTTCTGGTACTGCTGATTGAGGATCGGGAAGAGGGGCGCGAGCTGGATCGCGGTCATGGGGAGCAAGAACTCATTCATGAGGATGGTCGACCCAATAGCCTTGGCAGCCGCGAGGACGGGGTTCATGCCCCGTGCTTCGTTATCTTTATAACCAGAGTAGGTCAGGCCCGCGTTAAGCGCAAAGCCAATCGCTCCGGCAGCAGCAACATTCCCTGTTTTCTTGCCGACAAAGTCAACAACACCACCAAAGGCACCCATTACTGATTTAATCTATGTAAAGCAAAAACCAAATTTCCACTTGCTCCGAGGTCATAGCGATTGTCGCTGAGGCTATTGGGACGCTGCCGCTCTTCGGCTGGGCCAAAGGGGATAGCTTGGGTTTGATCAGAGCCATAGCTGAAGACCGCGTAGGCACCAATCGCGCCAGCAGTTGTCTGCATCGGATGTTGCGAGGCCCAGCGAGCAATACCAAGCGCGCCGGCCGTGCCCTTCACGGCCATGCCGCCCTGGTTCTTGACCTGCTGGCCGAGCATTCCCATCCTGCGCTTTCCTGCCACGCTCATGCTCGAGGTGAGCTTGCTAAAGAGTCCAGCCATGTTATGTCCTTAGGTAGGTGAGTTACTTGGCATGGTATTGCTCGCGTGCTTGCCACGCTTCTTCTTGGGCTGCTGACCATTTGGATTATGGAGATTCGCCGCAGTCGTTGCGGCAAGGTACTGGTGCGGACCAAAGCTGATCACATGACCGAGAGCGAGACTCTGCATCCACATCGACCTGCCCTCCGGGTCCGTGTGCATGAGGGTAGGAGCGATGACATTATGGCTTATGTTCGAGACCAGGCCCATCGAACCGACGGCGCTGTGGTAGGCGAGATCTCCAGAGACCTTCATGCCCTGCGCAAAGAAGTTCGGCTTCTTTCCGCTGAGGACATCGGCCGGTCCAGCAGTGGTGACCGCCCGCCAGTTCTTCAGGCGTGCTTGCTGAACATCAAGCTGAAGGGTCCCTACTTCAAGAGCGCGGCCACCTCGTGCCACTTGACTACTCGCGAAGGTCACGAGTTTCCCGAGGGCCTTCCCAAGCTTGGGGATACGAGTAGCTCCGAAGAGAAGGCCAGCACCGATGGTTGCGGGAAGGGCATTCTTCGCTACATCACCGAAGGCGGCAAGGTTCTGCCCAAGGCTTGGGTTATGTGACCGGTAGATCCCGTAAGCCCCCATGACACTTGCACCGACTAACCCGCCAATCGTTCCTCCCGCTAACCCCTTCATGCGCCCACCGACGATGCCACCCGCAATACCACCAAGGTAGCTAAAGGAGAGGGCCTTCGCGCGGGGGTCACTGACCTTATTGGGATCGTTGGAGGGACTTGTAACCATCGAGTTCAGGAAGCTACCGAAGGGGTTATTCTCCATGCGGTAGGTAATGGAGTCAGAGGTAGGTGAGTTAATACCGGTCATCATGGCTCGCTGGGAGCCAACTTGGCCATGATTGTTAAAGCCAGAGATACGGTTGGGGCTATAGGTTGCCGCGAGGGAGCCATTCCCGGACATATTCCGGTCATAGTTGGCAACGTATTGCTTGGCGGCAATGTACTGTTGGAAGTCTCGCCCCGCGAAGGCACCGGCAACACCGGCTCCTCCCGCGACGACTCCCGCCGTGACCACCCGCTTGAGGCCACCTTCCCAGATCGGCAGGCGGCGGGCAAGTAAGGGACCGCCAATAAGGAGGAGGGCATCGTCGGCAAAGCTGATCCCGATGTCCTTGGCAACGTTCGTCGCGAAGGACCCGACCGTCGCGTTCTGACGCGCCTCGTCGATATTCTTGGGCTGGGCGATCTGGGCATTAAGCCCAACGAAGCCGCCATACGCGAGGCCGCCAAAGCCGAGGGCCTTCAGAAGCTTGCTGCTGGCGGCCATTTAGCTCGTGTTACTCCCCTGGGGGTAAAGCTTCGGGTTCTTGGTCTATGGTATCGGCGTGTTGGTCAACGCCATATTTGTAGCCCATGGTCTCGGCGTCGGCATAGTTGCCTTCGCGGATAAGGGCAGCGCGGGCAGCAGTGATCTGGGCGCGCTCGATGAGTTGCTTCGTGAACTGATCGATCCCCATCCCCTGCGAGCCACTGGCGGCGATCTTGTCCTTCCGAGTGGCCGAGAGGAGTTGGAGGATCTCATTATGCCGGCGCTGGAGCTTAGGGAGGGCCTCGGCTGCCTTGTGCAGCTGGGGCTGCTGGATGACCTCACCGGCGGGGTTCATCGCCACATCGATCTCTTCGATGAGGTTCCCCGACGATAAGAGCATCGTGCAGCGGTCGATGAGGATCTCAAGGGTGAGAAGCTGTTGGATGAGGACCCCGTCGACCCGTTGACCCGGGTCCGTGGGATCTACCGCAAACTCAGAGTAATACCGGTCAGAAGCTTCCATGAGCTTGCCGATCTCAAGGACGCAGCGATCACCCCGGGTCACTTCCCCGCGCTGTTGGTAGACGCAGTGGTGCTTGTAGGGGCAGTCGTGGTCCCGGCAGATCATGGGGATCGAGGAGAGGATCCCGTGCTTGACCGAGCGGGAAGAGATGGAACTCTTGACGGCCTCGAGCTTCTTGGGGGTATCGATCTTCCACTCCGACGGCAAACCATTGGTCTGGGCCGGGGGAGACGACTCGGGCTCTTGAGGTACAGGCAAATCCAAAAGTAAGAAAGACCCCACACATTTTCTCGAGGCTTACTGAGTCGATAGTACCCATGAGCGCTTCTTCATTCGCTCAGGTAGAGATCTAGGGACCGGAGCGTCTCCCTTGAGACCGGGAAGGGCTGGGTCGCTCCCCACCCCGCTCTTTGGGGGGTACGGGCAAAAGCAAAGTCGGACTCCTTAGATCTTCTCTGTCTTTTTGATCTTCTCTGTCTTTTTGATCTTCTCTGCCCACTGCAGCTGGAACCACTCCCCAAGGGCGATGGGCATGACCAGGAGCAAGAATCCGAGATCTTCGATTGCCAAGGAGATATGCCGCAGTTGGCTACCGACCTCCCTCCATAATTCAGGAAGGAGGGGCTCCGGGCGACTGTAGCCGACGGGATCGACCCTTTCTCTCTTCTCTCTCTCTTCCAGGCTCTCAATCGTATGGAAGGACCACTCCCCCTCTGAGTCCAGGCTTCCGATGCACCGCTGTCCCTTGGCATTCACCAAGGTCCAGCTATCGTCGTAGGGGAAACAAACCTGCACCATTACCCCGGCCTTGGGTCCTCGACCCAAGCCGTAGTCCTTGGCCTGGTACGGCGTTGGGCTGACCACTTGCCAGCCCCCCGCCTTTGGGTAACTTCCGCTCCATCCCCCATAGGGTAAACTGCTCCCTGTTGGAAGGACACTACTCCCTTGTAGTATTTGGTTCATAAGAACCCGGAGGGAGACCCTCCGGACCTCCCCTCATCTTCCTTTAATGCCTTATAGGATTGGAAGACGGGAAATCTGTATCTGGCTTTAGTCATAGTAGCTTCCTAGGGCTCAGAAAGCTAGAGCTGGCTTCAAGACAAAACTTCAAGACAGGGATCAACTTCAAGACAAGGATCGACTTCAAGACAAGGATCAGCTTCAAGACAAGGATCCCTGAGATCAAGAACCAGAGCGAGCAAGAGCCGGCCCCCCTCCCCAGGTGCGACAAAAGTAGGAGGGCCGTAAGAGATCTCAAAAGTGAGAAATCTGTCAGGGGGTCCACGTCCTACGGACCCCTTGCGCCATGCGGGTTCCGAGCCCCCGGGGTCGGATCCGGGCGGAGTCTTCCGCACGGGACTAGTTCTGGTCACCCAGCCACGTTGCCAAGGGGCGGGGGCGTGGACGCCTCGGCTATCCATGCTGCCGTCTGACGCCTCGGTTACTGTCGCAACAACCTGCACCGCAGGGTACGCCACGTGTGCCAGGCGTCTTCCCTTTTTCCTCCTACTCTCACTTGCCTTCCGTCTCTTGATTGGAGATCTTATCGTGAACGCACTCTACTCGTTCTTCGACTCCGTCGCTCCCACCATCATCCGCCTCGGCTTCGGTACCGGGCTCGTCACCGTCATCTGGTACGCTGCTACCTACCTCTTCTCATCTATCGTACATAGTCTGGTCCATGCAGTGGGGGGCTAGCGCCCCCCACACCCCCCGCCTCCCTACGACCACGACTTGAGTGGCGGGGAGGCGAATCACCTTCTCTACTTCGGGAGACTTCACCATGCGTATGCTCTTCTACAAGGCCTCGATCTTCTCTTGGGTCAACAATGCCACGGGCAAGACCTGGTCGAAGGACTTCAAGCTCGGTCTCGGTGCAGCCATGATCTACATGACCGCTGCCCAACTGACCGGCTACCTCGCTCGTCTCGGCGCGACCAAAGAAGGCCGAGACGTCCTCAAGTCCCTGGTCTCACGCTAGTCCCGAACCCCCGCTGCGGCGGGGGTTCTTACTTGCGTCCTCGTGCTCTCTGTATAGCGAATCTTCGGGTGCTCTTTGTAGCGAATTCCCAGTCCCTCGCTGGTCTGTATAGCGAATCTGTGGAGGGACTGGCACCCCACCCTTTGGGAAGCGATTTCCATCCCCTTCCCTCCACCCATCCCCACAAATCGCCACCATTCCACGGGGCAGTCACGGGTGCGCACACACATCACTCAATATACGACGTCCCAAGGGGCTGGGATGTAGACAACTTGCTTCTCATTGAAGGAGATCTCACATGGATCAAGCCACCTACCAGGCCAAGGTCGACGTCGCTTTCATGAACCTCTACCACAGCCTCAAGAAGAACCCGTTCTCGCGTTGGCTGGCGGTCGTGAAGTTCTACACCGTCATCATGGAGCACAATCCCAAGCTCAAGGGCGCCGAGCTCAAGACGGCCGCCAAGCGTGAGGCACTCGATGCAGCTCGTCGCCAGATCCTCAAGGTCGCGGCGCAATGCGTGAACGAAGCGAACCTCGCGCCTACCGTCAAGGTAATCGAGGACCTCGTCGCCCTTCCCGCCTAGAGACCCACCCTCAGCAATCGCGCTGGGGGTTTTCTCTTTTCACGCTGCGGAGAGGATGGGACATGGAGGTGACCTATGGAACTCGAACCCAACATCGCGCAGATGGACGCCACGGGCAAGACCTACTGCGGCATGTGCTCCGAAGCGGTGTATGCGGACTCGGACTGGCACACGGTCCCCACAACCACCGTCTCGGGCGCCCACACTATCCTCTGCCACTCGTGCTACCTCGACTATACCGCCATCAAAGCAGAAATCTAGTACCTCGGCATGGCGGACACCGGCCCCTAAAATCGCTACCAACCCTCGCCCTATGGGTGAGGGTTTTCTCCCTCCATGCTCACAAATCGCTACCCACCCCTGAAAATCGCCACGAACTTTTGAGTGGGAGATCCCTGGAGGTAATCAACATGATTCGTGATATGTCCGGCTATCGCCCGCCACGCAAGCTCTGCGTCGACATGACCGATGAGGAGTTTCGTGACTACGAAGACTGGGAAATCTGGCGTACCGCGGTCTACATACGACCACGTTATCAGCTCATTCCCTCGAGACAAACCCCGACGGGTCGCATCCTCATGCTGGTGCACTCAAAGCCACGCTGATGAGGGGCGGGGAGGCGGACAGGCAGCTCGGCGCGACCGAGTCGGTCCCATGCGTACGGTTTAGCATTCGGTGCTTCCAGCATGGGGAGAGGCTAGCATAGGCCCTCGCCCTGTCCCACCCTTTTCGTCACCCCAAACTCTCCACAGGAGATCAAGCATGGTGTACACCGAAGTCGACGGCGTGCTCGCGAAGATTATCTTCAAGAAATAGCGCCCAAACCCACAACGCTGCGGCGTTGTGGGTTTTTCTTCCCCCACGCTTGGAAGAGGGTGAGCTGCGGAGGTGAACCATGGAAGAACTCGACTGGCTTCTAGCATGGGAAGAGGCTTGGGAACCCTGCATCAGCTGCTATCGGAGAGCAGCTCTGCCCGACGTGACCGAACGTGAGCTCGTCGAGCTGGGTGCCATGTATGGCCCGGGCGGCGAGTACGACGGGCTCTACAGTGGCGGCCTTTGCCGTCTGTGCGAGGCAGGTGCCGAGCGTGGCCGTGACCCTAGCGAGAGCTAGGGTCTCTTTCTTTTCCAACCATCTCGCTCAGGTTCCACGTTGTGAAGTGGAAGGGATGCGGAAGCAAAAGGAGGCCGCCATACTCAAGGCGGACCGCTGCCCGGAAGTATCGTCGTATCGGAAGCGTAGGTGATTCTCGGTAAATCCTACGCATTGCCGACGGGACGAGTGACCGGTGACTGGTTGCATAAAACCCTATTCATACGATGCTTGTGAGCAACATAAGACATAACCCTGCACCCTCCCCGGCATGCGCCCCCGGTGAGACCCACGAGAGGGAAAGACATGAGGTTGCAGGCGGTTGGGTATCGTATGGCTTCCACTCTCCCCACAATGCTCCGGCATTGTGGGGTTTTCTCAACTTTCTTCATAGGAGAGCTACCATGGCTTACAATCGCCAGAAGATTGCCATTGCTTCGGCAATCGAAAAGCAAGAGCTCAACATCGTGGTTCGCGAGCTCGTCGCTGCGCGCCATCGCTACGAGCGCTCCTTCCAACCGGGCAGCCACATCAATCGTGATTTCGCTCAGCACGAGCTCATGATTGCCAACTCCAACTACCTGCGTTTAACCCTCAGCAACGGGTTAAACCATATGCGCTTCAAGTACCCTGAGTTCTACTCAGACCTGGTTTAGCTCTATGAGCCTAAGTTAGATGTAGCCACGCTCCCAAGGGGATGCGAGGTGAAGCCTATCTTGGGCTCAGCTTTTTCGCTTTAACCTGGAGGTTAACATGGCCACACAAGTCGATTTCACGCCAATCTTCGAATCCCGCGAGTACAAGCTCGCTCTCGAGCGTGCCGAGAAGCCCGCTCAGTTCCCCTATCGCGTACGCAAGGCGGCGTACCAGCGCAAGACCTACACGAAGTGGGATGCCGCTATCGACCGCCTACGCGAGGCGTACACCACCAAGCTGCAAGGCGAGTACACGCGCCTTCGTCTCAAGGAGGCGAAAACCGAGCTGGAAGGCCAGCTCAGCCTGCTCGAGGATGACGGGTTCGCGCCTGAACCCGATCCGGATCAGGCCTACGAGCGCTGGCTCGAGCGCGGTGACCACGAGACCGAACGTGACCTCGCCGAGCACGATGCCATGTATGGCCCGGGCGGCGAGTACGACGGGCTCTACAACCGCTGCTCGCAGCCCGACGACGAGCTGCCCTTCTAGGGCATACCCCCGCTTCGGCGGGGGTATCCTCTTCCCACATCTGCCCACCCATGAAAATCGCCACGAACTTTTCGCCACGCTTTAAGTGGGAGAGCCACGGAGGTAACGCAGATGAAGCAAGTAGGCACCTTGGTCTTGCCCGATGGCGAGATGCTCCAGGTTTTCCAGACCCAGTACACCGATGGCCAAACCGCCATCGAGATCTTCGCGGCGGATGGCCCGTACGCACGCCTCAGCGTGAATATGGCGCCCGACTACGTCTGCCAAGACGGCGAGTTCGTTGTCAAGTCGTGGTCCGGGAACGAGGAGATCGTCGAGATCGCCGAGGCCTCGGGTCTCTTCGAGTACGCCGGGAAAGTCGCTGGCAACGGCTTGGTCTTCGGACCGGTGTGGAAACTCAAGGGCTAGAGGCCCGCCCCCGACCCAGCTTGATGCTGGGTCGGGGGCTTCTCACAAACCAAGAAAGGAATGATACGATGAAAACTAAAGCCATTTACAAGTTCGCAACCGGCGACGTAATTCCCGAAGGCGCTGTCTATCTGAATACCGTCGTCCAAACCCGCGCACGGGGCGTTCGAGGGAGGAATCAGCCAGAAGCGGCGGGCCCGTGGTCGCCTTGCTGGCTGGTCTGGCATTACTTTCTCGTTGAGGTTGACGCGTGAATAGCGAGCTTTACAAACTGTGGCAAGAGATCGGTGCTCTACGGGAACGCGTTCAAGAACTCGAGGCGTACGCCGAAGAACTCGACGCGGCCAACGTGGCCTTAAGCAAGCAGGTGGAGATCTTGACGAGCACTAGAGGGTCTTCACGCTTTCCACGCTCATAGTGGAAGGGCCGCGCTGGCACCCCCGCGTTAGCGGGGGTTTCCTCTTTCCACGCTCGTAGTGGGTGTGAACTGGAGGTGACCTATGAACTCATGCCACGTGTGCAACAAGGCTCTCACGCACGCAGAAGCCATCGATGAGGACCTCAGCCTCATCATTCAGGAACCTATCTGGATGCGGGTCAGCATCTGTGCAGCATGTGCTGCATCAATGGATGCTGCCAGGAACGCCGACGTCTTCAGCCCCAACTAACCTTAGCCCCGCTTATGCGGGGCTTCTCTCTTGCCACGCTGCGAGAGGCTAAGAATTGGAGGTGAAAGATGGCTATTACCAGCTTTAGTGGCCCGTGGGCCTGCCTATCGAACTTCTGGCCAGTCATGATCTGGGTCGAAGACGAACTCTACCCGAGCGCCGAGCATGCCTTTCAGGCAATGAAGACGCTCAACTCTGCCGAACGTCGCTCTATCGCGCTGGCCGCCACTCCCGGCCAAGCGAAGAAGGCCGGGCGCGCGCTATCCCTGCGAGAAGACTGGGAGCGCGTCAAGGATGAGCAGATGCTGAAGATCCTACGCGTCAAGTTCGCCGTCGCCCCTCTCGCCGAGAAGCTGCTCGAGACGGGCGACCAGGAACTCGTCGAAGGGAACTGGTGGGGTGATACCTACTGGGGCGTCTGTAAGGGCACCGGGCAGAATAAGCTCGGCAAGAGTCTGATGACCGTGCGAGCTGAGCTTAAGGGGTAGGCGTAAGCCTACCCCTTCTCTCTTGCCACGCTGTGAAGTGGATGTGAGTTGGAGGTAATCATCACTATGAGAAAGACCATCTTCCTCGCACTCAAGTGGACCCAAGACACAGGTTCAGCTTTCGCTGTCCAAGAACTAGCTGCTGGCGCCCCCTTCGGTCTCGAGGGTTGGGTTGTCCTCTCTTGGTGGTCGACGTACCACCAAGCAGAACAAGCCAGGTCGCTGTACGAAACCCACTATCTCCTTCACGGAGATGAGGACGACAGCTACATCGGCGAAGCCGTCGAGTACATGCCAGACAATGCCGATCATCCGCTCAACCTGCTCTCTTGGTTCATCAAGAACTGTCTCACGGATCTGGCTCAGAACACCAGTCCCCTCGTCATCACCCCGGTCAACGACGAGTACACGTCGCTCGAGGTTCACAACGAGCACGCGCATACCCGCTTGGGCTGCCTTACTCCCAGCATGCGGCGTGCCGTCTACCTGATGGTGGCAAAGTATAACCTGGACCTCCGCCGATTTGCAGCAGAAGTGGGGATGTGAGGTGGCATAGATCCACGCTTGGGAGGGGGAGTGACGTGAGGATCTGTGCGTCCGAAGCTCAGAACCCAAACTCCCTGTGTAAGCAGGAGCATGCCCGTTGGTGAGTTGTTCATTCAACCACCAACGGGTCTTTCTTTTCAAGCTATCGCTCACGTCAAAGGTGATGTCTTGAGTTGAAGCTTGGGAATGCTCATTCCGTCTGTGCTTTTCCACGCTAGGAGTGGGAGGGTCGTGCCAGAGGCATTTGCCTCACACCTGGAAGGAGATCTCCATGGCAGACAACACCCAAGCGGATCGTAAGCCAACCGAACTCGACGAGGCCCTCGCGGCCGTTCCCGTCGGTGGTATCGCGATCTACAACCTGCGTCCGCAAGACGCGAAGTCGCTGAAAGCCCGTTTCACCGTCCTCTTCGGCGGTCTCGGCGCAGTCATCGGCTGCTCGTACTTCGTCGGCCAGAATGGCCCGTACGTCCAGCATTCCGCCAAGACGGACCGTATCGTCAACGGCAAGCCGGACTACATCACCACGGCGAAGTTCACGCCCGAGGTGCAGGCCAAGATCACCAACGCGGTGGGCAACATGCTCGCCAAGTTGGAACCGCCTACCAAGGCGAAACCGACCGCCGAACTGGTCTAAGCAAACCAACCACGTCAAATCCCCCTTGTTTCGCACTTGCGAGCAAGGGGGATTTTGCTTCCTAGTCCAAGCATTTCTCCCCTGTCCAAGCACGGCTCAGTTCAAATGCCGTAGTTGGGCCAGGATGACGCCGTGGAGTGGAAGTGCCGTGATTGGAGGTTCACCATGAACCAGCGTACCTCAGCCTGGACGATCCTTTGGATCATCCTCTCAACGACCGTTCTCTGCTACCTTGCTTACCAAGGCATAGGCCATGTCCTCGACATCCCCTGCAACCACATCGGAGCAATCTGTTGATCTACGACATCGTAAACAAGGTCAAGATCCGTCCCCGGACGATCATCAGAGCTGAGATGCCTGAAGATGCTCGAGCTCGCTGGAATCAGGTTTACGCTCGCCTACGGGCCGGAAAGTCTCCCGTCGAATAGTCCACGTCCGAAGTGGTGGAGAATTGGAGGATCTCTCATGATCACACGCACCATCTTCACCGGATTCCCCGGCCTCCTCACGGGAGTGCTCGCGGGCGGATCGCTCTTCGCAAGCTTCGGGTGGAAGATCATCTTCGGATTGATCATCATCCCGTTCGTTCCATTTCCCTTTAACGTTCCAGTTATGTTGCTGATCTAATGGCAAAGATCAAGCAGCAAATCTACCCGCTGCTCGGTACCCTGCTCTTCGCGAGCCTCGTCATGACCCTCGGGACCGAAGCAGCCACCTACCTGCGTATCTACACCGCGAGGTACCTCACATGAGCCATTTCATTCTCAACTTGGCAACCGCCGCCAATCCCTTCCTCGTCGGTGGGGTGATCTTCGTGGTCACGCTCTTTGTTCTGATGGTTTTCTTGTCGTTCAACAAGGCCATCTAATACCCCGGCCGACTGTGCCCAGATGCTCTTGATGGTCACGCCTCGAGTGGAAGAAGGTCGAATCCCATCGTCCAAAGGAGGTCTAACATGCTAACCCTCGCAGGTCTCAGCGCGCTCGGCATGCACATGGTCATGTCCGCCAGCGCTATCAAGCTCAAGTATGCCATCGTGACCGGCAATCTGCCGTACCTGGCACACCACGAAGTCTACAAAGTCACGATGCATGCGGTACGTCCGCTGCTCTTCTGGCATCCGCTGGGACGCTAAAGAATCTCTTCAGCATAAGGAGTAACCACATGGTCATCCTCGTTGTCGTCGTCTGTTCGATCATTTACCTTGTCGCACGCGGCGGCAACGAGGCCTTCGGCTCCAGCATCGGCACCTTCATGATCTTTGCTGGCTTTGGCCTCATAGCACTCATGGCGCTCTTCGCTCTCTCAGCGATCATCGTGCCTCTCCTGATGGGACTCTTCATTCCCATCGCTTTCATCTGGGGACTCTTCCTGATCTTTCGCTGGGTCTTCTTCGGACCCAAGGAGGCCTGCAAGTGAAGATCCTTACGTCGTATCTTCGCTACCAATACTACATGGCCAAGGCCCGCTACTACAACCTCAAGGTCAAGTACCTTGAGTGGCGCTGGATGCGCACCTTTCACCGATGAGCAAGCAATACCGCTGCTCCGGTTCTATCGAAGCAGGCTGGGCGCTCATTGGCAGCGTGAAGAACTTGATTCTTTACGCTGCCAATGAGTCTTGCGTGGATGTCAAGATAAAAGTTACTGCCGGCCTCCGCGGTCGCACCATCTACTTTGCCGTGGCGGATGAGGATCATGCGAAGGTCCTACAATTCCAGACGATGGTGAAGTCGATCCGTAAAACGGCATGTTAGGCAACTGATGGGAAAGTTTGGTTTCTTCATCAGAGGTAAACTCTTCAACCTCTTCGTGGGGGTTTGGGGGCAACGCCCCCATATCTACCTCTACCCACGAATCAAGCTCTGGCCATGGGGAAAGAAACGAAAATGAGCTGGCAACACCAAGAGACCCGCATGTACCTGGGAGGTACCCTTCCCTTAGTCTCCTTCGCCAACGACCAAGGAGACCGCGCAGAGTTCTTGCCCTGTAACCCAGAGAAGCAAGGGCTCTATCCCGATTTCCTCGGGTACTTGAAGTTCTATCTTCACGGTTCCCATACCGAGACCAAAGTCGGCCTCAACGTGAAGGGGGGCGAGATCACCTGGCACACCACGAGCGAGGCGACCCGCCGCTTCGCCAAGGAAGACTTCCTCGCGTTGATCGGGGAAGGCATTCGCTACGCCGAGCGAGCGGGATTTACGTTCCCCTCCTACTTTCGCTTGAAGAAGTCGCCTCCCACCCTTCACATCATCTAAGGAGAAGGCATGCCCAGAACGGCAAAACCCACCGATATCGATCTCAAAGCCGCCGCCAAGAAAGCCATCGCAGAAGCGACCTCCGGCTCCCACGATCTCACGATCACGATCCCCGAGATCGAGAAGCGCAAGGTCGTCATCCGCGTCGTCGGCGACACCCCGCTCATCACCCATTGCTGGTCCGAGAAGGCCAAAGAGATGATGCGGATCAAGCAGACCAAGGGTGCGGCCCTGGCAAAGTCCGCCAAGAACGCAGCCGAAGACGTCGATGGAGCCACCTACTGGCTCGACAAGGAGAAAGGGCACGTCGGCTTCCCGGCCATTGCATTCAAAGCATCGATGGTTGATGCGGCGGTTGCCCTGGGCGGCAAGAAGACCGAAACGCGCCGAGCCTTTCGCATCGTCGGCATTCCCACCGTCCAGTACGGTGAGCTCGTGAAGATCGAGTACCAAGAGATGGTCCAGCGCGAAGACATGGTGCGCGTTGGCATGGGCACGGCCGATCTTCGCTACCGTCCCGAATTCCGTGGCTGGCACGCCGACGTCACCTTCATCTACGACGCACGCCAGATCAGTCCGGCACAAATCATCTCCCTGCTCAACCAGGCCGGCTTCTCAACGGGCATCGGTGAGTGGCGGCCCGAACGGGATGGATCCTACGGGATGTTCTCGGCCACCGAAATCATCGGAGACATCACCCCACAATGACCAAAGCTGTTCAAGCGCGCCTCGATGAGCTCGCCGGGAGATCCGGCGGCCTCACCGTGGCCACCGTCCTCAAGGATGCCCGCAATCCCAAGAGCCCCCTCCACACCGAGATCGATTGGGATAAGGAGCGCAACTACCAAGCCGGTCTCAAAGAGCAAGCTCGCGAACTCATTCGCCGCTATACCGTTTCTTACGTCAAGGGCGAAAGGAAGTTCCAGAAGTACATCTACAATCCACGGACCCATCAACGCGAGAGCGTCGTGCAAGCCCTCGATTCAGCACAGGTCGCAAGCAACATCGCGATCACCCTTCACGACGAACTCGTGAACTTTGCCAATCGCAATGCGGCCTACTTCAAGATGTTTCCCAACCTCAAGAAGGCCTCATGGATGCTCGACCAACTCATCGATGAGTTCAAGACTGTCAGCAAGACGATCTCGGCTGCTGCGACAACCAAACCCCTCAAGACCACCCCGAAGACCACCCGCAAGAAGGTCGCCTAGATCCCGGCAGGCTCGGCGTGGCGGGGCACGTCCGGGCGCGGTTAGGCCCGGCACGGCACGGCAGGCGTGGCTTGGCCCGGCAGGTCCAGGCCTGGCCTGGCTTGGCAGGTAAGGCAAGGCCCGGTGCGGCCCGGCGTGGCACGGCAACGCAAGGACCGGCAAGGCAGGCTTGGCAAGTCGGGGCGCGGTGCTGCTGGGCATGGCCAGGTCCCGCTTGGCACGGCAGGCAGGGTGTGTCCAGGCGAGGCGGGGCTTGGCAAGGCTTGGCAAGATGCGGCGTGGCAGGCGGGGCAGGCAAGGCAGGTAGGGCTTGGCTGGGCAAGGCCGGGCCCGGCGTGGCAGGCAGGGCAAACATAATCCCGTTCCGAGATCCACGTCTCGAGTGGTTGAGTCGTGAAGTTATCTCTCTCTTTTCAAGGAGTTCACTTATGTTCACCGCAGGCTTTCTCTTTGGCCTGGGCGCCTTCATGGCGGCCCCGGCCGGTACTTACCTCGGCATCGGCTTGCTCGGTGTCGTACGTAGCGTGAGCCAAATGGCCAACGGCACCGTCGACTTCGCAGCCAACCGCGTGGCCGACAGTCTCAACACCGTCACCGAAAAGATCTCGCAGATCCGCCACAAGCAAAAGGCGGCTGCCTAGAATGCACGGAAGGCTTACCTACTACAGGTAAGCCTTCTTTGTATCCCTTCAGGTTCCAATGAAAACTATACGGTCATGTCTTCTAAGGGAAAACAACCATGATGCTCCGCGATGCGGTCCTCGTCCCACCAATCTCTTTCGACGAAGCTCGGGTCCGCCAACAAGCGAAGGCTGACTACTGCCGTAACGCCCATCTTCTCTTGCCCAAGGGCTATCAACATCGGTATGCCCACGAGGATCCCAAGCTGATCGATATGGCTTTCCACGAGGCAGGACATATCCTTATCGCTCAGGTCCTTGGATGGGAAGTCAACTACTCTACTATCGAGGTATTTAGTAGGGCCGAAAGTCTGCCCGATACGAACAAAGCCTTTACGTACATCAACTACCCTTCCTGCAGTCGCAATCATATGGGCTTGGCAACCTTCAAGAGTTTCGCCCGACTTGCCATGGCTGGTCATGCCGCAGCCATACAACTGTACGGATGTCATTACCACGCTGGGTCTCGCGGCGACATCAACGGTCTGAAATTGCGCCAACTAACCTGTCCGAAAGCCAAAGATGAACCACTCGCGAAGATTATCCAGCAAGCCGTACGCTACGACAAGCCGCTTATCGAAC